TTAGCTCTTTAACAGTTTCGAAATGAATTTCTGGCTGTTTTTTCATAATACGGAATTGGCAGATACGATCATTTTTATGAATAACTGTATCTTCCATAGCAATTGCTGGATATTTCCAACAGTCCTGTGGCCCACTGTAAGAGTTATCAACGATCCCAATCGAGTTACATTGCATAATCTTAAAATTCTTATATGTACTGCTTCTAGGTGCAATGTGCGCTTCATATCCATCAGGAAGTTTCATTCCAACGCCAAGAGAAATAAGTCTAAATTCACCTTTTTTGAGATGTACGTCTTCTGCAGCTCTTAGATCGATCCAATCACCATTCTGAATAGGTGCAATTGGTTCAATATCTGCAAAGTATTTAATTTTAATTGTTTCTGTATCCATAGAATTATTCTCCTCTTCTTTTGTTTTCTTTAAGACTTTTTGGTTCACCATGGTTTTCATGATACGATTGATTTTTCTATCAATCTCTTTGATAATCTTGTTATTACCATATTCTCTATTGTAATAAGGAATATAGAGCTGATTATGATCTGAGTCGAACACTTGATAGAATACGTCCTGTTCCTCAAGATCAATATATAGACGAAACTCAATCGTATCTTTATATACGCTCCTTCGATAACAACCAAAGGAGAATCCATTCTTTCTGAGCTTATTATTGGAGAGATCCGCTACTAATTGATAATTGTTTAAGTCAAGCATATAGATACCTCCTTGCTCAGATACTTGAGAAAATCATCCCATTGTTCCTCAGAATGGATAAATTCCTTACCCTTAAGCATCTTTTTACGCATCAGTTTTTTAATTGGCTCAGACTTATATTGTTTCATTTTCTGCATACGCTCAAAGATGTAATTGGATGTAGCACGAGATATGATAAGAAATTTATCTTTTGGGACATCTTTTACAACCTGTTTATACTGTTCAAGATCAGATTCTGGTATTTCATATTTTTGTTTTGGGAGATTTCTGGTTGAGAATGGTGAAATATCTGCTCCATATGTGGATGCCTTAAGAAGTGTTGCAATATAAAAAAGGTCTTTTGGATGAAAATGAAATTCAATTTCTTCATCATTTTCCATGATATGTTTTACTGTTCCTTCAGACAAGAGTTGAGGATAAAGTTCTTCGTATGGGATTTTATCTTCAATTTGAAGTTTATCTAACGCAATTGTTCTGAGAATGTTATGACCTCTTCCAATTGATGGAATGTATGCAACAAGGTCATTTCTGCCATAGTAATATATTTGATTACCATATTGACACTTGATATAGATATCATCTGTATCAAGATTTCCTTTATCGTCTCGTGGAAAATCATTGGTATCATGATCTAGATTCGCCATAAGACGATATGTACCTTTGTATTTCATTAGTGGACTTGGCGTAATATCACCTCCTAATATTCTTCGTACAGTGTTTCGCTGCTAACTGGGATTTTATTCTTTTCAGCTTGTTTAACTGCTTTAAGAGCTTCTTTTCGATCAAAGAAAATCGTCTTGCCAATATTATCATAGCTGAAAAGATATGCTATTTTAGTACGTTTTTCCATTCCACAGAACCATCTGTTTTCTTCATCAATAGTACGAATTTTAAGCTCGTATACATCGTATAAGCCCAATGTTGGCATAATTCTGGCGTAGTATAAAATGTCATTTTTATGTAGTTGTTGTGTCATTTGTTATAGAAATTCCTCCGTTCTATCTTTCCATGTTCCATTCTTTTGTTTTTCCCAGATTTTTTGATTTTTGCTTCCGCGAAATGCGATAGAGAGATCTTTTTGATCTTTTAGAAATTTACCATCAACCACATAATCAAGATATTTTAGAATTGGATAATTAGAGATGTCGTCAAAAGAGTATCCTGTCCATAACCAAATTTGTTTGTCTGGATAAATATCTTTACACTTTTTTACTAACGCTGTGATATCATCTACATTTTGTTGACAAAGAGGTTCGCCACCAAGAATACTGATACGTTTAATATATTCTCTTCCTGCGAGTGAAAGAAAATGTTCAATCTGTTTTTCTCCAAATTCTTTTCCGCCAGAAAAATCCCAAGCAATTGAATTAAAACATCCTTCGCAATGGGGTGATGGACACCCCTGCGCGAAAAATGAAATTCCAACTTGTCTACCATTTACAACATCACAATCTAAAACTTCTGCATAATTCATAAATTAAAGCTCCTTCTTTGTACCTGAATGCTTAGTTCTTAGTTCTACTTCTTGCTGTTTTCCGACATTGAATGCAGTCTTATAATCTCCAGTAAGATAACCCGTTACTCTTCTTAATCTACGGATATTTGTACAGCCACATACGGGGCATTCGTTCCCGATCTCACCTGTATATCCGCAATTAGTACACATATCATTTGGTACATTAACTGCAAAATAGGGAATATCATGATCCATTGCATAGTTTACAATATCTTCCAACGCCTCAAGATTATGATCCACTGTAGATTCAAGCTCAACATATGTAATGCAGCCAGCTGAACTATATCCTGTTAACTGCGACTCAATATCAATTTTCTCAAATGGATTCACTTTTTCCCATACTGGGACATGCATTGAATTTGTAAAAAATTCTTTGTCGGAAACATTTTTGATTACGCCATATTTATCCTTAAATTTCTTTAATGCCGTATGACACAAATTTTCTGACGGGGAGAAATATACCCCAAAATTAAGCTTATATTGCTTCTTAAATTCGTCGCATCTTGTTTTAAATAGCGATTCAATTCTTTTCGCAAGTTCCATGCCTCTACTTGTAGTCTGATTGCGACCGATTAAAATTTGAAGTGCTTCAGCAAGTCCTAATTGTCCGACTGCTAAAGTTCCATGTTTTAATGCTGATCGAATACCTTCTTCTGGAATATAACCTTCCATTACGCCATTTTCGTACATAAATTTAGCAGAATCTGGTGATTGTGAACAAATCCATTCAAATCTTTCAAGTAGCATATCTTTTGCTTCATGAATCTTTTTATCAAGAATTTCCATAAATTCTTCTACTACAATTTCATTTTTACACCAATCATATTTTGATACAGTAATAGAATTTTTAGATTCTTCTGGAATCTTATCCCATACTAAATCAATGGCTTCCATTGCCAATGTTGGAAGAATAATTGTTACTGGGCAAATGTTTCCTCTTCCGTCTTTGGTTTGCCCCATTCCATTAATATCCCATCCGTTGGCTGTTCTACATCCCCAAAAATGTTCACATAGATTCGCTACGTCTATGCAGTTCTCTTATGAACTTCTATATGTCACCATATAGTTCAGACTATATCACCATCTTAAAATCTATTACCAATAATAAGATGCTTATCTTTTCCACTCGCTTGAGTGTACTCTACTCACTTCTAAATATTGTATTTCTCAAATATCTATGTTTTCGATAGTCGTTTAGCTTTTATGCCATCTCTTCGTAACATACTTTATATTTTCGTTTCAATTTGTATTTACCAAGACAACAATGCTGGATATATACTTCATTTAATCCAAAGGATTTTGCACATTCCTTATAATTATCAAAAATAAATTCAACTTGATTGGTTTCTAAAGAAGTTACAATAACTCTTCTATTCGCCATTTTTTGTTGAATAATTGCTCCACCACTTACATGTCTTAAATTATTTTTATATGCATGTATATCATTATCTGAATGTGTTACCCATTCAAGATTGTCTGCATTATTATTTTGTTTATTACCATCTTTGTGATTGACAACTAAATCTTCTGAATAACCTTCACAAAAATGATATGCAACCAGTCTATGGACAAAAAATCTCTTTTTTACTGGCTTATATAATGTTACTCTTTTATAACCCATATTATTAACATCACTTAAAGCTAATAGCTTATTTGTTAATAAGCTTTTAATTTTTCCAGTGTTACTAATAATATAGTAATTTTCATATCCTTCAATATCTTTCCATTCTTCTTTCATAAATTCCTCCAATATTGAAGAGATAGCAATTTAGCACTTGGTTGTCATCATGTTTAGAACAAGAACACAATGATTTTCCACGTTTAGATAAGTTTTCTTAATAAATTACTTTATTAAGCCACAGTTTTGTTTATGGTTGAAAAATATGTTTTTGGATCATTTACGTCATATCCATCGTTTCCAGACCAATCAACATTTGCGTAGTTTGGATACAAACGTTTTGCAGTTGACTTAAGTGCTAATTGGAATAAATCGTAATTAGGATCACCAGGCTTACGATTCACGCCTTTCATACATTGAAAAATCCCACATGGGAAAATAGACGTCTTATGTAACTTACCAATTCCTTTGATAGACACATCGAGAATAGCTTTTGTCACCATACGTCCTTCAGGCTCAGTACATGTTCCGTAATTAATTGACGTAAATGGTAACTGATTTCCTGATCTACTTTGTAATGTATTTAAATTATGATACATACCTTCTGCTGCCTGATAAACTTCTTTCTTGGTCATGTCAAGAGCGTATGTATATGCTTTATTATTTTCTTTCCACCAGCTTGAATCAATAGATTGTTCTTCTGTAAAGCATTCAGGGTCATTAATAATATCATAGACATATTGTTGAATATACTGCTCATCTTTTGCTTCAACGTATCTAAGGCCATCTACATAATGTTTATAAAAACTTTTCCTTACGTATGGAACCATTGTCCAATCTAAATGAGTAGATGATACTCCTCCAAACTCTTGTAGACTTTGTAGCTGAAAAATAACAGCCAAAAGTTGAAATGCCGTATTAATTGATTGCGCTGGTCTTACATCTGTTTGGCGAGTATTAAATCCATTTTTTAATAATTTATCAAACGGAATACTTAAACAGTTGTGCATTCCAGTTGCATAAGAATTTAAATCGTGGATATAAACCTCATTATTTAAATGATTTTCTCGTGCCATCTTGGACATACAATTGTCTAGTGCATATTTCTTTAACACAACATCGCTGGCTTCCCCAACTCTTCCACCAAAAGATTTTTCGTCGATATTGGCATTTTGGTTTTGGACGTTTGTTGCCATAAGTTTTTCCGTGATATCTTTCATTAATTGTGTTTTATTCTCACGGATTCTTGTACGGTCATTTCGATATAAAATGAAAGCTTTTGCTACATCTTTTCGACGACTCTGCATAAGTTTTTCTTCAACCATATCCTGAATTTCTTCTACAGAAAGTTCTTCTTTTTCTTGATTGGCAATATACGAAGCGATATCAGAAGATTTGTTTTTGGATTCTTGTGTAATTTCACCATCAACTTCTTCAAATGCTTTTAATACTGCATTTTTGATCTTATCTCTATCAAAAACAACACTTCGCCCATCACGTTTTACTACCTTCATTCCTTAGACTCCTCCTCTTCTTTCGCGTATCTACAATGAATACCATCACAGTCTTGTGCTGATTGTTCATCCGCCATTTTTGATACTATGCATAATGATGTGACAAAAATTCCAACACCACTGCCTATCACCATTCCGATAAGAAAACTTAATACATTCATAACAAATTTCTCCTTTAGCGCTTGATATATCCTTGACCACCATCTCTGCATTTAATACAGATATGGCTACAAGGCGATTCACTGTAATTTGATTGTCTTGTTACAGCTTCAATGATATATTCTCTGTCTTGTCCTTCGATTTCTACAGTAATAAAATCATCTCCCATTTGTTTTAGTGTACGGCATAGCTCGCCGCTTGTTCCAATATACAATGTCTAATTTTCTTCCTTTCATAATAATAAATGTGCAATATCCGTCCAATTCATTAACCTCTTTCCAGTCCAATCTTTGTTCCAACTATAAATATCTCCGAAACAATATTTTTCTTGAGCATTGCTTGTTTCTAACATGTGTATTGAATCATCAATAAGAATGCCATCGCTCATATCTATATGTGATTTATCTTTGTATTTTTTCATATTTACACCAATAAATTCTGGATAGAAAAGATACTGATTAATCCACTTTTCTTTTTGTTTTAAGTTTGGAGAGTAACCCATGCTAACAATTTTTACCTGATATACTTTTCCAAGTTCATCAATAATTTCATGTGCATCTGGCATAAATTCCAGCTCATGAAAGAATCGTGGTGTGTTAAAGTATGTATTAATGTATTCTTTAGATGTACAGGTTAATTCCTTAAAATCATATGAATCAATCTCCCACCAATTAACATGATGGAATTTCTTATAATATTCAAAGTCTTCGTTGTATATGGACACAATCGTTTTGATCGTGTCCACTAGCGTATTATCGAAGTCAATATAGATCGTTTTAATATCTGGTCTATACATTGTTTTTATTCCAATCCTTTCGAATAATGTTTATCATTTTTTCTACAGAAGTTTCCAATGACCTGTCATTGAAAATACGATAATCAATTAGATTAGATTTTTCAAAATTGCTAAACGAATCATTTTCCGCAGCATAGTTTTGTTTCCATGAATCATAGTCACCACGTTTCTTTGCACGTTCTTCTAAAGTTGTATATGGGGTTGTAATATAGATAGATACTATACGGACATCTATATCTCTTGTTTTGAGTTTAAGTGTATATAATCCGACTGGATCAATGATATAGAAATTAGAATTTAAGATTTGCTCTTTGGTTGCAAAACTGCAATATCCAACTCGATCTGTATATGCCACCATGTTTGGTTTATATTTTTCAACGTCATCAGGCGAAATAAAAATATGATCTGAATTATCAGCTGTTTCGCCTGGTCGCATTGATCTGGTTGTATAAGACTTAAGAACCGTCATATTTAATTTCTTAGCAGCTTCTTTGGTAATAGAGGATTTGCCAGAAGAAGTTCTGCCAAGGATACAATATAGTGTGTGCAAAAGGAATCACTCCTCTCGTTTTGGTTTTCTTCCACATGATTTTGTTTCATCGCAATATCCCATTACCTCGCATTTTGGTTTAAATAGTTCATCCACAATCCATACCCATTGTTCAGAATAATCTTTTAATGCATTCTCAATGGCAGGAAATAGTTCTTGTCTAAATTCCCAATATGCACGACTACATTTTCTTACATGGCTCATATCCATCAAATTTCTAAGATTACGTTTTTCTACGCATTTTGTCGTCATACCAAGTGGAAGAAGATTTGCTACATCCTCATTTGGAACCCCCATATTTTGAAGCTTGACAAGTGAATCTCTAAGCTGACGAGTAGTTGCGTTAAATTCAACCAAAGCATCTGTATCTTTTTTGACTGATTTTGGTACAATAATATCAAAGTCTTTATAATTGATATATCTAGTAGATGCCTGTAAATATGGTGTCATACCGCCGACATGACGATAATATTCGCGCATAACCCTCGCAGAAAATCCATCAATAATCATATGAACATCTACAAATTCAAGTGTTCTTCCATGTCCTGATTTAATACAATCAATACCTCGTTTGATATTTTTTTCTTCGTTTGTAATATCAGCATTCCAACAAATGCCAGCCCTTCTGCCAATTAGTGCAAGCGGATCTTTTGGTGTTTCTGGTAAAATTGTAATTGTTCCCATTTTTATACCTCCCATAATTTCATATCATTGTTAAAACTTTCAAGAACCTTTTCATCATCTGTTAAAATCTCTACATACGCAGGTGCGTCAATCGCAACGCTTAGTACGCCCATCAGAGATTTGGCATCAAGAACAAGTCTTCCGTGAATATAATTGATATCCCAATCTTTATATTCTCCACATTTAGCTACGAATAGACTTGCATTGTTTACTGTTTTAAGACAGATTTTAATTTTGCGATCATTCATATTTTTCACCTTCTTTCTTAGCTGATGTATTCTAGGAATTCATCTTCACTCATAATTTTTACACCAAGGCTCTTTGCTTTCGTGTTTTTACTTGACGTAGAATTAACATCATTATTGATCAATGCAGTAACCTTCTTCGAAATCGATCCAGATACTTTTCCACCCAATGATTCAATCTTCTCTTTAAGCGCATCTCGATTTTCGAAATGTTTCAAACTACCGGTAACAACAAATGTTTGTCCTGTTAAATCTTTTCCACTGTTTATACTGAGAGATACTTTCTTTGGTGTTTCAAATGTAAATTCTTTGCCAAGCTCCCATACATTGCTACATTCTCTATCGAAATACTCATCCAGTGAATCAATAATAGAATCTCCAATACCAGGAATGGATGAAAAGAATTTCGCGCCTGTACGTGTCATATCACGCATAAAATTTTCAAACTGATAAGCTTCAGATTTTGCAATAGCTTTGCTTGCTGTTTTACCAACAAGAGGAATAGAAAGCGCATAAATAAAACGATCCAACGTTGTATTTTTACTTTTTTCAATTGAATCAAATAGTTTGGAAACTGATTTCGAACCGAAACCGTCAAGAACTTTCATTTGTTTTTCGTGCTTATGAAGATAATAGATATCTTGGATAGAATTTAACCATCCTAAAGAAATGAATTTTTGAATTGTTGCTTCAGATAAACCATCAATATTTAGAGCATTTCTACTGACTGTATGAGTTAGCTTACCAAGAAGTTTACCCTTACATTCAGGATTTATACACCATAGGACTTCTGAATCGTTTTCTTTAATGATCTTTGTTGACTCGCCGCATATTGGACACCTATTTGGTACATGGATAAAAGATTTTTTCATATCTTCTTCGAATCCATCTGATACAAATTCTTCTGCCCAACGTAACTGCGGAATTATGAGATTCGCCTTAAATACACCGATTTTTTGACCTTGAAATGGACGAGGCATTAGTTCTCGCATGACAGAAATGTTATGTAAAGAAGCTCTTTCTACAGTACTACCTTCGATTTCCACAGGTTCAAATACTGCAGTCGGTGTTAAAACACCCGTCTTGCCCATTGTGAATTCGATATCTTTCAATGTAGTTTCTACGGAATCGTTTTTGACTTTAAAGGCAATGCCATTCCGGTTGTGGTGCTCTGTGCTGCCAAGAGATTTACCGTATTCTACATCTTCAAATTTAAATACAACTCCGTCTTGAGGAAGATGTTTTTCAGCAGCAAGACTAATAAAATTATCAATCTTATTCTGAATCTCTTCGTCTTTATAATGTTTCAGCTTTAATAATTCACAAGGAACAATATTAAATCCTAACTTTTCAGCTTCTAATAATTTAAAATAAAAACTATCATACTCAACTACCAGAATAGGATCAACTTCTTCTACCACTTCCCAGGCATACCAACTTAGTTTTCTGTCTTTGACGACCGATGTATCCAAACTTGAAAGTGTTCCTGCAGTAAGATTACGGCTATTTTTATATTCTCCGTTTTTATTGATCTCTTCAAAGTCATCAAGCTTGATTAAAGCTTCACCATCGATAACATATTTGCCATTTTTATTAATACGTAGTGGAACATTCATAAACTGTTTTACATGCTGTAAAATATCATTTCCTTCTGTACCATTGCCACGAGATTCCGCCCCGATTAATTCACCATCTTGGTAAATCAATCTACAACTAATGCCATCAAGTTTAATAGAAGCTACAATATCGTGTCCTGCTGCAAATTTTTTGATTTCTTCTACAGAGTGGCATTTGTCAAGACTTAACATAGGAGTCTCATGTTTTACTTTGATAAGTGATTTTAGTACTGCTCCACCAACTCTATTGACTGGGCTGTTCGGAAATACTGTATTTGCTTCTTCTTCCAATTGCTTTAATTCAAGTAACTTTGAATCAAATTCGGCGTCACTCATAAGTGTTGTTCCCGATCCATAATAAGAATCTGATGCCCTATTCAGATCATGAATCAGTTCTTTCATTCGTTCAATTTTATCCATTTACCGATTTCTCCCCACACATTTCTTTTAAATATTCAAGCAATTCATTGTCTTTCAGATAATGAATATTAATATGTTTACATCCATCTAGCCATGTTCTAAATACATTCCAAAATTGACCAATTCTCTAATCTGGTCTATATGTCATGTGTAATCTTGTTACTTCATTATAAAAATTATATAATCTATTTGGATCTCTCATATTTTCTTTCATCTCGACTATTCTGTGATTTCTACAAATGTATTTGTTTCTGGTTCATACTTATATGGAAGACCATTTGGCGCAAAATATGGTGATGGTGTTGTTGAAGCTTGACCATATCCAATTAATCCGTTCCAAAAATACACGATTTTTGTTGTACTATCATAATATAAATATCCATCAATGTTAATTAAATTATCGGTTCCAAGAGATTTTACTGTTACAGTATCGTTCGTTTTTACATTTACTTGTGCTGATTCTACTCTACATCCTGAAAATGATAGTAAAATACTGACACACAAAAATATTAGTAATTTGTTTTTCATGGTTTTACCTCTTATAAAAACTGCTTTTTAACATACCTTCTTTAATTAATTCATAAACAATATCAAGATAATCTCTTTTATCGCTATATCTGCAATTAGCATTTTTATGGATTCTTGAATCGTCCTTTATCCAATCATTTACTCCAAAATATATATTACTAACAAATAGCATCTTAGACCCTCGTGCTACACAAAGATAATAACACTCTGTATCTTTTGGCATTCCTTTACATTTTTTAAATCCGAATTTTTTAAATTCTTTTGCTGGTACTGTCGGAATTAGCATCATCTATTACCTTCCTTGTAAATTCATATTCTCCACATTCATCAGTTGATTTACAATTCCATTCACCAAAATCGATAGACTGCTCCTTATACCCGTAACGCTTAAGCCATTTTTTATTAATTCTCTTCTTACGATGTTTTCTTGCTTGGATTTTCTTGACATACAAAATATTAACTTGATCTGGCGTCTTAGAAAGATCAGCGCCAAGAATTGCTGGATTGATCTTTGATGTATTTGCTGAAAACGAAAGAGTTCTTTCATCTTTTGTAATGATTGGTTTATACCTTATATAATCATGACATTGTTCGACTGTATTTCGTGTCATATTAATCTCTTGTATGTCATTAAAGAAACATATTTTTTTCTTTGATTTTGGGTCTACCATGGTAATCCCACCACATACATACTCATTCATGCAATAATTAGTATTCATCGGCATCTTCAGTTTCTGCTGGTTCTTCAAGATCCATACCTAAGATTTGTCCTACTTCATATGCAGCATATGATGCACCACAAGATTCTCCATCAAAGAAACAATCATAATAATCTCCTTTTGAACGCTGTGGCGACAATCCACATACATATGGATCATAGTTTTTATTGACCCATTCTTTTAATTTTTCAATAATTTCTTCCATAGTATTAATCCTCCCCTGTGTCCTTTTACATTAAAAATTTATTCATATTATTGACGAACCCATCTAACTCCTTTTTTATAGTATCACCAGCGCTTTGTGCTTCTTCTGGTTTAATATTATTTTCTGCATATCTATTAATAAAAAATGAAACTGAATCTGCAAGATCGCCAACGCTTTCTTTCCTAATGTCCTCATCTTTAAATAAGGCACTCATTATTTTTACACCATAACTTTTTAAATATTTTTCGCATCTTTCTACAATATAAGTTTTAATCATACTTCTTTTCTCCTTTATTTATTTTTTTAAAAGCATCTCTCGTAAACAACTGACATGCTATTCCGCAATCTTCTATAACTTCTAAATCAATGCGCACATGGTTCGGATCAAGCTCATCTAGAAACACTCCTTTGATACAGCTATGCCCAATTTTTCGCCCCCTGTTTAGCTCTACACTCAAAGACATCAGTGAAATCAATTCTGATTTATATATCGTTCATAAACTCTTTTTTGACCAACTTTAAAAATATCTTCATCTTTTTCAATACAAATATAATTTCTATCAGTGTTTATCGCTGCAATTGCTGTGGTCATACTTCCGGCACATGAATCTAAAATAAGATCTCCAGAATTAGTATACGTTTTGATTAGCTCTTCAACCAGAGCAACTGGTTTTTGCGTACTATGACATGCTGATTTCTGAGTATCTTTTGCAAAAGTCCATATAGATTTCGGATACCTTTTAGTAGAATCATAATCAGTCCAGCCACTCTCACCATAATTTGTAGTATCTTTGGCAGTTACATGATGCGATGCTTTACTTACTTTTCTTTTATGCCCATCTGTCATTTGTGGATTGTAAGTTGGAAGTTTTTTATAGAAAATACAGATATCCTCATGAGAACGTAGAGGCATTCTTTTAGCATTTAGAAATCCTGTCGGTTGTGTCTTCTCCCAAATAAGATTATATTTCCAAAGCTTTTTATTGCTTTCCATTAAATCTGCTGTAAACATCCCATTTGCAAATAAGATAATTGCGCCATTGTCTTTAATGATTCTTTCATACTGTTCCCATAATGGTTTAAATGGAATAACTGAATCCCATTTATTTCGTGAAGTTTGCCCATATGGAAGATCTGTTATAATTGCATCTATTGACTTATCATCAATAAACTGCATTTTATGTAGACAATCATCGTTGTATAGTTTATTAATTTCTATCATTTTTTATTGGAGCAAACCATGATTTATGCTGCAGCAAATCTCATACTCCTTGTTTTACTTAATATAATGAAAATTCAATTTCATAATCAGATGCTTGCAACCATCTAATATATTATTCTCTTGTCCAATTGGAAATTTTTGAGCAGAAACGCTCTAAGAATTTATTTTGTTTTTATCCTTTACAGGCAAAAGCCATTTTAATCCCGAAAATGGAATATGATATAATTCACCTTTTTCTTCGTTGTACAAATCAAGATTACCAGAATTATAATTTAATAATGTTCCAACAATATTTTCTTCACATCCTTTATAAACTTCGAAAGTAACTTTATACTTTTTGTTTAAGGCGTTTGCGAAGTAATTATATTTTTGAAATTTCATTTGTGCTATATTTCCTCTTTATTTAAATCCAAGTTTTTTAATGATATAAAATCAATCTCTTTATGTGGCCAAGCTTTAATTAGTTTTTCATTAACATGTTTGCAGCCATCACATTTCCATTTCCATACAAGATCTTTCTCAGGATGTCCAAAACTGACATAAATATCTTTATATTCTTTACCACAGCGATCACACTTTAAATATGTAATAATCTGACTCACACGCTTATTCCCCTTTTGCTTTAGTCATATTATGAATCATTTCTAATGCACTTCTAGAATCTTCACCAATATCATTTTGATAAGCAGCATTCTCAATTAATGTTTCAACACATTGTTTTGTAACATAGACAAGATTATAATTATTAATCCTACGCACTGTATCTACGTCTTTATCTCCGCATGGCATCGTATAACCAATCAGACGAGATAATACTTCGCAAATAACTTCTTTATCCATTTATTTCTCCTACAAACATATTTTTATCTCCCAAATGAAGATCTTTACAATCAACAAAATTTTTAGAAGGATCGATCAATCCTGCCAGTGTATATTGCTCCCAAGCCTTTTCCATAGTTTTGTATACGATATCGAAAAATACCGGATTGCAAATAATACGTTTTTTCCTCTGCATTTTTCTTTTCTTGCCACATCGCTTAAGAGGAAACCCAAGTCTTTTTAATGTATTATTATTGAAAATATATAAGAGCTGATCATCCGAAAATTCTTCGCTGTCATATAGTTCTTTTGTTAATTTATTTTGATAAAAATGCCGTTTGATATAATCATGCTTGGAGAGATTATCGCGTGGAAGAATCTTTAGTTGTTGAAATTCTGTAAATTTATTTATAGCTATTTACCTCCAGTTGAAAAACATATTTCATTTCATGCTATTTGCTCATATACAAACTACCATCAGCCTTTAATCTTGGAGTTATTGCAGTACCAATCCCTTTCTGATAAAGTTCACCAGACACGACAATATAATTTACTCCTGTCTCTTCGTCTACAAGCTGATAAGTTTCCATCTTTCCATTTTGATTCTCAAACCATATTTTTAATGGTTTATCTTGTTTTGCTTCGACAGAAGTTCCACATGCTCCAATAATAAATCCGCACAATACAAAACCTGTTGCAAATATTAAACCTTTAATTTTCTTCATCTTTTACCCCGCATTTCTTTTACAGTACTTAATAATATTATCTTTACATTTGTCACAAATTCTTACTCTATAATTTCTTTCTGTTCTTATAGGCACTCCTGCAGGATAGTCCCATCCATTCCAATCGGAACAATCTAGTGTAATTCCATTACTTTTAGATATTTCTTTTCTGCAAATATCACACACTTCAATTACTGCCATTTACTACAATTCCTCCACCTCTTCATCAGAAATCTCTTTATATTCTACTTCATATCCTAGATATTTCAGGAGATCAATCCAATCATAATAATCAATTCTATGCCCCTCTCTAATGAAATCTTCATAACGAAGAACTGCATAACCATCTGCTGTTATAAGTTTAATTTTATTTTTTTTGAATGACATACATTCTGTCAAATAACAATATTTTAAAAAATATTCTTGTCCAAAAGAATCTTCAACAAAAATTGTTGCTGGCGTAGAATTACAATCTACTTTAAAGTTATAAACCATTTCACCTAATGTTCTATCTTTGTTTCTTTTGTAAATTTTTATACTGTCTAAATCGATATCATGATTTATTGGAACTGTATACTTATCAATAAAACCTGTTATATACGGTGTTTTATAATGCATAATTCTCACCTCATTTCTACATCTCCAAATTGCATTGTATCATCACAAAAGGTTTTCATTCCACAATATGTTCCGCGCAAACCATTTAACAGAACGCCTGTTAATTCGTCACAAGAAAGTCCAATTATGTTTACTAATTCGTCAATTGTATCTTCATTCATAAACAAATATGGTTTATATCCGTTCTCAAGTTCATAAGTGTGGATCTTTTTATTCAGTTTCATAAAATCTAATTCTTTTGTTGTAATTGTAAATTTATCATGTTTCATAGTTTTACTCACCTCGTTTCTTTCTTTCGATTGCACGTTGCTCCTTTAATAATTTACAGTTACCACAATTGTTTCTGTTTTTACAAAACCAACAGTTATCATTGTCTAATGTCCACCACCAAGGAGGCTGAGGACGCATTTTTCTTTTTGCTTTACCCATTTATTCTCCTATAAAAAATAAACGAATGATACCAAATAATGCAAAACTTGATCGGTTACATATGATATTTTTTGATATCTTGCTTTTAACGGATCAATAATACAGTGTGTCAAAAAAACAACTCCAAGCTGCCAGGTTAATCCAAAGGCAATGTAAAATGGTAAACAATACAACGCACAATGTACGAACAAATGATACCAATTACTTCCTTTAGTCTTTGCAATAAAGTCGCTTTGTAAAACATAATCACCAACCAAATGACAAAACACTAATAAAATTAATTTATTCATATATATTTATTCTCCTTAAATTCTCTAAATGAAAGAGTGATTTCATGCGCATATTACTCTACAAATACGCTCGCATTTGGCATAAATTTTGCCTCCATTTTCTTCATAGTACTGTTTTACCAATTCGTCCATTTTCTCGTCTATATTCTCTTTACTTGCATCGATTTCATAAGCATATATGCAAGTTGTAGAACTGTTTTCTTCTTTCATAACCCGAACAATGTCTATGATTTCTGTTTCAACCTTTTTCTTATCATGGTCTTTCTTCCACTGTTTAAGGATTTCAATAACTTGTTCAGGGTATTTTCTCAAAAAGTTATTACATGAAATATCTTTACTGTTATTACGTCTACTGCATTTGCATTCAGAGCATGAAAGATTTCCACACATTTCAGCGTTAAGTCTAATTACCTCTGCCGCTGTCAGTTCATCCTCTGCCAATCCTTCAAACATTTTATCTGTCCAGTAGAAAGCATCTTCTTTAATTTCGTAGTAATCATTATGAACGAATGTAATTGTTACAATATTTTTCTTTATCATTTCATCAAGTACGCAGTAGCCGTCATACAGCTCCGATAATGTTAAGTCACTTCTGACTTTCACTCTATCTCCAACTTTATATTTCATCATTCTTTTCTCCACTTTATTATCTTGCATTTTTCATTTTCATCTTCCAACAGTTCAGGATTGTCATAGATATTGCCAATAACTTCCCAATCCTCACTTGCCCAGCATTCCATCAACTCTGTGTTTCCATCAGATATTCCTTACAACACAAGACAATGGATTTTTATGCGTGTAAGTCATGAAAGAACAATTCGCAAAAATAATCTCTGCGTAATAGTTATATTCTCCATCATGACAGAACGGATATTGAAATCCTCTTAATATATCTCCATCGAAAATTTTCTTGTCATTCTTATCTGTTAATCCTGTGTACTGGCAAACTGTATTCGGGTCAACATCACAAAACCCAATGCCTTCAATATTCCATTCGTCACAAGCCATTCCATTATACTCGGCAATCACCAAATCACCGACAAAAACGTGCCTAGGTTTTTGATAACCATCGTCAAAACAAATATCCATCTACCCATTCACCATTATCGACACGTTTCCCTCTAAAAAGTATTTCTCTATTCATAATCTTCTACTGTCTCTATTTTTTCAGATCCTCAATAAATCAAGATTCCTTAATTATCTTTCATGAATTTCTCTAGATTTAAATTCACATTTTCGGCTTTTTCAAAATCATGACGTTCCATCATGTAAAAGCTAACATATCCTCTTGGGAAGTCATCATCATCACTATCTTTACTAAAAAGTAAATCTACGCATTCATCTTCATCGGTATAAGCATGATAATGATTATGTCTGACGAATATATCTCCACAACCCATAGAAAAATCAACGTTTGACGTATCATTACTATAAAATATTCTCTCTATAACATCATCACCATTACAGTAATCAAATTTAATATCTTTGCAATTATTGTTCTTTGCATAATCAAGAATCTCATTATAATCTTCTTGTGGAATTTTTACGGTTCTTTTATAAATATTAACGTGTCCATAGTCTTCATATACTGTATTATTTATAAAGAAAACTTCCATTACTGGAAATTTGTCATTATCTGTTTTCCTAAAATTGTTATTAGATAATTCGTAACCGTCCTTTTCCGCTTGCAAAATCAGCTCTTCAAGCTTTGATTTATAATAATCTAAATTCAATTTTTGCCTCCTAGTTAAACACACACATTTAATTAAGATACTTTACGCTTCCCTATAATTAAATTTGACGATATCCATAGAATCATCCATCCCTTTTTGACTAAGTAGATCGAGAAGATCAGTTCCAAAATGATCATCTTGAATGAAAATCTGTTTTACACCATATCTGGAACACATTTCGATAATAATATCTGCTGCAGCGTCTGTTTTAGAACACCATTTTGAATATACAATTTCAGCTTGTGGTACAGACACTGTAATTTGAATATCATTTTTAATCATATTAACATAAAGTGTATTATCCATATTTGTGCCAAGCTTTTTACGATTTTCAATGCGTTTCAATCTTTCGCGCTCTTTTGGCGAAAATACATCATCAATAATTGTATCTTCTAAATCTTCCAGACACTGTTTAAACCATCTTGGATCGTCACCTGCTACAGGATTATATGTTCGCAATTTCTGAATAATCTCTAATGCTTTATTTTCTAATTCTTTATTCATCTTTTAGTTTCTTCCTTTCAATTTTTCTATAATATGTGGGTATGGATTTTCACCATACATAGCTACTCACACCCTTCTGCCTAATCAGACCCAGTATCATCAGCTATTCCACTGTTTCAGATACCGATGGAATTGAACCGTTAGAGCAACCTATCTGTCATTAGCGTCTACATATTCCGCCACCACACATTATTTATTTTAATTCATAACATGAACAAAATATTCTTGGTAAATACTCGACAAACCAATCTTCTATAATTTTATCTTTCGCTTTGCATACATAGTAGTCTAGTGTATACATGTCCTTTGGCATTACAAGCACATTATATTTACAGTATTTACATCGTCTATGTCTTTTTCTATAGTCAATAATTTTCTTTTCCATAACGATATCTCATTCTTTCGTCAGTTCTCTTCCGCACCATGGGCAATAGTTGATATATTCTTTGTCATGAAAAAAAATCTTCATTATAACTATCCCATATCATCGTTTCGATATCCAAATAATATTCATTAGTCAGTGGATCAATAAAAATTCGATTGTCATCAGATTCATAGTTACAATATCTGCACATTACATAATCACTTCCTTATAATTTGCAAGGACATCTGGTTCATATAAATTATTCTTTATCTTTTCTTGCTCTCCATGCTTCCAAAACTGTCAATAATCTTTGTCCTTTTTTAGTTAACCAGCATCCACCAATACTACTCCCATGTGTTGTAAAATCTTTGTCATCAAGAATATACATCATGAATTGCAACAGACCATATTGAATGTCGTTATTATAATCAAGCAAAAGATCATTTTTGTATCTATCAATAACCTCCTGATAATCAATTTTTGATATTACAAATTCGTTTCGTATACTTAGATATCTTCTTATCGTCTCATATGTAAATTCTGGATTTCCACATCCGCATAGACCTAATTCTTCGTGCATGTAAAAATCTAGCAGTGGATCGATAAGACTTTCTTCGTACCATTCTTCTCTGCATCCCTTTATGACATCGTTGTTATATGCGATATTAGATTCGGGATAATTGTCTGCAATGTATTCCGCTATTTCACTTAACTTCATATTTTCATTCTCCTACCACGCAATCTTATATTCTGTTTCGTTATACTGTGTTGAAGATGCAATTTTATATCCTAGTTCTTTCAGGTAAGCAATTGTGGCTGATGAAATGTTAGTTTCATAAATCCAACAACTGTACTCACCCTTACGCATTGCTGCCTCGATTTCAGGCATAATAGACGCTAATTCGGCATCTATTTGCTCTTTGTATGCTTTGTTCGAGATATTTCTTGCTTCTTGTGCTGTAAACATATATTCTCCTCCTATGCTTATTGATTTAATAGAGTTAATAATAAAGTTTTTCTATCAAAATTTTCTTTTTTCTTTAAAGCCATATTAACTGTTCGAATTTCTCCAAGGTGATAGCAACGTTCTTTTGCTCTACTTACTCCAACATATAGAAGATTCGAATTAAGCATAAACGTATGGCTCTTAGGTGTAAGCATAATTACAACTTTAAAAGATCCTCCCTGTGATTTATGCGTACTAATTGCATAGGCAAGTTTAATGTTTTTCAGCTGTCCTTTTTCATAGTAAATCAAGGTACCATCATAATCCACAACAATATTATCTTTGTTTACATGCTTTACAATACCTGCTTCACCATTTGCAATAAATGTTTTTTCTTGTCCTTTATCATCCTTGCTAATATTCTCTTCTGAATATAGTACAGCTTTATAGTCATTTGAATAATTCATAACAATATCATTAAGGCGATATTCATTTTCTCCGAACTTAATATATTCCGTTGTATCATTTATCACTTCTTGAAGCTTCTGATTTAAAACAATAGTTCCATAATCGCCAACGTTATAACAAGATAATACACCAATGTCTTCTAATGAATATCCTTTAGTCAAAAGTGTTTGGTACAGTTTAACTGTATAATCAATTATCTTTGTTTGATCTAACGGTACAAATACATATGCTTGATCATCTCCAAAAATCTGAATTCCTGTTTTGGTTTTATCTAAATATTCCTTGCCTTGACGAATATCCGTAGCCACGCTTGACAAACCACCTGCTCCGTATCTGAAGATTTTATTTAACGTTACTGTTGGCACATGTCCCCATTTGAGTAAATCGTAAAGTACGTTTCCTGCTCCTACAGATGGGATCTGCGCATCGTCTCCAATCAATAATAATTTTGTGTGTGAAAAATCAATTGCTTCAACCAAATGATTAAACAGAAAAATATCAACCATAGAAAATTCATCTACAATAATTACATCATGCGGTAATTTATTTTCTGAATTATATTCCCATCTCCCTGGTGGCATATAACATAATCCTCTATGAATTGTTTGCGCTTCTTTTCCTGTATATCCAGTTAGCACTTTGGCAGCTCTTCCTGTAGGTGCTAATAACATATATGATTTATGGTATGTATCAAGCAAATTTACAAATGCTTGTGTAGAACTGCTTTTTCCAGATCCAGCATAACCGACTAATAACACAATATTATGATCACACATATATTTTGATGTTTTACATTGTTCCTCTGTTAATGTAAATCCATCCAGTTCTTTAAATTGCTCCAGGTCATAATCCCATTTTATATTAATTTGGACAGCCTCTTTAATCCTATTCGCAACATATTGCTCAGTGTCATAAGTTTCTTTCCTACATACGCACATGAGATTACGATTAAAAATTACATCATTATCTCCTTTTAGAATTACTCCTAAATTATTTTTTGCTTCTGGCACTAGGACATCAAACTTTCTTTTTAATTCCCCAACGTCCATATATGTATTTCCAGATATTTCATTCTCATCTAAGATGAAATCAACACATGCTTTCGCCCTTTGGTAAGATGTTACTAAATCGAATCCAAAATACAAAATTGGTTTTTCGCCTGTTTCGGCACATTTTTTTGCTTCTTTATCTAATGTCAAAAGCAGTGAATCAGCTGTTTTGAATCCAATTCCACCTAACCTGCACAAGCATTGATATGGTTCTTCTCGAAGCTTTTCTTTGATTTTATCTACAGATGTATATTTTTCATAAAGCTTTTTTACAACAGACATGTTAAATAATCCTTTAAATTCTTCTACAATATCTGCCAACTTAAAATTTTCAATAATTTTTCTTTTAATGACATTGAATGTATATTCTTTAATACCCTTTGTTTTGGATAAATCAATATCATCCAAACGATTATGAATAACTCTGTCAACAATATCTGGATATACCGCCAATAATGTATCTGCTTGATTTGGTGTTAAAATCTCGTATAAGAAATTCTTTGTCGCATCTAATGTTGTAGGTTTCTCTCGTTTCACATTTAAAACCTCGTATCCGACTCCATAGGAATCGGATACCTCCTTCGCCTTAATAAAATAATCTACTCCAAGATTTAATTCAGAAATATTTCCTTTAACCGTAACATTATTGTATTTATTCACCTTAATATCTGGATAATCAAATGGATTAATTGATACTCCATATATTTTAAAGTTTTCAGAATTATAAACACAACGTTCTGGGACGCATTTAAATTCTACAATATTACTCAAATTATCCTCCTTAGTAAACCGTCCATTTTTTTACGATTTTTTCAGTTTCATCCGTTTTTACCCATGATCCATTTATTTTTTTCATTTTATTTTTTTCTCCAAATTCTTTTACATGAATTACATTATTTGTATCAAATGGATTTTCAATAAAAGATTTTCCCGATGTGATTTTAGTTTTTAAATATTCGCCGTTTTTAAGATCATAAAGTTGAAGATATGGTTTTGTTTTATCTTTGTAGAATTTACACTCTATTACATAAAACATATTCTCTGGAGCACTTGGATTTTTGTATGTGATATTCCCGAGATATTCTTGTTCTTTTAATATTTGCTCTTTAACTGACAAAGATTTGTTTTCAAACATTCCAATGAGCATTTTAACAAGTTTTCTTTTGTTAACCGTGCTATATTGTTTTGGTGTTTCCTTCTCTGCACATTCTCGTACAATATTTTCATCAATTCCCATTGCTGCAATTTTATCTTTTTTAAATGTTTTACAAGTACCTAGTGAATTATACAGGTCAATAATTTCAAGCAAATATTTATTTTTACCATATTCAGAAAAGAAATTAAGAGTGGTAAGAATATGCAATTGTCTATCATCTACAGAAGTCTTGCTAATAATATCTACAAGTAAATCGATAAAATTATCATAATTATTCTTAGACAACTCATACAATTCGTCAGCAATCTGGTTGTTACAATATTTGATCGAACCAATTCCCTGATAAATCGTGTTTTCATCTTTATCCATAAAATATTGTGCTTTTGATTTTCCGAATTTAACACCAGCAATATTAATTCCTTGGGACTTAATATACTCTTTGATACTTGACATTTTTTCATTATTGTCAACGTATACATTTAGGGCTGCTGTCAATAGCTCAATTTTATGATAATAACGTAACCAACCAATAAATAGTCCAATCATGCTATATGGGATCGAATGATTTCGAGAGAAGAGGTAGTTCGATGCATCAGCAATAACAATAAGGAATGATTTAATAGCACTTCTTGCTTCTTCTTCTGTCATTCCATATTTTTCTTGCGCTACAGCGATAAATCCTTTTATATATCGCGGATCTTTATCTCCATGAATATCAAGCATATAACCGCCATTTTCGATAATAGGGATGTCTGCTTCTGTACCAGTCTTCTTTGCGAAGTGTCTTCGAACAATATCTGCTTGCCCCATCGTAAATCCACAGAATTCATGTAAGAAATCAATGATTTGTTCTTGATATACTAAATATCCCAATGTCGGTTTCAAGAATTCATTCAACGCAGCATTTCCGTTATCGTTGTAAATACCAGCAAATAACTGTTCCCTATAAGATTCACCGGCAGGTCTAATGGCTCCACTAACCATAGCCATAATGTCAAGATATGAAATATTATCATTCTGTGCTTTAATATTCGCCAACGTTTCTTTGCTAAGTGTTCTTTTTAATGAATCACTTGCAAAACCGCTTTCAAACTGAAAAATTAATGTTGTGTCTTGCGCGATTGAATTAATAACATCTTCATCTGAGAAATTAATTTTATCTGGTGTCAAAAAATCAATTCCTGCAAGCTTACAAGCACCGTCAACTAAACCCACGGCATTTAGTCCTAACAAATCTAGCTTGACAAAATTTAGTGAGTCTATTTCGTGCATGTCAATCTGACTTACAGGACGCGGGTCAGAGGTAATTGACAACGTTCCAAAATCATAACGAATATCTGTAGGGCTACAAACGATACCTGCAGCATGTCTTCCTAATGAAGTCGTTGTACCAATAACAATATCTACATATTTGAAAAGATCCGGATATTTTTCTCTAATATCCTTTGGCATAAAATCATGCCCCTTTTCATCAACTTGTGTCAAATCAGATAATGTTTGAGTTTCTTCTGGTGTCATGCCCAGCGCACGACCTACATCCTTAATAGCACCCTTTAACTGAATCGTATTGAATGTAAGGATATTGCAACAATATAATCCTTCACGGTTAAAAAGATATTCTCTTACTCGATATCTATCCTCTGCATAAATATCTGTATCAACATCAGCAAGGGACATTCTCTCTGGATTCATAAAACGAGAAAAATTAAGATTGTACTTTACAGAATCCACATCTGTACAATTAATTAGATATGCTATTTCACTACCTGAAACAGATCCACGAGATGGGCCATAATGCATATTATTTTTTAGAAGCCAATTTTTATAATCAGAATCCAACAGCATAAAATCAATTGCATCGTTATGTTCATATGTCTTTAGTTCCTCTTGGATTCTTGGAATATATTCCGTCTTATAATTAGGAAGCTTGTTTACGCCTCTTTTTTCCACACCGTTTAAAATACGTTTTACAAATTCACCTTTTGCATCTTTATATAATCTTGGATATTTATTACTATAATCAAGTTCATATGATTCTATCTGACCAACAAAATTTACTGTTTCTTGGATTGCAGCCATATATACAAAATCTGGTAATGAACATTGTTTTTTGAATGCTTCTACCATTTCATCTCCATTTTTCCAATTAAGATCACATTGATCTTCGTCATGAAAAATAACTTTTTTAGATTGTTGCATAATTACACGACCATCAGCATAATCTTGATTTAGAGCATGAACGTCATTTGTTGCAATAAGTTTCAATCCATATTCATTTGCTATTCTATATAAATATTGGTTATATCGAATTTGTAGGTCAAAATTGTGTGGCTGGATCTCCAACCAGCATCTGTGTTTATTTTCAACAATAAACTTTAAAAATTTTTCTTGTGCATCTTTTGTACCTTTACACAAAATGCCACCGACACAAGCAGTGCTAACTAAAATATTATCCGAAGTATTAATAAGCTCATCTAATGTAATTCGTGGATTGTAATAGAAATGTCCATCTTTACGATTAAACGATATTGAAGACAAATAATTCAACTCTAGCACACCTTGATAATTTTTAGCAAATAAACAACAATGATAATTGTCTCTCACTAAATTATTTTCATCAATTGTTTCAGTTACATAGAACTCCTCTGCATTAATGTATTTAATTCCAGCCTTTTCACAAGCTTGACGTTTAGCAATATTGTGTAACACCGCACCATGTTCCGTAAAAGCAATTGCAGTCATCCCATCTTTTACGGCTTGATCAATATATTTTTGAAATGGCACAACAGAATCTACTTCCAATCCGCTATATGGGTTAGAATCCATGCTATGTAAATGTATATGATTAAATGCTACCACTAAGCCACCTCTTATAAGCTATTAATGAAATCTATCAGTTCATCATCTTCTGTATTATTTTCTTTATTTAGAAATAATTCTTTCTGTTTCAAATACGAATCATATGGTTTATGTTTTTGCCTGGAATATCCTGAAAGAGTTGCCAACCTAAACTCATCTGCAGCAGTTACCTCCTGCCAAAAAGTTTTTTCATCATGTGTGTCACGATACTCTTCCTCTTTTTTATGGATATCATGAATCGTTGAAATGATGTCATTTTTTAAATCTGTAATCTTTTCTTCTGACAATGGAACCTGCACATAACAATCATGGATTTGGATCTTCTCTCTAACTTCGTCTGGCAGACATTCCACATCATTATCTAGAACCATTTTATCAACATATTCATCCAAATTTTCTTCATAACCAAAATATTTTAACCACATCTTTGCTGTATTGATCAGACTTTCTCCAATTGAATTTCTCTCAATGTAACGATCTTTTTTCTTCCCATTCTTCTGTTCAATTGTAACTGTCACATATTTGAGAAAATTCCATTCACACTCAATATTTTCAAGTGGAATATTGAGTAATTGGCGAATACCCTCTGCATATAAAACGAGCTGACCACATTCTTTATTGATTTTTTCTCCACGATATAATGTAGAAGTTTTCCAGTCCAACACTCGTACTTTTGTTTTTTCTTTTTTATTCTCATCAAAATATTTTTCAACAACAAGCATATCAATATATCCTTGCATGTAAATATCATCAGAAATTTTAATTGTAATGAATTTTTCTACGAAATGAGGAGATGTGATCATATTATGATGTTTAAAGAAATGTCGAATACAATTTTCATATTTATCGGCAATCGCTTCATTCTTCTCAGAATCGCTACGATTATACTTTAGCTCTGCACAATTCATTGTGAATAGACTATCTTCATATAGTTCTGCCATATCTTCATATTTGATCTGATCGGTATATAGCTGTTCAATAATTTCATGTACATTTCCGCCAGAAACACAGTAAATACTATTGGTACGATCTTCTGGCTCATGAAGTACATATTTTAGAAAATATTCATATGTATCTTGCTTATAGCAATGATATCTAGACCAAGACCATAATGTATCCACATGGAGCGTCTTGCATAACTCATTTAATTCTTGTTTTGTTTTTCTAGCCAATCTTTATATAATTTCCTTTCTTTTTCGTCATATACTGTTCTGTGTTTAAATAAAAAATTATAAATTTTATTCGGCATATCTGCTGGCGAATTTTTGCTACCTTTAGGTATTAAATCCCATTTATCACAGATATAACTTACTTTCCGGATCGGATAAAATTTTTCGCATTCTTTTCGAATATGGTTTATATCAATACCTTCATCTAAAGCAATCACTATTTCCACATCTAGACTAATTAGAATTCTGACTTGTTCATCTGTAATTTCGCAATTTCCTAATGAAGATCCTGTATTGTCAAGTCTTGACGCTCTTTTCAATGTTGATTTCTCAGCTTCAAATACTACAATATAACCTGCTTCTTGAATATATTTATAATTTTCATTTAATCCATATATATTAATTCCTTTAGAAAATGGAATGATTCCAAAATATTTTGGGATATCCAATAATTCATATTTAGGGACTGTGGTTCTTCCAACAATCCCCAAATACTCATTTTCATCACCATCCCATTTTCTCCAAGGAATAATAATTCTACGTTTATCATAAGAATAACCTATATTAAAACGTTTACACGTATCAGGCATAATACCTTCTCGTACCCATCCAATATATGGCAAATTTACATATTCTTTTAAACATGAATCATCATATAGAGGAACGTCTTTATTGATTATTCTTTTTGTTCTTTTTACTTTTTTGAAAATAGCTAATGGGTCTTTGGTAACATTCTCTTTCTCATTTCTTTTGAAAGAATACTTTAACCCTAAAATACTATGTATGTATTTATTCGCTTGACCAAAAGACATATTTTTTAACGTCATAACAAGCGTAAAGATATCTCCATGTGCATTTTGATCGGAACTTCGAATTGCAATAGATAATGTATCCTTCTTTACAGATACCGCTGTTTTGTTTGTCCCATTTGGTAAAGCGGCTCGCCATTCTTTTGGATATTCTTTTATTGAATGACACTCTAAGGATTCTAAAATTTGTTCTACACAATTATTTTCAATAATGTATTCTTTTAATTTATCCGCATTAATTGTACTCACCGCCTTACTCAATATTAAAAATCAACTGGAACAGATGTAAATCCAACCTCTTTTAATAGATTTCTGCTCATATCATGTTCGCACACAATTTGGATGCTATTAGCAGCTCCTTCTCTATTTTTTACAATGAAAATAAGTTGATAATGTTTATCATGATCCAATTTGACTGGAATCTTAGATTTATTATTTTTACCATCAAGCCTATATACTTTTAATGCATTCTTTTCGCCAGTATATTCATCCTCAAACACATCACGCAACATTAGACATGTACTTGCTGGATCAATGATTGATTTTGCCATACCAATGTTATCCTGACTATAAAATCTTTGTCTTGCAGATGATTTTGCCAACTGAAATGTGATAGTAATATGCACGTTTTTACCACCTTCTGCTTTTACAGTGTCATAGATATCAACCATGTTCTGTTGCATATCTAACCACATACGATCAGACCGACTACCGGCATCAGCTTTATATGTATCAAGAATAAAATACTTTACACCAAGACTAGCATATTTTTTTATTACTCTAATCGCTTTCTGTGTTTCATATCTCGCAAACGGAATAATAGTTAACATATTATTCTCTGATTTTTCGGCAATCCAATCTGCACACTTATACAAAAGTTCTTTAACTTCGTCAGAGAATTTTCCATCCCTAACAACAAATTTTTGCAGATCTGTCTTGTAAATATTATTTGCAACCCAAACAATAAGTTCTCGCTGCCACTTAGCTTTTCCTTCCTCGTTAACTAAAATAACAAGTCGTTCACCGTATTTAACAGCACTTGGAATGAGCATTGTTCTTGTCAATGTGGTTTTACCCATATTAGATAATCCACCAACTAAAGTGATATTGCCTGGAAGCTGTCCACCCGTCTCTTTTGTTAGTGTTGGCATGTTATCGTATGGTAATCCTACTGCAATACCTTCATTCAATTGTTCAATGAGATCATAAATACCATCTGATAAAGAATAAGACATAACATCTTCTTCAGCGTTAATAAAGATATGATTGAGAAGTGCATCGTATTCTTTATATATTTCATCCAATGACATATCAACAAATTCTTTGATACGATCAGTTACAGGAAACCCTGATGCAATCATTCTGATGACAGTTTCCCATTTTTTTAGTTCATTTACATATCCTGAAATATTGCTTGTCTTGATATACTCAGTTGCTTTGTCAATCGTGTCATATCCACCATATTCATCATATTTTTGCTTTAATTTTGAATGCTTTTCTAAATATAACCCAACTGTAATATCATCTAGAACCGACTTCTTTTCTTTAACAATGATATCGTATGCGATTTGCCAATATACTCTCCAAGTATTTTCAGAAAAATCTTCCAATTTTAGTTGGTAATCATACATTAACTCAGGTTTCTTATAAAAAATGCTAACGATATTTGCTTCACAAGCAACTTTATATTCTTTAACCTGTTTGGCGCATTTTAGTTTTTCTTCTTGGTATGGAGTTAGTTTTTTCTTTTCTGCCAATATTTAATTCTCCTAAAACAAACTCTTCATCTTTTCTGATACTTCTGTTGTTTTGGGCGTATACATTGCACCTTCATATACTTGATTTTCAAAGTTCTTATCCGCTACACGCTCTTGTACTTTTTTAGTATTTTGAAGTCTCAGATAAACATCGTTAATTTCCGGTTCGATCATTTTTATAATAAGATTAATCCTATGACCTTCCCCATTGATTTTTGCTTCGTTATCATGTAAATATTTTACAATCTTATTCTTGTTTAATTTAAACGCACACAAAATTGTAAAATCATCATATGATGCAGATGCCCTAATGTTTTTATTTGCAATATGTTCACCTTTTTTAAGACCTTGCAATTTAAGTGCAAGATATTTTGGAAATTTCATATTTTCGTCATACTCTAAGATTTCTCTTTTTACATAATCGCATAACTCGTTCCAGGAACTTTTTTCTTCTTTTTTCTTTGCCATATAGATCTCCTATAAATTTTCTCCGGCAGAGATAATCCACCGGAGAAAATATGTATTACGCTAACTGAAGTTTTGCAAAGTCAATTAGCTCAGTAAGTACTTCAGGAGTCTGCATTTCTAGCTCTTTAATAGATACACCTTTATCTTTCATGAGCTTATTTACTTTGAGTAATGTATCTTTGTCTTTGAATGTTTTAAGAATATCTTTGAATTCCGCTGCGAGAGCTTCAGATTTGTCTGCCTGATCAATCATAGATTCTGTAGAAGTTTTAAGATCGTTCTTATAAGATGTGGTATTTGTCTCCAGGTCATTCATAGAATCATAATAGTCTTTCCAAATATCGAAGCATGGGTTTTCGATCTGCTGACCTACTTTTGTCACGTTAGTTCTGTCTTTAATAACTTCTGCCCAGAATGACACGCTGCCATCTTTTTCTTTCTTAGTATAATGTCTAAGAATTGTATCGTAATCGAATTTTACAGATTTATGCATATCTGGTTTATATCCAATTACTTTTTTTCCATCATCATCTTTGAGTTCAATTTCCTGAGCCACAGATACAACATGAGTACCTTTGGAAGAAAGGTCGATTTTAGCCTGCTGTAGCTTCATGTTGATAATCTTGATACGGCCCCACTGTTTTACACTAATACCAGCATCATCAACATCACCACCTTTTTTTCGTGCTCTTCTTTCCTCAACTTCTGTTGCACCAATCTGCATGGTGTTATAAAATTTTGTTTCGGAGTCAATGGATAATGTCTCGATTTGTCCATCGTATTCTCCGTTGATAAAATCATCAAGATCGCTCTCTAACTCATCAAGATCTGATGTATTATCTACCATAACCAGATTATTATATGTTTTGCCATTATTCAGTTCAATATCTTTACCCTCATAATGAGCAATACCTGTCTCTGAGTCAATACATGCTACTTTCGGGAATGTGAGCTGGAATGTTGATTTTCCAGATCCAGATTCTCCATAACTTAGAAATTTTCCTCCAATTTTGGTCGCTCTTGCTTTTCTGAATGACATTTATTTTCCTCCAATTTTATATTATTTTTTTTATCCGTCTTGCCAATTTTAATATTTAGCAAGACGTTTTATTTACTTAGGCCATACCTGCTAACATTTTTACCAGTTCATCATCTTCATCCGTCATTTCAGAAGAATCAGATGTAGAATCTGTGTCACCACTATTTTCTCCTGCAGCAAGAAGTGCTTGCTCATAGAAGATTAGATCATCTTCTTCATATTTTCCTTCTTCAAAAGCCACTGTAGGCTTTCTGTCATCACCCTGGCCGACATAGACAATATCCGGTTTTACAACAATCATTCTTCTCTCACGATTACCGTTTCCACCAACAGCAATTTTCTTTACTGCTTCGTCTTCGGAATAAACTCCCATTTCAATCAGTTCTTTGATATCGTCTGGGATGTCGTCTTTTGTAATTGTTACTGTAGACCCACCTTCTACAAGCTTACCTGCTACAGTAATTTCATTAACTTGTCCTCTTTTCTTTGGATCAAAAAATCTTTTAATCATTTTGGCAGTAATTTCTGGATTTTCATTGATTTCAATTTCGAATGTTTTTGGAAATACAACATTCTTTTTAACTTCCACTTTTTTGCCGTCAACTTTTGGTTTTCCAACATAGTCAACAACATAAGCATCTAGCTCAATTGTTCCTTTTTCTTCCAGTGTTTCACCAATACATTTTGGCTCAATAAGAATTGTCTGAGAAAATGTTGCTTTAAAATCGTTTTCATCTTCTACTTTAGAAAGAACGATAGAAGTGATATCTTTTTTTACAGATACGTTTCCGTCATATTCGCTATATCCAAGATTACCTTTTACATTTACTACAACATTATCTTCTAGATATTCGTCGAGGTATTCTACCGCGTCATACGCCTGTAGAAATTTTTTATAAACGGTTTTACCATGCACATCTTTTTCAACTCCAACAGTAATTAGAGATGTGTCCGCCACAGTATCGAGAATTGATTCATCAAGACGATCTTCCCATGCAATCTCTACAGATTTACTCTTTCCATTTTCATCTTTATCATCTTTGCTGTATGCTCTAATGGTAGATTCATTGTCAGGGAAAAATCCGCTTCTCATCTCTGAATAGACTACATTGCCATTACCGCAATCAACACCGATATACATGCTGTTATCTGTCCAACCAGAATCATATGTATTATTGAGGTTGAATGATTTATCGGTACGTTTTACTCTACCGATTAAATTAAAAGATGCTTTTCCTTTTTTTAGTGCTTTTGGTTCTTTAGTTTTAGCCAAAACTTTGTCCTCCTAAAATTAAAATTTATATTATTGTTAAATAAAACAATCTATCTAAACGCCCAATACATGGACGGAACACAGAATTAAATCTATGTTTAACTATGTAAACAGTGATTCAGGGCGCACAAACCCAAGGTATGCTGTTTAGCCACCTCAAAATTTATCTATCCTGTTTTCACAAATATTTGAAAATTTGGAATTTATTGGCTGAATAGCCGAGATTAATTATTTAAGAAATTTCTGATATCATCCATCATTTTGTCTGCTTCATTAAGACAATATCTATATGTATTTTCCCCATCGTAATACTCAAAGTATGGGATTGGTTTTTCTTCTTCATCATACACATAACCTAATTCTGAATATCCATCAAAATATACAGATACATGCTTATTCTTATAATCAATGGTAAATCGAATAACTGCTCCAGCAAATGGAGGAATGATTTTTACATTCCATTCTTTGTCAAAATGAAATACTGGTAATTTTTCGATCCATCCTCTAAAATCATGAATCTGTTCTGCTTTTGACAGAATTAATACCTTATTTAGATACTCTTCCATGTTTATTTCTCTCTCTTTCTTCATCTAATTCTTGCGCTGCATCCAATTTGTATGCAAAGCGCTTAGTAACAAAATGATCGCGATGATGAATATCACATGACAAATGGTACTCATCGAACTGCAAATTTGTTATTTTTGCATCTGATGGAATATCTGCTCCAGGCATACTGCTCGCAGTACCATAATGAACACGAAGTCCACTATAATTTTGATATTTTTTACAGTAATCTTTCCAATCGTTAATTAATATCCATCTTGCTTGATGATCTTTAATATTATTCTCTCCATCGACTGAAAGATTTGTTTCGATAATTTTTACCATTTTTAATTACCTGCCGTCATAAGTTTTGGAACCGCATCAAAATCTCTTTTCGTTGTTGTTGTTATCCAACTTGGCTGTCTTAATTCTTTCTGTCCATCCTGATAACCAGCTTCATATGTTTTGTTCAAAAGCTCTTCGAGATCAGTTTTCTTAATAACGATCTTATTATTCGGATCATCCTTATCTGGTTTGAAATCGTAAAATACAATTGGTTTCATTTTTCTTATTCTCCTTTAACTCTTGAAATATTTTAGTTTTCTGCTATAATACCCATACAGGTCATAGCAGCCAAGTTTACCGCATACTGACTCAATAGCACGGCTATACCTGGGCTATATCAAATAACTCATGCGGTAGCACAATTGTAAGTTGTGCGACAAGAATAAGTGAAAAACATATCTAGCCCGTTCTGGGCAAATACTTTTCCTGTTTTGAAAATATCTTACAGGAAGGAGGGTAGAATTTAGATTGTACGATTTTGTAATTTTATGTGCAATCATTGGTATTGTGCTTTGCTATGTAGCAAAAATCATCACAGTATATTGGATCTGCAAGCATCCAAAACTGTCTGATGAAAAAGTTAAATACTTAACCAGCATGATCTCCAAACCACACGATTTATCATTTCTAAAAGATCTGATTAAGCGTTCATAATTTCATATCCACCTATTGTATTCATACTAGACTTGTTTGTATATTCATTTATTCTCCTTTTAATTCAATATTCTTTATCGTGGTCGAGTCTTGTGTATCCACTCACAGGATTCGACCTTTTTGCACTTCCACATGAGGTTATTTTCTTAATCTAAAATCACATCTCCTGCAGAGATAAGTCCATATGCTTTTTTGATTGAGTTTTCGTCTAATACATATCTTTCACCTGCCATTTTCATTTCTTCATTAATACTATTAACAGAAAGTATTAGTTTTTCTTTTGCTACTTCCTTATTCTCTGCACAAACAACGATTTTTTTAATTAACGGACTTTTCTTCCATCTACCGTCAAGGTCATGCCATTCCATGTTTGCAATTCCAGTATAAAAGTCTATTGCCGCTGAATCTTCTTCCTCTTCATCGTATTCTCCATATTCACATGTATCGCAAGTAGAAAAATATTTGTCATGGACTTTGCAGCATTCTGGTCTATTATCTTCAAAATCATCAAAATCAATTTTGGGAACATGCTTCTTTCTTTCAGTTACAACAATTGTATCCACAATAGGCTGGCACAAAATCACTCGATCAAATCTTGTTCTATCCTTTTCAGATAAATTATTCCACTTCTCTAAAAGCGAATCTGCATCTATTAATCTCATATTGCTGCTCCTTTTATATAAAATAAGTTTTATTTAATGACAATGTTTGGATAAACACCAACGCCACTATCATAAATTCTGTTTAATTCGTAAACTTCAACAATCCTGTACCATAAAAACGGTGAACCAATTTCTTTTTCTTGAAACAAATCCGGTAATCGTTCTTGTAATTCATCTGTTACAAATCCGCCAATTCCTAAAGTGTTGCCAATTTCAATTAACTCATCTAATGATACTGTTTCAATATTTTTTAACTCATCTGAAGGATCAGGATCATAACAAAAATCTATTCGATCTTTCTCTAGCTCAACTACTCCAAATCGATTATGTTCAGTTCTTACTATCATCCCAGTTTTTAAGTCTGATTTTTTCAATGACGTCTCTCCTTTCATAAATTTGTGAAGCAATTTCAAATTTGCATCAATTAATTCACATATAACAAGGCTTAATTTCTCACTTTTATATGTGTAATATTTTTTAATTTACGGATGAAATTAACTTTTCATTAAGTCAAATGACACAATCGTCCATTATATTCCTTCAGAAAAGTAAAGTGGATCATACTGGACTTGAACCAGTGACTTCCCAGTTATGAGCTGGGCGTTCTAACCTACTGAACTAATGATCCTGGTTGCACCATAAAGCGAAGCTATGCACGACCTCCAATGGATTAGCCTTTCATAATACCTTTTCGCTGCATTTAGTTACACAAAACATACGATTTTTGTGTTGCGATATTCTTTTACTTCCAACTAAACAAAGTTGCATACTTTATGGTGCTAAATACTGACGGTGGGACTCGAACCCACATATCTGTGATCCTGGTATTTGAAGCCAGTGCGTATACCAATTCCGCCACGCCAGCATGTGTGCGATAGTTGCTTCATCCGTTTAGGACATTTCCTAACGAGGATGCTGATCCCAACCCATCGCTTAAGTGATCAGTTTATTACAAGTGGAGGCTTGTGTTGCGATACATGATAAGTTTTATGTCTTTCATGCTTGGACAATTATCGATTTTCTAACAAAAAATTACAGCTAACGTGATAAACAAGAAAATCAAAATGATTCCGCATGATACTCCAAAACCTACATCCTCTCCCCATCGTTTTTCAACATAAGCAATAATTTTATCATATGATTTTGCGATAAATGTCATCCCAAATACAGACACAACTGCAATCGCAACAATTTCTAATACTAAAGTTAAAAATAACATTAACCAATATTCATTCATATATGTACATTCTCCTTAATCAATACTGCCTAAAAGTAAAACTCTCGCCACACTCGGTGCAAACAACCGATCCAACTGATACTTCGGCAAAATCCTGAAATTCATACTTAAATCGACCATTTACGATTAGTTTATGTCTTTTTGTAAGATGTTTTTCAATCCACTCTCTGATCTTAGTATCTTCATCTTCCGTAATCGGAAATCCTCGATTCAGTTCTTCCTGCATTGCTTGCATTTTTCTTTTCATCATCTGCAATTTAGAATCTTTATAAGCTTCATCCCTTAATCTTTTATTCTCTTCTCTCAATCGAGTAATTTCTTCATCACGCTTTTTTAATCCATCTTCAACATTTTTGATAATGTACGGTGTCTGATCTTCTTTATTAGCGATTTGACAAAGGATCTCATTAATATTTTTATCCATTGTTTTATTCTCCAATCTCTTCATTTAGCCACTGGATACAATCTTCAATTGCCTCATCTCTATACTTAAACTGTTTTTTAGACGGTGATTGCCAAACAAGTTTTTCATCCAGACACAAATTTTCATCTAAAATATCAGCTGTCGATTTGATATCTAATCGAACCAAATATTCGGCTAGTTCACTAACTGGCATAACTCTCAATATGTCTAGATTTCGCATCATTACACCTCCATATTCTCTCTTGTTGTATAATGTTATTTCACTTAGTACTCCGTGCAGCTATTACACCGCACAGAGTAAAATACATTATTTCTTTTGAGCTGCTTTTAGTGCATCCAATTTCTTCTGGAGTTCTTCATCTTTCATCTTTTTATCCAGACGCTTCATCTGAACGTCAATGGAATTCTTGTAAGCGATTCTTGTACCGTCAGCCTGTTCTTTTGTTTTCTGAACGCCTTCACGAACCTTTTCAAGCATTCTATCTTCTTCTTGACTTGAAGTGCTTGTGGCAGATTGTAAAGATTTTACGGTTTCTGCAGCCTCGAGTGTGAATACTGCTTTATCCTTTTCTGCTTTTAAAGATTTAATTTCTTCCTGCAGAGCTGTTAAATTTTCTTTCTGTACATCTCTATTCTCTTTTAATTCTTTCAGAGTTGTCTTAATCGTTTCAATTTTGTCCGTGATTTCCTGCTGTCTCGCAAGATATACTTTTGCACCTTCGTCATCATTTCTATCAATACAGGATGCAACACTAAGATCCATCTGCATATTCTCTTTCTGCAACTGTCTTAATTGTGTTTCATAATTCTGGATTTTACCCTCGACCTGGGTATATAAAGAGTTTGTTTTGGTGTAAGTATCTTCCTTCTTCCAAATAATAGAATTATAGTAGGCTTTTGCTCCATCTGGCGTAGATGCATCATTGCCAATGATTTCATCTGCTGTTCCTGATGCTCTCATTTTTAGTCTCTTACCCGTTTTAGTTGTTGTAAAAAATACAACTGCCGCAATCACAAGAATTACGATAATCAATACTGTCATAGTTAATCCCTTCCTTCGTCAATATCAAGTCCAAAGTTTTTGAATAGTTCTGTCATACCACCCATATAACCAGATCCAAGAGCCTGGAATTTGAATCCATCACCATATTTATAAAGCCTACCCATCTCAACGGCATTGAGCTTTTCAAAATTCTCATTTTCAGAAAGATCATATTCCCATTTTGTTGTCGGATTGTCATAATCACAGATCATCATAGTTGCGTTATTAACCATTCCAAAATTCTGTAGTCTCTGTACAGCTCTGAAAATAGTAAGGCAAATTGTGAAGTCTGTTCTATCTGATGGAAATGTATCTGCATGAATAATAAAATATTCATCATAATGGTGTCCGTCAAAAGTAATTCCCTGAGAATCGTCGCCAGTAAGATTGTCTCCAGAATATTCTACCCACGGATATCCACTACCATCACCATATGTATTATAGTTTACAATATCTTTTGGATAAGCTACTTTTCGATCTGAATTTGTAAGAAATCCATTAATATCAAAATCAATATCTGATTCACCTGCATAACGATTCTGATCCCAATTCACACCAATAAAAAAGTTTTTGATTGCAGTTCCATCTTCTTTTGTCATACTAATTTTCTGATTTTTGCTCATATTAATTACGTTTGCCATAATTATGTATTCTCCTTTTCTTACTATTTATTATTGAGCCAATCTTTATATTGTCTTAGAAGTTCTGTATATAATTCTTCATCTGTCATTTTGTCCATGTCTTCTACTGCAATAAATCCGGTATTATCGCATTTTCTACTCTTCATATCATCCAGAGACTTTAAATAACTAAAGCTTTCATTTCCAATTCCAACAAACTGTACAAACATATTGTAATTAGAAAGCTCTCTCACAATTTTATTTGTTTCTCCCGTATCCCAGTTTTCACCATCTGTAATAAAAATGATAAATGCTGGAATTGTACTTGGTTCAATGTCCTTATAATAAGAAACAATGTCTTTCAAGACTGGAGCGTAATTAGTTCCACCCATGCTCATATGAGAATTCATCATAATTTTTCGAACATAGTTTTTATAATTATCAATTGTGATTGGTTTTAGAGAATCAAAATCATTTGAAAATAGCCAAGATTCCAACTCTCTATTGTCATCAAATTTAAGAGCGATTGGCAGAAGTCTTGTAATTACATTCTGTACAGATCCATTTCTAAAAAGATTACCCATACTTCCAGAATAATCCATAGCGAGCGCAACCCTTGCTTGATGCTTAGTCATATCAATTTTGCTTGATTTCGACATATTAATTAGCACATTATTTAGATTTTCTGCTGACTTAGACATGTCAATTACAACTGGCTGCGCTGCATTTTCTTCATGTACCACAGCGGATGTATTATCCGCCATAGTATTTGTTGTTGAAGTCTTTTTTCCAAAAAGTTTGTCAAATAGTCCCATGATTTTTATCCTCTCCTTTGATAAATAATTTTCGAATAACATCAACCACGATTACCGTGAGTGATAGTCCAATGATTGCGATCCACTGACTCATATTCATTGCTGTTACCTGGATAAGTCCACCGAGTACATTACATAAGGCAATAGTTCCAAGTACAATACCTGCTGCAATATATACAAATGTTTTATTGTTTTTCAGTCCATTGAGCAAATTAATATGTTCTGTACGAATACCAAATCCATTGCATACAGACATGATGCAAAGCATTGCAAATCTTGCAGTCATAGCCTCGACATCTGTTGTAAATAATTTTGATACTGGTGAAAACATAAGAACTCCATATAGTACAATAAATGTTACTGTGCTAATAGCAATTCGTTTCTTTGCACCTCGAATAAACAATCCAGAACCCTTCTTAATTGGATTCTCTGTCATATATTCAGCTTTCGGAGGTTCACCGCCAAATGATAATGAATTAAGTGAGTCCATGATAATATTGATAATCAGAATCTGAACGGAAGCTAGTAATACTCCGCCAGATAAAATAGGAAATAGAATACTTAAAATAAGAAGTGAAAAGTTAATTGGCAACTGAAACTCCAAAAACATCATGATATCGTGCATAAATGTTCTGCCAAGTTCCACACCTCTAATAATACTTGCGAAGTTATTGTCTGTTAGAATAATATCGGATGCTTCTTTTGCTACATCAGATCCAGCATTCATACCGAAACCTACATCAGCTCGTTTTAATGCTGGACTATCATTAACCCCGTCACCTGTCATAGCTACTGATCTACCAAGCTCTTGTGCTAATGTTACAAGTCTCAGTTTTGTATTAGGTGAGCATCTGGAAATTACTCGAAGTACAGGAATAATTTTCTTGACTTCATCGTCAGACATCGCTTCAAACTGTGCGTTTGTAAGGGCAAGATCACCTTCTTTATAAATGCCAGCTTCCGTAGCAACGGCTACTGCAGTTTCATGACAATCACCGGTAATCTCGATAACCTGAATGCCAGCTTCATGAGCGACCTGCACAGCCTTTGGAACCTCTTTTCTTACTGGGTCAATGACACCGATAATTCCTAGAAATACCATATCATCTGGTAATGTATTCTCCACCAGCGGTGAATTAGAAAATGTAAGAGCGATACAACGCATAGACTTTTCAGTTAAAGCCTTAATTTTGTCATACAGCTTTTTCTTGCCATCCCCACCAAATGGAATGGCTTCTAAATCTAGCCAATGCGTACAATGCTCGATCAGTTTTTCAGGTGCTCCTTTATAATATGTAAACGATTCGCCCCAGTTATATTTGCTCTCAAAAGCAGAATATTTATTTTCACTACTAAAAGTTTGCTTCTGAACTAATGGATACTTTCCAAAAATATCTTCACATTCTTTTGGATTAACAAGACTTAAAACTGCTCTGTCAATGGAATTTCCACCTGTGATATTATTCTCTGAATCATATGTAGCACTGTTGTTTAAGCAAATATTATTTACAATATTTTTCCAAAGATCAGAACCATGATCTACTTCATTACCTTGTCCATCAATAATAGTTACAGGCGTCATAACACCAGTCGTAAGCGTCCCTGTTTTATCAGTACAAATAAGATCAACGTATGCTAACTCAGGAATCTTATTAGGATTTTTAGCAAGAATGTTGAACTGTTCCATTGTCTTAACATTCTGTTTTGTAACAAGCTTGATAATTAATGGAAGTCCTTCTGGAACAGCAGCTACAATGATTGTTAGAGCAACCGAAATGTTCTGTGCAATCTTTTGGATAACTTCTAGCACACCACCATTGATATATTCTCTGAATCCAATATACGCAATATCCGTTACCATCAGTGCAATAAACGTGACGACTGCAGCAATCGTTCCATATCTCGAAATTGTATCACAAAGTTTATCGATCGCAATCTGAAGTGCTGTTTTAGGTGGCTCAAGTGTCTGCATTTTTACAAGTGTGTCACCATTTATGGTGTTTACGCCAACTTCGCCTACGATCATCTTTCCTTCGCCAGACAGAATCGTTGTTCCAGCAAATAAGCTATTTTGATTCGTAAAATCATCGGTGGATGTTGATTTTTTGTATACATAACCATTAATTGGAATTTTCTGACATTCTTTACTTTCTCCGTTGATAGCAGCATTGCTTACAGAAATTTTACCCTCAATAATATATCCATCCGCGTAAATTTCCTGTCCAGTTCCAATACAAACCACATCACCAACAACTAAATTATCTTTGTTGATTGTCTGAACTTGCCCATCTCTGATAACATCACAATACCTAGTTGATGTCTTTGCTCTTAGTTCTTGTGTTGATTTTTGAATACCAAGCGCCATTTTTACACCAATATATGTACATAATGAAATAACTAAAATCACCATGATTGGTTCTGAAAATGATGCCAATCCAAATACTGCAGCGAAAATCTCATATGCAGATAATGCTAATAACAGCATTAGCGTTTTGTCACCAAAGATATTTTCAATCGCAAATTCATACCATTTCTTAAGCTTTGGTTCTGGTAGTTTGTTCGAGCCATATTTTTCCCGACTCATTTTTACTTGTTCGTTTGTTAGTCCTTTCAATTTTACACTCCTTTTCTATTTGTTTTAGAACATTTATAACAAAGATGAGTCAAAAATAATAATGACCATCTTAGTCATACTTATTTATTCTCCATCTATAACCACATTTATCGGATATAAGTGATCTTTGCAATATTCCAGAAAATCATCTGCTGTCAAATAATTCTTCATCTCATTCAAAGTCATATTCTCTATAACCTCTGCATCTAACGAATATGAAAAACATGGATTTTCTTTATATAATTCAAAACTCTTATGTTCATAATCAGCCCAACTTCCATAAAAGGAATTGATAATACTATCTATTTTTGAAACAGGATATCTTTTTTCGTATAATAATTTTGCTTGATTTTCTGACTCGGTATAAATGTATTTTTCTCTTCCTGTCACATGATGATAGCAAATTTCATTTTCATATCTTGTTCTATTAAGAAATATATCCATAGAAGATGTTTCTTTTCTTTTATGTGCATTGAATCCTTGCGTCAATGTCACTTTGTATATTTTCTTCATTTCTGTATTCTCCGAACTTCTAACAAACTGTCATCGTTTTCTTCTTTAAGTTGCTCCAAGTCTTTCCAAATCGCATACCCTGAATCATTTTCACCACAATAATAATATTTCTCTCCATTAATTATTCTCCAATATCTCCTATTGGTTTTGTAGTAAACTCCATCTTTTGCAAATTCTTCTTTTGTGTACGAAGCAATTATTTTATCATTGATAGGAAAACTAATCTCTACGAAATCTATTCCATCAGCATTAATGCTGTCCATATGCTCTAACAATTCTTTCATTTACTCATTCTCCATCTCATATGGTGTATATTCATAATGCTTTCTGTATTCCAAAATCCTATATACTCTGTCAGAAAAATTATGCAGCCAAGTTTCTAAATCTGTATTGCATCCTCATGTATCTTACCTCGCCTTATCACATTCATGAAAATCCAAAAGCATCTGATATTTATATTCTCCAAACCTTTTCTTCCAACGTTCCTTAGATTTTTCTGTTGTCCAATCAAAAGGCATCATGTGATAATTAATTAAGAAACATATATCGGCAACATCTTTATAAAATATCTCAGCAAAATTTTCTAAAATCATATATGAACCAATTGAATCATGTCCGTAAAAATGTGCAACTCCATCATCATCTAATTCTTTACAGTACAATTTCCCATAATCATGCAATAACGCTGCCATATTATATTTTGACGGATAACCATATCTTGAAAATAATTCATGTGTATTCTTACAATGGTCTGCAAGTGTCGAAGTATGATGTAGATTTTGCTGATTAAAACCTTCCATATTATCAAACATTTTCAACGCATCTAATCTATTCTTATTTTTCATATAATAGTGAATAATTCCTTCATCAAATCCCTCTTTTATGAATGGAATTTGAAACTTTCTAAGTTGTTTATCCAATACTTCTTCTGGCACTGGATGTGGTCTATTCAGATTGTCAGCCTTGCATTGCTCAAATGGTTTTGGAATCAAATAAGCAACCTTATGGCAATCAATTCCTTTTACATTCTCAAGAATTGCACGTCTTGATTTCATAGTAATGTTTGTAGCATCAGCAATCACATTAATATTATTCTCTAATGCCTCACGGATTCTTTTGTGAAATACTTTGAATACTTCTTCATTGTGATCCTGATTTTCATAATCGCCAGTTAATTCTTCTCTGACCGAATCTGATGATACGATAACTGTATTTTCATGTTCCTGTGCTAATTGCTTGGCAATGGTAGATTTTCCGCTTCCACTCAACCCGCACATAACCCAAAGCGTAGGTTTATTCATTCAATTCTCCTATCCATTGTGTTTTAATAAATATTCTCGACTGACATTTTTAAAACTCTGCTGTCCGTCCTGAGATCTATAGACGTATCCTTCTCTTCGAACTTTTGGATTAATCTCACTATATCCATCAGCTTCGAGTTTCATTTCTTCCATTGTTTTAGGTAAATAATATTCTGTAGAAATAATCGGCACATGTAACAGATTATTACCATCACAAAAATCTGCCATCTCTTTCGTCCCTACACGATTACCTTCAATAATAAGATTAAATACATATAACCTATTCTCTTTAAATTTATATGGATTACCCTGTACGTCTCCGACTCCTTCACCCTGTAGCACAACTCGATCATAATTATTCTCAATTGCCAATTTTGTTAATACGCTTTCAATACCGTATTTATCAGCAAGCTCCCAATAAATATTAGAGTCGTGATAGCATTCCTGATTTTTATCTGCTTGTCTGACATTTCTGCTACAAACAATAAATTCGAATTTATCCTTACCTTTCTTCTGCCGATCTATAGCGAATGTACAGGAAGTACCATCTAATTTTTCTGTCTTAATCCATGGATTTTTATTCTGCAAGTAAAAAGGAGCATTTTCAATTCTCGTTTCGTCGGTTTTAACAATCCATTTTGGAAACTCCTTTGGATTATCACGTTTCTTTCCAAGAAAGAAGAATAATAATTTCTTCCCCCACTCACGTTTCATTAACCATCTAAACCATTTTTTCTTTGCAAGATTTTTATGGCGAGCTGCCATAGATTTGAATTTTGCATTGGGATCAATAGAATTGCTTTTTCGTTTGACATCTTCTTCAGAAAAATATGTAATTTTTAGATCTTTGCTGACATCATCACCAATATTTTTTCCATCTAGTTCTGGAAATAGAGATAATGGAAGTGCTAATCCTTGACTAATTACTTTAAACTTTCCAAGTTTCATCGTCTTGACTTTGTATTTCTTGTTTGCCAGAAACTCGAAACGTTCATCATTTTCAGGACACTTGCTATCAATTTCAATATAAACTGCTAAATCACCAGTCTGAAACTCACCTTTCTTTGCTACACAAACCCACCCCAAAACTCCAATAAGTTCAATATTATCAGCTCCCTCTATCGGCTTGATCCACTCAATCTTTTCTACGTGTGCTAATGCTCTTTCTTTATTTTCCAAGTTCCTCTTACCTTAGTAAGTAGTGCGCACTTTATCCTATAGGAACTTTTCTATTTTTCCTTTCTTATTTAATCTTCTAATTTGTTACCTTTTGCTTCATTACAAGGCTTACACATTGTTTGATAGTTACTAATATCATCAATCCCACCTTTTGAACGTGGTAAAATATGATCTTTTGTCATTAATATTTCATCACCATTATCATCAACTGCATACAAATTCAGATGATAACTTTTATCCTGCAAATGCCTTTCTTTCGCAAAATATTGTCCTTCAATTCCACAAACTGAGCATTTACAGCCTTTTATAAAAAATGTCTGATATCGTTGACTATTACCTTTAATCAAATCTCCATCAAAATCAACTTTTGCATTTCGCTTGTCTTTTTCAAACAAAACATCTTTAACCTTACTGTGTACATATTCTATGGAATATGTGGACTTTCTGATAAGATCATCATGTTTTGGTTTAATCTTATGCAGCCTAACATCTCTATTTGAAATAAAAATGTTTTCTACATTTTCTTTGCTTAATAAGTCAGTCAAATCTCTTACTGTGTGAATTTTATTGGGAATAGAAATAGTACTGCCGTTCCATTTAATTCCTGTAATCTCTGTATCAAGAGTAGGTGACAATGGATTATTACTCTTTGGAAATTCTGTTTGTAAAAAATCTTCAATTGTTTTAAAGCGTTGAGATAATATTTTATCTTCTACTTTGTAACAAATTTTTAATCCTCGTTGTGCTTTAAACATAGCAACATCTCCTTCAAATTTTTATTATCACCTATATATTCTCTTCTTCTTTCAACCAAACTACAGAACTACAAACATCGCATCTTTCATAGAAGATGGAATTATGAATGTATTTTTCTTATGTGTAACTTCGTACTCTTCCTTGCCATCTTCATTTGTTACAACTCTTGCTGTAAGAATCTTTCCTTTTTTAATCTTTATACTGTCTTCGTTTTGGTCTTTGAAGACAACATCTTTAATAAATTTAATTGTCATAATGTTTATTCTATCCTTCTATTGAAAGAAAAATTTCAAATTATAAGTTGTCAACAAATTTCATCAGTTCTTCAACTTTACTATGCGGAACAGACACAGTTACCTCTTCATACAAATCAAGATGGCTTAAATACTTGGTGATTTCTTTCTGTTCTTCTACCCAATTAAGTCCATTTGATTCATACAAATCACGTAATGACCATTCAAGATAATCTCCATCATTGATTGTATTTGCATTTTTTGCATAATATTCGTCTGTATAGGAGTAATCTTTCACCTTAACTTCTCCCATTACCTCACTGTATTTTCCATCTAATTCACCACATGATATTTCTTTCGGAAATACTTCCATTAATTTATCATATGAAGATTTTTTGATCCAAATATTATCTTCATATGTACTTCCTGAATAATATCCTTCAGCGAATAAATTTATATTAACTAATTCCATAATTATTTCCTCCTAATATCTATACAATTCTTCATATCTTGGATCTACAAACAACTCTTCTTTTGGTCTTGGGTTCTTCAAATTATTATCTAGGATACTTAACTCACCACCATAATAACCATTCCAAGAACCACAACCACAAAGTTCCAATCGTTCTTTATGAGTAATAGAAACAATTCTATAAGCTGGCTTGTCACAACATTGCCAGTAACTAATGACAAAGCAATTATCTTTTGTTACATTCTTCAGATAATCGGGTACTTCAGGCCACAAGTGACATTCATTGTTAATTCCTTCCAATGTTTTACCTTCATCCAGCATCTCGTTGGCTTTTTCTGATCTCTTGTGTGCCTTTTCATGTTCCAAGCACCATTCTTCTGAACTGAATAGTTCACCACAATAATCACACTTATATCTAATTACTTTCTCCATAATTACTCCTAAGTCTTATATAAACACACAATATATCCATCCATTGCTTCATAATAATACCAAACATAAGGACTAATTCCTTCATTCATAATTTCTGCCAGTTCATCTGCTTTTTCTTGATGACTATTCGCTCCATTTAACATTGCTATTTTCTGTGAATCAAAATGAAACTTATCAACTCTATCCATGCATTCCTTATATAACTTAGACTCTTCTATATGTTCTCTAATTACTTTTAGCATCTTTGGAATATTGTCTTGGAGGATCTGTTCATTTGCTAATTCTGATGGATATAAAATATATAAATCTTTTTCACAAGATAATGAAAGGATTCTTTCATACACTACATCTGATCGTAGACAATAATCATGTATTCTTTCTTCAAACGTCAACTCGCTTCACTCCTTTGTGATCATATCCAAAAACAACAATTCATCTTTCTTTAATGTGATATCGTAATCTTTCCACTTCTCCATTAGTTTTCTAGTGTCAAATCCATGTGGAACTACAATTGCATAACCATGCGGAGTTTTATAAGTTTCAATATATTTCCACGGAATATAAGTATTATAAATATCAGCAACAAATTTCTCCATTAGAGTTCTATTATCCACATCGAAATCAAACAACCATTTACTCTCATCCCGATTCTCTACTTGCTGCGCAACAGAAGCTAATGTACGATTCAGCTTTGTCACACTTGGTTTATCTCTAAGTAATCTAATAATAAGTTCTTTCATTATCTTTTCTTCATTTCTTGAATTTACAGACCGATACAATCTTGTCTGTTCGCCATGAACTCCATCTGCTGCAAATCTATGAAATTCTTTGATTACTCTATCTTCATTTTCTTTGTATTCCAAGATAGTCTTTGCACGTTCCTTGAAATTAGGAACATCTTTGTTGTCTTTATTTCTTGAACGAATTAGATATACATATAAATCAGACATTATTATTTACCTTTCTATTTAGTTAATCTCAAACTGCTTTAGTTTTTTGAACAGTTTTCTTTCTTGCAAACGAACAGACTGTTCAATTTCGCATAATTGAATCTTATTTTCCTGTATTTTTGATAACATACAATCTACATCTTTGTCATATTTTTCAACATCGATTACCATATCAGGAAATTTGTAATTAGATGATACAAGCGTTTCTATGATGTTGTATTTATAACAATCCAATTCTTTTATGAATGTAAAACTATTCAATTCGTCATCATCAAAATAATAATTTCTAATATGCCCTCTGTTAAGTGTTATATTACCAATTTTAAATGCAAGCCCTTCAGAATTAGCTCCTAGCAAACAAACATCAAGATAACTTGGGTTTAAAATTTCTCCACAAATACCATAAATAAGACCATCTTCTTTTTTCGCAGATAAAACCAAATAATATGTGTTTCTTGCATTATTATAATAAATACATTTTTCTTTAATTTTCATAATTTTCACCGCTCAAACACGAATCATCAGCAAAATTATTACCATCCATAACTTCACAGATATTCTTAATCATATCCATCACTTCACCATAATCACCACCAAAGGCATTACCTGTGGTTTTGATCTCGTAAATATAATTCTCTGGTTTAATTGTAGGTTCTATTGGATAACCATGATACAGAACTGTACCTTTAGGAATTGTTACTGTTGCGTATGTATCAAGATAATCTCTTTTTAACTCTTTCAGACAAGACTGACATCCTTTATTGTATGTTTTACAATTGTCTCTTCCTGTATTATTGACTTCCACAATACGATTTGTTTTCTTAGAATAATCCTTGTATAAGAATTTATTTACAATAAGCAGCACACCATCTGTGATTCTATAAACATCTTGATATTCTGTGTTTGCTAATATTTCCATCTACTCATCACCATCTTTCCATGCATAATACTTATTCTCCATCTTCAAAAAATTTCAACATCAATACACAACATATCATGAAGGTTCTTAATCTGTTCTTCGGTCGGTTTCTTCCATGGCATCATATCTGTAACATCAAAAACCATTACTCCACACAGTTTGATTCTTGCAATTGTTTTTGGTGGACAATATTCTACAACTTCAGGCATCGGAATGTCGCAACTTGTTTTTAGTAATTGCGATTTCTGTGAATGCTCAAATGCTCTCAATTCATCTTTTCCAAGCCATTTCACCCATGCTCCACAATCATCACAATATAACCCTGTATTATTACCTTTTACTTCCGTATGCAAAGATGTACTTCCACACTTTCTACAACAATTTTGATACATAATTTTCACCTCATGTTAAATCAATTTGTTCTCTACTAATTCACCAAGATAATAATATCTGTCAATTGATTCCTTATCTCCAAGAATCCATTTGTCGCACTCAACTTCTTCCATTTCATCAATCCAATTATCCCAATTGTCTGCAATGAGCTGACAGAACTTTTCGCCACTTCCACGCAAGAAACATCTGCCAACCCATTCAGCTTTCATGCTTCTATCTGGATAAACCAGTGTAAAATAGATTCCATTTTCAATTAAAGCATCTCTTACTTCTTTGTGGCTGCTTACGAAAATATAATCAGCTTTTCCAATATTCTCTTTAATGTGCTGAATATAATTACTTGGAAATTCTGGATTACGAACCTTTATATACCTTTCTTTGTAATTCTTTTTCCCACGATTCTTCATTTCATATGCTTCATCAACAACAGCCATCCAACTGAACTGACTGCTATCGCTATCGAGAATCTTATATCCATTCTCATTAAGTTTTTCAAAAGTATATGTCTTGCCACAAGCAGGAAATGCACTAATAATTTTTGTTTTCTTCATAATATTCTCCTTCCTAAGAAATCATTTCAGGATAGAAATCATATAAATAATCTCCAAATTCTCCGCCAGTATCAGAACCAATTATCTTCTGCCAATGATTTATCCATTCCTTACCTTCTTTTGTTAGTATGAATTTTTCGTATTCCTCTTTAAGTTCTTTTTCTTTTGTAGTCATTATTTATTTTTTACCCTCCAAATGAAACAAAACTTTCATATATTAATTATTGTTATTCAACACAATTTCATTTTCGCATTGTGGACAAACAATAATTCCATAATGTTTCTGACATACTTCCATTCCGCATATACCAATTCCAGTACGAATATTCACATCTTCATCGTCAAAAGAAAATAAACATCCGCAATCCTTACAACGTATTTTATGCTTTGTTCCTTTTTCAATAATTTTGATCATAGCTTATCTCCTATATACTCAATGCGATATGACTTACCTACTTCTGATGATTCAAATGTTATTGAAATATCTTTATCAAACATTGGTAAAACACGATCAATTAGAAAACATATTTTTCTTGCACATTTTTTACAAACATCTTTTCTTTCAGATGATATTACTTTTGTTGCAACCATAGGAGTACCATGTCTGTCTCTTACATAACTGTCTTTTATAACTGGAAGAAAGTATTTATCTGTTACAGTTTCCTTACCGCAAATATCACAATATTCTTTAATCATATTTTCTCCTATGAAAGTCCAATTTTATCCTTATAAAAATCTACACTCATTAATTCTCTTCTAAGCTCGTCGTACATTTTATGTAATTTAGGATTCACCCATTTCATCCATTCTTTACGATTGTCTGCAACCATAAGCTGACGCAGTATTGTAACTGAGATAGAAAGTTCTGCACGATTGATAATCAGCTCAGTTGTATTTACTAAATCTTTCTTGTCAAACCATTGACTGCGACTTTCATCATTGCCATAAATCATAACTTCTGGATTTTTATAAATATATCGATCTACATTATCCAGTAAATACCTTCCCCATTCAGGGCGGATATCATCTTCATCTGTCATATCGGCTAATCCATAAATCATAATATTAGGGTTATCACCATAAATTTCTTTTAACATCTTTGTTCGTGTATTGATGTTAAGCGGATTGCGCTCTGTACCACATTCCTGCGCTGATCCAATAAGAATCAACAATCTATCACATAACATCAATCCTGTATCTACTAATTTTTCGTGTCCTTTATGAAAAGTCTGGAACCTTCCACAAATTAGTCCAACATCATACGGTTTCATAATTACCTCCATTCTTTTCTGCATCCACAATCTGGAAAGAAGTTTTCTACATCTACAATGAATTCATCGTAAAAACACATTCCATATTCCAAGTCATTCATCCAGTTAATTAATTCTCTTAGAACCTGTGTAAAGTTTTCTTCTCTGCAATAGTAAATTTGTCCAATATCATAATCATCTTGATCGCAAATAGTCACGGTAATTGTATATGGTTTATGCCAATCATCACCTTTACTTGCAGTCAGAAGAATCCATGGTCTACCACAGAAACACTCATTGCAATCAAAATAAACTGCTCCATACACATTTAGATATTCAATATAATATTTCTCACTCTTATGATAATGTCTCTCAAATTCCATACTCACCTCTTAATTGGATACGCTGCATAACATGCTTGTTTGATATCAAAAGAATCATTATCATTCATACTTCTTTTATCCTTTCTTTGACAGCATCCCATGTTTCGTAATTATATTCTCCATCCATAGCAAATGTTCTCGGCATTATTCGTGCGTACACCAGCACTTCTTTTAATTCCTGTGGCATTTCTTTGTCGATGATACATCCATTGCATTTGTATCCTCGATTAGTTTTTAGATCGGATAAATTGAAAACTCTTAGGATACTTGAATTTGAAAAGAATAAAACAGATGTGTTATCACGACGGGAAAGCAGCAAATGCGATTCTTCTGGTAAATCTTCTATGATTTTATTTAATAATTCTTCTACAATTGTCTTTTTCTCCTGATCAAAACAGAAAACAGCGCTATGAAAATGTTCCATCTTTACACAATAATCAATTTGTTCTCTCAATGCCTCTTCCAACCGATTCATGATTCTTCTCCGACATAAACTAATTTTTCAATATATTCTCTGCCATCGCCTTTGAAGATTGGAATATTTTTATCAACAATCCACTCATTTTCAGATTTAGAAGCGTCTCTTAATTGTGTTGTTTCCATAATACCATTGGACTCAACAACTATCTTATTTCTTATACAACAACTTCCTCTCTTCTGGTATGTAGGGAAATCATTCCAATTGATACCTTTTTTCAACATTAACATATCCTGAATATCATTACTGGACTTCTCCTGCAATTCTCTATGCGAAAAATTAGCCTGTCCTACCATTTGAATTGAATTCCGCGAAGCATCTAGTTGCCTCCAGTAGAAACAATTGGTTACTTCTTCTTTCGGAATATTAAAACATCTGCAGTCGAACATTGCTCCTTTTATGATCGCATCCATATATCGGCTATTTAATTCATCTTCATTAGACCAAATAGTTTCGTAGAATTTTTTTTCAAAACATTTATTAAATACCATTGTAGCCATAGATGCCAGAATGCTGCAAAGTTTATCAACTCGATAGTTGAAGAAACAATCCGTATCTAATTTATCATAATCAACTAATAGCAGCGTAATTTCGTCACTCTGCTGGTAACTCATTTTACAACCCTGTACATTTTCGCAGAGATACTTTGCTGTTTCCTGCATAGATTTGATAAAAACTTCATCAAATGGTCTTTTAAATCCTTTCGTGAATGAATGTCCAGCTCTCATGTCAAGACGGCAAATTACTGGCGTTCTACGCTGAAGATAATACCTGTTCCTACTTTCATATTCTTTCATTCTATTACCTAAATCGTCTCGTACCATATTAATCCTCCGTATTATTATATTCTCTCATTCCATTTTCGAATTGCTTCGCATTTTGTTTTATCGTGTTCCTCTTCTTTTCTATAAGTATCTACACTACACGTTCCGCCTCTAGCATGACACTTATTGCAAATCACAAAATATGCAACTTTCGAATATCTTGTCTTTTGACCAATTCTTAATTTAGTCCACCCGCAGAACGGGCATGGTTTTAATTCTTTTTCTTTGATATTAATCATTTTTATCACTCCTATCAATTATTAAACACTATAACGGATTCATATTTTTTTGATTCATATTTATCTCTTTTTATATTTTTCAATGTCTTCTTCTCTCGCAAATCTACAATATGGATAACAATAACTGTCTCCTTTAGAAGACCAAGATGTTCTACCTTCAGAAAAAACTTCGAATTTATAATCATTAGCTAAATTACAATATTTACAAAAATATCTTCGAATCCATAGATCATTTTTGTCATTTCTTACCAACACAGGTGTATCCACTGGAACTTTTGACCAATCAATTTCTGGTTCCTTATATCCAGAATTTGCCCATTTTTGAAAATCCATATCGCAATGATCTGAACTATAAAAATCACACTCATAACAATTTAATTCTCCACATGGACGCACTTCTCCATTTTTGACTCCACATGTATCATGATTAACAGCAATCTCAAAAATTTTATCTCTATATTTTTCTTTATTTAACATCTTTTTCTACCTCTTCCAATTCATCCTCTGATTACATCCCCTATAACTACTACCAGAAATCCCTTCTCAATTCCTTCGACTGGATCATTCCACTCCCGAGATTCTATAACCTCTTCTTCGAGACTATAACTATCTCCATCCAGCGGAACAATTCTTCCATACCATTGTTATTCTTCCATTGAAATATCGCTTTCGTTGCTTTACCTATTTCCCCTAAAAGATGAAATATCTTTAATCTCTTCCCAGGTTCTAGGACAATAATCAATCCAATCCATCATTGCACCAACATTATAAGCATATGGAAGGTTTCTGAATTTTTTCATTTCTTTATTCTCTGTATTTAATTCTCTTACTTTATATCTGAGTTTTTTCAGGGATCCCTGATAGATAATATCGTCGAAGTTGCCATGTGTATGACCATAGAGAAGGACTGTATCTTTATAACAACCATTCCATGAAAAGATAGGATAATGTGAAAGCACGATTTTTTGATTAATTCCGTTATGATTATCAGTAAGTTCGAAATAATCTACGACTGATTCAAATAGCTGTTTTACTCTGTAATCTTGTAAACATTTTTCGTCATGATTCCCGACCACTAAAATTTTTTTAGATTTAAGTCTTGATATAACAGAACACAAATATTCATTGTCTTTGTTAGTTCCACATCTTCCAATATCACCTAGAATGAATGTTATATCATTATTATTAACAACAGAATTCCAGTTCTTAATAAGAATCTCATCATGCTCTAAAGCACGATGTTCAAAAGAATTCATGCATCCTATGTGTAAATCTGCAATATATCTATACATTACTTTTCTCCATTAATTCTTCGCAGACATGTATTAAAACCTGCTGTCCAACCACGATCGAAACTACATAGATCTTCATTTCCGTTTTCTTCTTTTGGTAGCTCCTTTAATGGACACCCTTTCATTAACTCATCCCACGAATCACCGGCATTGAAATTTGCATCATCATCTTGTACTATGCATTTATCTTCACTATTTAATAATAGACAATGTATGCATTTCTCTGGTGTGTCCATGACTAATACTGATTTATCCATATTATGTTCTCCTTCAATTCAATAATTCTTTGTCAATAATCTGAAAGTTAGCTCTATGAATATATAACGCCTTTCCGTCAATCATTAATTTTGTCGTTTTCGGCAGATCTTCGCATACCTCGTAATATACGCTATCGCCAGAATAAGCACAAATCGGATCACCAAGCTGAGACTGGATGACGACTACACGAGCCTTTCCAAAATAATTTTTAAATCTATTGACAACGCTTGCAATAATAACATTCTCTTCAAGACTACCATCAGTTTTGCTATTGATTACTTCTGGACTCTGAAAATCCACATCAGGATTTAATCCTTTTTCAGCAAAAATCATTGTAGTTCCACAGTTCTCCACTTCCTTACCATCGATTGTAACCGTAACTACGCTGGACAATTTTTTCGTATAACCCCAACTTCCGTCTGAATACGTTTCTTCTTCTACAATATTGGAATCCAGGTCAATTTTCTGTCCACTCATATCCATGAACTTTTCACCTTCATTCGTATAAAATGAAGCATTATATGTATTACCCGTAATAGATCCATTTAGATCGTTTACTTCGCTATTCAACCCTTCGCATCCCGTAAGACATGATACCGCAAGTGCTGCCATTAGAATTCCTGCTACTAATTTTTTCTTCATATGTATTTTCTCCTTTATTTTTTTATAAATGTCACCCGTAGCTATGACACCACGGATGACAAAATATTATTCTCCAATACTTACGATGACTAATCTATTTTGACATTCATACTGTTATCATAAGACCATTCTTTAAAGTATTTTTCTTCTGCTTGTTTACGCGCCTTAACAGCATCGTCAAAATTGCTAAATACTCCAAGGTATATTCGTTTCCCATCTTTTCTAATATAAGCCGTCCATTTTTGAGTCCCTTTGTGAAAACAAACACCAGTTACACCAGAAGTATTATTTCTTGCCCTTGTTCTATTTACGTTATTATCCGAAATTGTTCCTATTCGTAAATACTTTTTCCGATTATCATATGTATTATGTTTAATATGATCCACCCGTTCTCCCTTCTGTGGATTCATAATAATGTTCTGCATGAAAATACAATTATCACCATCAGGTACAGTTGTTGCATAATGCCCATTGTCATGCCAACGATAATTTTTAATCTTATCATAATCTTCCAGATCAAAATAAAATTCTTTATTGGTATTCGTTGTCCATCCAATTCCATATTCTCCAGATAAATCATACACATTATCTTTTGAATTTTCTTTTCGAATTTTTTTAAGATTTTCGGATCTTAAACAACCACATGATTTTACATTTCCGTTTCTTAGATTGTCTCCTAATACATTAATTATTGTTTTTTCTTCACAAGAGCACTGGCATTCCCATTGAACATAGTGTCTCCCAGTCTTTTCGTCAACATAATCTTCAATACGTCTAAGAACCGTTAAACGGCAAAATTTTTTACCAGTTAAATCAATCAATTTCAAATTACGACCTCCTCATCTTAGATGTTTCCGAAAATTTCATTCTTGACTTTATATTCTCTATAGTCTTTTTCAATATTTCCTATAAAATTTTCTTTGTTAGTGAACGAGTTATAGCAAACTTCATGCAGAAGCATATTTGGAATATATTTGTGATTATTAATCATCAAAATAACATTTTCGTCAGATCCTATATTTTCATTACAACAATAGCATTTTCTTGGATTCAAATACATTTGTAATTTTTTAAGATGATATACTTTAACAAATGAATCTTTATAATTTATTGTTTCCACTATTAAATCACCTCCATCATGAAAGACGCATTTTATTCTATGTTTGTAACAACAGGATGTGTCTCCTTGTATCTATCTTGTTCTTTTAAACATTTTCTATAGTAATCCGTCGATTTTAAACTTTGATCTTTACTGTTTTTCAAATCATTACAATACAAACATCTGTAACGTTCATGTACTTCAAGATCTCCTGCATCATACAATTCTACTACCATATCTTTTGTGCATAATCTATTGCAATCACAGCACGTAACAATATCTTCATATGTAATACCAAGTTGTTGTTCGATGATGTCAATAAAATACCCTAAAATAAAATGCCTATCAATAAGCATATCCGTAATTTCGCCATCAAATAAATCGGCATCATACCATGGTAACGTTCTACTATAATTATAAAGTTCCTCAGATCCTGTTAGCATACAAGCCTTAAAGAATGCTGCTGAATAACCACCTGTTCCTGTATTCACTGGAACACTATATTCTGCAAATGCATCAAGTTTATAGTATCCATGAATTCTAAAAAGTTGATCACGAAATTCTTTTAAAAATTCATCTGTAACAAGCTTTTTGATGTTTTCTGGCATGTGATATTCCACATGAACATCTTTTCCTTCTCCTACTATGGGCATAATCATTTCCTCCTCTTCATCCAACTGCTCCGAACACAGTCATATCTATATATACCGGTTCTTCAGGATGATAACCCTTAGATACGTCATCCTCATATTTTTCTTTTAATCTTGTATTTTTCTTTTCTGCGTACTCACGCATTTCTGGAATCGTAGCATCATCATATTCTACATGATTGTAGATATAATTATTTAGCTTTCGTTCCAAAATATATTCTCTCTTAAAAATATTATCTATTCTTTTTAATCCATTCATTAAAGCTTAAATCATACATATTATTCATCCTGTATCCATTTTTAAGATAATCCAATAAATCTTTAATGAATTGTGTTATTCCTCCAAGAGTACTAACCTTGTATTTATAGTTTCCTACACAGAATCCAATATATTCTAATGCTTTGTCGTACCCATATTTTCTCTGGTTATAAATTAGTTCGTGATATTCGTCTTCTGTAAAAGTATAAGTCTTGACTGTTTGAGTAACTTTTTCTTCTTTAATTTCCACGCTGCATCCTTCCTCAATTTAATACGCATAGTCATAAGATAAATAATATCCTTGATCAGATAGCTTTTTAAACCATTCAATGCGAGATCTCATATTAACCTTATCTATCTCTCTTCCGTCTAAAATTCTCTGGCAAATCTCAGTCATTTCTTTTGGATCAATCAAATGTAAGTCCTGATCTTCTGACTCGAGCCATTCTTCTTGTATAGCAGGTATTCTCTTTCCGCTATATTTTTCAATTAAATCTTGCACCAAACCAATATTATATCCAGAATGTGATGTGCTGCCTCCACCAATATATTCGATGTCTGAATCATCATAGTCAAACATCGTGGTTCCTTTATGGATATGTATTTTATATGATTTGAACCAATTAAATCCTGTTGACATCTTTATATCCCTTTACTTATATTTCCACATATATGTAAGAAAATTATTCTTATTATCATCTTTTTTAAATTCCATATTATAATTTAAACATTCAATAGATATTTTCTTTTTCATTTCATTCCTCATTTTTTTGATATTCAATTCTTCCCATTTATCTATAGTGATTGCTGCATCATGACAATTTGTAATATCGATTTGTATTTCACTTTCTTCACCTGTTTTAACGTCTTTTATAGTTGTGTATAATACAATTTTATCTATATCTTTAATTATCAAATTTTCTAATTCTTCTTTGTTTTCGACCGTTTTTAACATATAATTAACCCTCTAATACTTCTTTAGGACAATATACAATCTGTTTACCAGCCTTTTGAGCTTTGCGAATCGTAGACCATACGCCACCAGATTTTTTACCATCCCAAATTGCCAACAACACATCACAGTGGTCAACCATATATTGATCTCTTGCATTGTCGCAACCTTTGTAAAATTCATCAGATAAGTGAACTACTCATGTCTGAAGACACGAGCTTCCTGCTTCAAAGACCTCGCAACCTACTATCTCCACAGGCGTAAATTTCGGTGGTTCCCACCGTACTAAATATTACTAAGCCACTTCTAACATCCTTAATCCTTCGTTAAGAATATTGATGGCAGCATTAATATCTCTATCGTGAACCGTTCCACATTCTGGACAAATCCATTCTCTAACTGACAAATCTTTTGTATCAGAGTTTATATAGCCACATACACTACACATTTGACTTGACGGAACAAATCTATCAATCTTGATATACTTACGATTATTCCAACTTGCCTTATACGTAAGCTGTCTAATTAATTCATACCAACCGCAGTCTGAGATTGACCTTGCCAGATTATGATTCTGTAACATATTAGATATTGATAAATCCTCAGAAACTATTACTTGGTTTTCGCTAATAAGTTTATGAGAAATTTTATGCAAATTGTCCAATCTAGTGTTACGAATCCTTTCGTAAATACGAGCTACTTTAATACGTTGTTTATTATAGTTCGAACTGCCCTTTACTTTATGTGAGAGTTTCCGCTGTTCTCTTGCAAGTTTATTTTCATATTTTTGTGTGGTGCGAATGTTATCAAATTTTTCTCCATCAGAAGTGATAAGTAAATCTTTAATACCTAAGTCAATACCAACCATAGCTCCTGTTGATGGAAAAGGAGTAGATTCTTTTTCAACTAATACAGATACAAAATATTTTCCAGATGGTGTTTGCGAAACTGTTGCAGATTTAATTTTACCAGTAAATTTTCTGTGTAAAACTGCTTTGATCCATTTTAACTTTGGAAGCTTAATTCTATTTGTATCGAAAGAAACTTCTATGTTGTTGTTTGTATAGTTTGTAGAATACGACTTTTTATTGTTTCGCTTACTCTTAAATTTTGGATATCCAGTATGTTCCTTAAAAAACTTCTGATACGCAGAATCCATATTATAAACAGAATTTGAAAGCGCAAATTTATCTACTTCTTTTAACCATTCATATTCGATTTTTAAAACCTGGTTCACATAGTTATTACATGATATTTTGCTCATACTTTTCTTTAAAGATTCATACATTGTCTTTCTATAAGCAAGAGTTTGGTTATATACAAAACGACAACAACCAAATGTTTTTTGAATTAAAATTTCCTGTTTTTTATTTGGATAAATTCTGTATTTATATGCTTTTAACATTTACTTATCACCTCTCTTTCTATATAGTTATTCTCTATTTGCACGCTAACTCATGACTAAAGCCACGAGAATGCGTGAGCCGTTTTTTCAAATAATACCTTTAAATCATTTTCATCTAAATTTCTCATGCCTTACCTCTTCCTTATGCTCCTGTATTTGCAATCAATACGACCTGTTCTTGATCTAAATTTATTTTCTACACCACAACGTCCGTAGCTTTTCGAAAATCATCAGAACTCCATCTTGCTTTTCTTTCTGCATGTTTTTCGTCTTCTGCTACAACTACCATGGCATAATCTTGACACCAACTTTTTCGCTTAATACTTACTAGATATACATTCAAAGTTTATATCCCCCCTTTCCTTACGGTCAAAGATATATTTTTGTTTACAGCTTCCGTTTTGATATCTTGCAGGATTTTCTACCGTTTTCATACATCTGCAAAAATATTTACATGTATCACATTCGCAATTTTCATCGAACTTATGTTTTTTTGTAATAATTATTACCCCAATTATTCTCGTTTAAAGGCAAACTCAATTCTTTAGAATATAAGCGATCAAATTTTTCCATAAATTCCTGAACTTCTTTGTTAAATTCAACTCTATGCGTATAATAATAATAGACATAATTGTCATCGTCCAAGATTCTTGGTACCCAATGAGGGGATGATAATTTATATTTATTTAGAACTTTAATGCCACAGTTTATTCTAGTCTTGTCATTTAGTGACATTTTTTTCCTCTCATATACCTCTCAATTGCTTCTTTACTAACACCAACTATTTTCATGAATTGATCTATATTAATATTCTTTTCACTTAAATATCCATACAAATTATTATATATGTCAGTCATAAAACCCTCCTTGCCTTAAACAAATGCTATAACAACTTTTCGAGCCACAATATTTTCAAACTTTTGATTTCATTTATTTATTCTCTGTCACAATTCGCCTAAACATCTCATCTGTAGAATCTATCAGGTCATATCTTTTATCCATTGGCGCTGTTGAACTTTTTGCAAATTTTCTTTCTACCATGTCAATATAGTAAGTAAAATTGCCATCATCGCCCATGTAAAATTCTTCCCATTCTTTGTCCGTAAAGAAACGTCGCATATTAAGCTGTTCGATGGCTAGATTGTCAAAGGACACAACTTTGAATTTGTCGTAAATGTTACAGATATTCTCTTTCAACCACATCTGTCTTACTACAATATTTTCATGATCTTCTGTATACCAATCAGTCCCTCTACGAAGCTGCTTATAGCCCAGGATCAGCATCTTCAGATTATTATTCCCTAATGCTTCGATATCAGATGGTTTTAAGATACCATTAATGACATGAATTACTGCATTTGGATATTGCTTAATTAGAGAAATAAATTTTTCCGTTGGATTGACAAGTGATACACCAAGACCGTAGATCAGTTTTTCATTAACTAATCTTTTGATCAGATCCTGTTTTTGTTCAAAATGAATCTGATTTACAGTAATATTCGCAATTACTTTTCGTTCTTTAAGTTTTTGTAGGAATGGAATTAAATCAGGATGCGTGGTAATATCACCTCCGCCGATTGCGACTTCTTGATATGGATGTAGAGTATCGATAAATTTTTCATTCATAATATCTCCATGTTTCCCATCAGGAATACTACCTTCATGACACATAAGACAATTTCGATCGCAACAATTTGTTATTTTGATATCCATATTTTCTGCAAAATCCGGAACAAACTCATCATCATTTGTCCTTCTGATTTTTGTTCCGTCATCCATTATAAGAGTACGATAATTTCCATTTCTATATGCTCCTAATAATTCCATTCTCACAATTCCTCCTAAATTTTATCAGCCATCATAACCGTCATAACCGAACGCGATAACAGTGTCCCCATTCTCTGTTGTGAACGATTCTTCAAACGTCTCCCAGTCTTCACACCATTCATTCCAAAAATAATCATAATCATACCATTCATTTTCATGAAGAAAATCCAAAAGATCTCCTTCTGTGTCGTATGTAAAATTTGGATGATACTTGTTAGATTTTTCAAAGGTGATTGCTTCTTCTTTTGTATAAAAATGATTTACTTGAGGTTTGTTGCCATCTGGATAAGCATAGCCACTTCCTCTAAATAGAAATACTTTTCCTTGCTCCCATTTATCATAATCGCTTTTATTACACATTACGAGCGAGTGAACCGAGCTACTATTTGTTTCAAATGTTTCTTTTCTAATTTGTGTTTTCATCTTTCCCACCATTCCCCTTCTGGATATTCATGATCAATTGCATCCATATTGATTAAACCTGCTTCTTTCATTCCAGAAAAATAGCATGTTTCATCTCCATCCTGAATTACTACATATTTTTTGTTAGAAATAAACTCTTCTAATGTGATATTCTCTTTTTTTAAAAATCCACTAAGGATATCTTCATCCACAGAACCAGTATCTGGAATATTGAATCTCCAGGATTCATTTTCTGAATCAGTCCAATAATTAATTTCAATTCCATATTGTTCTTCTTTGTCAGAAAGAAACTTGTTTAACTCTTCTTCCGTCATTCCTTCCTGGTAATAATTGTCTGCATTATATTCTTCGTTATCTTTATTCGGAATATATTTACATTTTTTTGGAAGTTCAATTTTCTTTAATGTCGGCACATATTTCTTAACAATTCGTAATAGTTCTTTATATGTATCATTATTATATTCTTCAACCAACGAAGCACAAGCATATAGCCATTTATCAGAAAAACTTGCTAATGCCCTGAATGGAGATCTTCCAAAATATAAATCGCTCTCATATGGTTTCCAAATACAATTTTTCTCTCCTGTTTTTGAATCATCCCATAACCACATATCATGAGTAATTTCTTGTGGAGTATATTTACCTTCATTTTTCATCACGCAAAGCGAATGCATACTTGACGAATTTGTCTCAAACACACCCATTCTAATTTGAGTTTTCATATTTTCTTTTCTCCTATTCAAAAATACAAATCATACCATTATTATCGACACCTGCAGTCTCATCAAAATAAATATAGGGCCATGAAATCCCTGAAATAACGTCAAAATTCATATCATGTATAGCAATTTCTTTATCACCATATTTCTCCATCGCTTTCTGTAGTAGTTCGATAAAGTCCGAAATTTTATATACATTGTCTTTATCGAATGTCAATGCTTTTGTTATATGCTTATCAAGACATTCGAAATCTTCCTCGATGATCTTATTCATCCATATCTCCTCTACAAATTTTATTAGAATCTTCTTTGCCGTACACAACTTCATCAGCCAGTTTGCGAGAAACACGGCTAACCTGTTTTAATCCCTCTCTGATAATTGTTCCGCTTGGCTGCTGATGATCTTTGATAAATCCGATCCACTGATCTTCGTTTAGAATGTTTCTTTCACTTTCATATACTACCGCATAGCCTAGTTCCCGTTTTGCAAGGCGAAGTGTGTTGATCATGCAGTCGATATCATCTAATACATCTTTAATCGGCATTGGTTTTTGTCCTCTCTTTATGTAAATAGTTATATGTTTCTATGTAAGATTATTCTCCTATGATCCGTTTATAAAAAGCGTTCTACAATTTATATTCTTAATAGGTTAGAATTGATTGTAGAACGCTCATGATGGTGAATTGTTGTGGTTATTTTAGAATGCAAATCAGTCTAAATATGATTTCAGACCACTTTCAAAATATGGAATTGGTCTTCTCTTGAATCTGTATTTTTCAACCCTTGCATCGATAATAGCTTTTACTGCAGCATCATCAATTTCACCTGTTCTTGCATACCGATCGAATACAGAATATTTAAATCCAAGAGCGCTTTCATCAGAAGATCCACATAATCCGTCTGACGGCGTTTTGTCAACCATCTTTTTCAGTAGAATCGTCTCATATCCAATAGCTTTTACTTCCTGTACTGTGAAATCCTTTAATGGTGCAAAGTCTCCTACTGCATCGCCCCAGCGAGTTTCCCAAGATAAGAGTGTTTCCGAAAGATTGCATGTATTAGCGACTCGTCCATTCATACTCTGTGAAATTGCATAAAGCGTTGCCATTCTAATTCGAGGAGGCAGATTAATTGATGTCTGTTTTGACCAATGATCACCAATTTGTGGTCTGATTTCGTGCTTTAGCGCAAGAATTGCTGGATGAATATCTACAGTACAGTATTCAATACCTAAATGTTTAGCAACTTCATAGGCATCTTCAATATCTGTCTGTTCTCCGTCTGGCATGAGCACACCTAAAACTCTATTCTTTCCAAGAGCTTCCACACAGAGAGCCGCAACAATGCTTGAATCTTTACCCCCTGAAAGACCTACTGTGGCAATACAATCTTTCCCATTCTGCTCAAAGAACATTTTAATCCACTCGACAATCTTATTTTTTGTTTCTTTTGCATCAAAAGTATACATATCTATTCTCCTCTCCTTTACTGATTTAATTTCCACAGTTCAACATGAATATCAAGTTCATTAAAAATCTTCTGCATCATTGAATATACTTCGTCCCAATCTGCTCCACCACGATCACAGCCGATCTTATATGGCATAGCAATTGTTGCACTAAAATTATTGTTCCTTTCATGTGCTTTCCAACACATAGTTCTAAAACACTTTTCTAATGCTTCCAGAGAAGTATATTGTTTTCCGTCATATCCATAGTTATCTTGTGCAAAGAAATTACAAATCCACTGTTCATTACTTGGAATCGCAATCGATCCACAGTCGTATCCAATATATTTTGGCTTGACTGGTACAATTTGTACTTTCCCCAGCATATCCGATGATGCTACCTTTTTATATTCTTCGTATACATGTGGAAATCGCTGTCTGACCTGCAAAGCCACGCCAGATCCCATCTTTCCCATACAATTTACCTGATGACAAATAAATTTTGCATCCGTATCAAATAAATTTCCTTCGATAATTTCAATCATGATTTTCTCCATTCAGTCTTTCACGAATCTCTTCAAAAGTCTGTTCTTTTACTAATTCTCCATCTTTAAAGACGAGTTTCAGTTCATTTTCTTCTGGTATTGTATCTTCTGCATAACCATCATGACACACGAATTTATTTTCTTCTTTTACTACACAGCAAAGTCCTTTATGAGATTTCTTCAGATTATTTTTATCTGTTTTTGGATTCTTCTGAATGGTATATTCTTTGCCATCAATTACACAATAGGTGCTCTTCATTGCAAATCCAAAAGTATCTCTTGTTAAGCAAACCATTCCATCTTCTGGCGTACACATTGCAGAGAAAGAAAACGCACCTACTCCAAAAAGAATCGTATCTGCTGCAAATCCTAATCCTTCAAGCTGTGTCCAAATCTCTTTGATCTTACTGTACTGACAACCATCTCCGTAAATGATTCCAATCTTTGGATTTAACTCCTTATAACCTTTTGAGTTTACAGTTCCACCAAAAATCTGATATAATTTCTGAACAGTTTTTACTGAAATCTCAACGATATCGCCGCTATCAGGACGTACAAGGAATTTGCCATTATGCTCTTCGATTTCTTTTCTCAGTTTTGGAAGTGTTTCGTCAATAAGGTTCCAGTAATCAAATGTATCAGAGACATAACTGAAAGATGTATTCTTATATGTATCAGTCAGCAATCTTCTTAACAGATTTTCTTCTGTCTCGCATACAGCCAGATTACTGCATACGGTTGCATGTTCCAGGCTAACTGCTCCAATACCAATATGGTTCTTAGCACAATCAGCATCGTACATTTTATCAATATACTGAGTCGCAGGAATTGTAGAAGTTTTATTGAAAGATAGCAGCCATGAAGAACTTGCATGAACTCCGTTCTCAATGCCGAGTCCTCTGAATCCAAAATCCGCCATAGCCATTGCAGGATTAGCACCATCTGTAGTTTTCTCGTAAAATTCATTTGCAAGTGTTTTATATTTATGACCTACAGTTGCCCAATTGCATGTCCCAAAAATAAAAGACTGCATAATGCATTCCAGCCATTGTACCGTCCATGCGAAATCCGGATGTGCGTTACTCATCTCGATACACGGGACTCCCATTGTTACAACAGCTCCTTCTGGAAGAGCTTTGATCTCTACAGGTAAATACTGCAGATCCCATAATTTTTCGATACGTCCAAGATCATAACTCTGAGAACCGATCTGATTATCCAGATATTCTTTATATTCTGCAATAACTTCTTTTTTGGGTCTTTTGAAGAAAGTTTCATTTGCTAAATCAATCATATATTCCTTAATAAAACCCTGTAATCCAAAGAATACAACTTCATTCAGATTTTTGAACATTGATTTTCTAGGAGTAATATAAGAAGTTAATTTTGTAAGACCCTTTGGAAGAGCATCAGGATTTGTATTTTTATATGTATCTGCCATCAGCATAAAAGAAATGTTTCTCATTTTAGACCTCCATAACTGTGATTTTATCGTGTTTTCCTGTGAAAAGACTGTCTGTTGTAAATAATCTTTCAACTGTTCCATCTTCAAGTGATTTGATTAATGTTCCTTTTTCTCTATCAAGAACTGAATTTTCGGTATGTGATGCATAAGCATAAATTCTATCTACACCACATTCTTTCAACACTTTTGCACTATAATATAAAGAACCGCCATATGAAATGATGTCATCAATCATCAAAACTTTTTTACCTTTAAGATCAATACCGTTATCTCTGATTTTGAGTCCAAGAATTTTTCCTGTATTCCAATCTCGATTTTTCTCACCATAGCAATACGGAATGTCAGAAAACAATCCAGAATATCTTTTCGAACTACCTGTATCCGGAAAATAAAGAATAAGATTTTCTTTACTAATCTGCTCAATTACTTCATCAATATATTCTCTTGGATTAAAGACATATACTCTATTCAAAAGCGCTGCTCCAACATTACTATGAACATCAAGTACCTCTACTCTATCAAATTCGAGCCAATTAATAACATCAGCGAACCCTTTTAATGTAAAAACCTCGCCCTGATCATGGATTCTGTCCATTCTGGCATTCGGAAGATAAAACATTGTAAGATCAATTGATTTAATATATGGAAAATTTTTTAAATGTTTTGTAATATAAATCAGCGCTGAAAGTTCTTCTTCTTTCTCATACTTCCATGTAATGTTGTTATATTTCTGATAAAAACAATCGTCTAATACGATTCTCTGTGTTCCATCTGGAAAGTGTTCTACTTTTACTTCTTTCCCATTTAAAATGATCATATCTTTATTCTCCAATCACATTAATCTGGCAGCTTTTCATGGCTTCGAGTGCCGCCTTATGTTTTTCTGGTGTAGATCCCGCGCAACAGCCTGCGTCTACTGTAATTTCCGTATTTGGAAACATAGCTTTAAGGACTAATGCATTTGAAATTACACATATATCCGTACACAAACCGACCAGATCGATATCACCATCTCCAATCCATGTCATATTTCTCCACTGCAAAGTTCCAAAAGTACTTTTGTTTACATATCTGCAGTTAGGAACCTCAAGGTCGCTCACAACCTTCCATCCTTTTGTTCCAAAAACACAATGTTTTACTGGAAGTTTTCTTCCCTCCAGAGTATTTAAGTAATCGTCATAATGCGTATCTCTTGTAAAGATAATTTGATCTCCACGATTATAATACTCTTCAATTTTCTTTTTCACATTCGGAATAATCGCCTGTGCTTCTTCCGATCCAAGGCTACCCTTTACGAAATCATTCTGCACATCTACTACAATTAAAGTTCTCATTGTTTATTCTCCTCTCTTACTTCGTCAAATCTCTTTACCCAGTCCTCAAATGACACATCGTCTCCCACTGTGCCATCGTATTTACACATCCAATATAGAGTTTTCTTTCTCTCGTATTCCAAGTCATCTCTTAAATTATGAATAATTGACTGAGCAAAATCTTTCATGTGATTGTATTCGCTTTTTAAGACTAATCCAAACATTAAATTTCCTCTTTATCTTCTGCAAGTTTATTCCAGACACTTGCAATTTCTGACATCACTTCTTCTACGGTTTTGCCATCCGTTGAAATTCCTAATCTATCAAGATATTCCTTTAATTCAGACATCGTGTTTTCCATTATTTTTTCCTCACTTTCCAAAATTTTAGTAATCGTTACTAATTTCTAATTTCGATTCTTTTTCGAATCTATCTACATATTCTCTGACACGTTCGTATGCTGCAGGAACACTAATATGTTCTTTCAGTAAAAGTTCTTCTACAGCTGCTCGTTCAATAAGAATTTTTCGATCGTGTTCTTCTTGCGTCATAATAATCACCTTATAAGTTTGGCTGACCAGTTTTATACCAGCCAGCCATTTTTTTAGTCTAATTCATCAAGCATTTTCTGCAGATCTTCAACGGACGCATTTCGAAGTGCCTCGTCCTGCTTAGTAGCAATGATCTGCATAATTTTCTGTTTCTTCTCTTTACGTTCTGCAGCTTCCTGCCGATTCTTTTTCTCTTCCAGTTTTTCATTAAAGATATATTTTACAATCTCAATCTTGGTCGAAAGAATATCATCTTCCTCGGATTTAGTCTGAAGCAGACTTTCTTCATCCGTCTTCTTTACTTCTGCATTCAGCGTCTTAAACACTGTATCCAGCGCTCCAAGCGGAAGATCATATAAATCTTCTACTGCAATCTGTCCCTTATACGGGAAACGATATTTACCTTTTACTGCTTTTTCAAACATATTACTCATAATTTTATTCTCCTTTATTAAAATTTAATTTTAATGATTCTTTCTGTTGCACCTTTTACTTTAACGATAAGCTCATTGCGCTGCGTCAGACTAAAACCAACACCAGAGAGCTGATCATCGACGTCTGTTACACTACACTTTTCGCCAAGTGCTTCAAATACTTTACGATGTGGAACTAATTCATTCTTAAGATATTCCACAAAGAAACCATTCGGCTGTTCTGGATTTACGCATCCATTCAGGAAGAAGAAAAGATGTTTATTCCCGATCCCATTTTGCTCATCAAAATAGTTCGGGCTGTAACTGATTACAGATACAGGTGTAAACTGATTTGTCTGTACTCCCCATACTTCTCTACTAGAAGTAACCGAGTGACCAAAAAGTTTTTCTTTGATGGTAAAGTTTCCGTTCTTATCCATAATTACTTCTGCGACGTCTACGTCTCCACGCACTGGGTTATTGTATTCAAACGAATAGATCTCTCCATCGAATTCAATTTCCGCTTTAAATCCTTTACTTCCTCGGTTGGTATACTGATTTACAAAGAATCTGTATGCGCCAGGAATCATTCTCGATTTGTCCTGCCATGTAATATTTTCCACTGCTGGCTTCCCTGGCATACTGCTATATGGCTCAATCACATCAATATCAAGCTGACCACCAAGTTTCGACATAGATGGTTTTCTATCACTACCAAAATAGATTTCATGACCATTTGGTTCAATACAGTGAGCATCAAGATCACTGTTGTCATTCTGATCCTCGTTCCACATAATAGAGAATCTAAGCACTCCATCTACATTTCCACCAGCATTCTTTACATTCTGTTTGATATCAGAATCGGTAATGTTTCCTGTATATGCCCAGCTCAGACCATTGTTCCATTTGAACATTGTGTTGGCATTCGAATTTTCTGGGGCAATTAAAGAAACAAAGTTTTTCTCATGTTTATTCTCTACAAATACTTCAACCTCTTTCGCAGTCGGAAGAACCTTTTCTACGAAATCCTGTGCAGTCACTTCTTCTACTCTAGAGAATTTCTTTGGATTAACTGCTACAAATTTTGACATCTCTGTAAAAATGTCTCCTCCACCAGAAATTCTCTTCGCTGCATCTTTATTAGAAAATAGAATATTATTTACTGTGATATCATCCAGATTTGCAAAGCGACGCTTCAGAGAATCCATATACCCAAGTTCTGTTAGAGTTTTCTTTGCATCGTCCAGCATTCTCTGAGTATAAATTGGCTTACTTCTTTTATAATTGCTTGGTGCTACGATCTGCTCATATTTTTTAACTGCAGTATCGAGATCCATTCCTTCGCTTACATTTACAAGTAGTGTTCCAATAGAATGATTTCTAATTTTACCGATAACGGCTCCTGCTTTCAGAGATTTCTCCCAGGCATAAAGATTTTTCTCTTCTTCCGGAATTTTGTCGTATTCCTTTTTGTATTTCTCGAATTCTACAAGTGGAACTTTCCATTCTGTTCCACGATACAGTGTATTAGAATTGATCAACTCTAAAACTGTCTCTACAGAGTCAATAGTAATCTCGTCAAGAGAACGTTTGAACACATTCCGGATATCCCTATATTCACCTTGAATTTTTCCAACAGATCTATAAGAATCAAAAACAAATTTCATAGGAAGTTCCATATAGAAATGATCCCACTGATGTGATTTACCACTAATCATTTCAAAATTCTTATCTGTACCAATTTTCTTGAAATGGCTTACAAATACATCAACAACTTTCGATTCGTGAATGAGTGTTGAAAGTGCTCTAACTACTGGATCATAGATTGTTCCAGACATATCAACATCCCAGATGCTCTCCATTTTATTATTTTTAACTACAACTGTAGCACCAATAGTACGGATAAACTGTTTACAGCAGCTACAATCGTGTTCTCTTCTTTTACGAAAGATATTATTCGTTCCTGGCGCAAAGCTATCAAGATATGTATCCCAAAGTTTATCCTTATCTACATTTACTTCGAATAACTTATCTGCGTCCTTGGTCATCTCCACAAAATGTTTCTGAAGTTTTTCTTTGAAAATTACGAACTGATCTAACATGATATTTTCTCCTTCTTTATGTTTTTCTTCTATTTTGTTATCTTTTACTCTACTTTGCTCTCTGTTTCCTCCATCTTATTGGTTGTTTCTTCTTTTACATTATTCTCCGAACTTTCTTCTTTATTATTTTCACCAACTACATTTGCTTTTTCTGGTTCTTTATTTTCCTTTGTATCTTCTGTAGTATTCTCTGCATCAGAAATCAGTTTTTCAACCTTTTTTACGATTTCTTTTGTTGATTCGGTCTGTTTTTCTTCCTCTTCTTTTTTAGATTCGAGTTTCTTTTTCTCTTCTTCAAACTCCATCATTGCCTGAAGATATGCTTCTTTCTGAATTGCAATCTGTTCATTTCTTCTCTCTTCTTCTTTTTTAGTTGCTTCTTCTGCTCTTCTTGCACGACGTCGTTCATTTCTCTCATGACGTTTCTGTTTCTGACGAAGTTTAATTTCTTCCTCTTCTTTATCTAATGCGGCGAGCTTCTGCTGACATTCATATACTTTCAGAGCATTCTTGACTTTGGATACATAAGATTTTGCATATTTAAACTCATAAGCTTTCTTCTCAATACCTTCTGACGTATACACGTCATTATATTGTCGTTTTGCATATGCGATGTATAATGCTCTTTCAAGAGAGAATGTATCATTTTTGTCGCATACTGTTTTTACTTTTGCTTTCGTCCAAAGATCATCATTGAAAGTCACTTCCACCACTCGATTTGGTACAATAATATTGACAGAGCATACACCCGACTTATAGATATACTCTTCCATTTTGTTTTCAATACGTTCCATCTGTGTTAATCCTACTTCCTGTTTTCTCATTTCTTTGTTCTCCTTTTTAGCGTTGAATGTAAATGTATCATTTTTATTTCCTGAGTCAGAGTTTGCAACAACTTTTTCAAGACACTTTTCTTCAAATATAAAATCCGCACCGCAATTTAACTTATATGCACTACCATCAAAATGCAATGCTATTTCAGTTATGATATATTTATGCCCACAGTAACATTTCATACTTGGCACAAAAGTAGAACAATCAATGTCTTTATAATCCTTAACTCTTACAATATCTCCTACTTTGAAAATCATATTTCATCACTCCTCCACTTCTTTTGATAATTCTTTATACTCTTCCAGAAGCTTTGCAAATTTTGAATTCGTTTCTGCAAAAATCTCATATTTTTCATCATCTTTTGTTGACTGAATAATATCATCCATCATTTGTCTTAACTGATGTTTTTTATATTGTATTTTTGCTAATTCCTTTCGTCTTTTCTCTCGATCTTCGTAGGCCGTCATATCAATGGCGCTTGGGTTTATTTTACAAACAATTTCCTGTGTAATTTTTTCATTTTCATGAAAATGTGTCATATCATCCAACGTAATAATATTCTGAATTGTTAAAATTTGACCTCTACGATAGCCAGTAACTAATACTTTATCTCCTTTTTCGTATTTATAGCCGTCGTTATAAATTGCAAAATATTCTTCCTTCCCCATAAGATTAATTCCTGCTACGGCTATATAGCCTGTTAATTCTTTTGCCATGTTTTACTCCTTCTTTCTGTTTAGATATTCTCTAAAGAAATGTGCCTTTCATCGCATTTTATATTTCAATCATGCGATTTGAAATGCCTAAAATGGATGGGCGGCGTATCCATCATCTCAGGTACTCTTTCCAGAGTGCGTCGGGAACCATTTCCGACCTCATTTTTAGACATGTTAAATCGCATGACCTCATATTCTCCGTTAGTATATTCCAAAAAAGTTATATACTAGCTCAACTACAGTAGTTACAATAATAGTGATCCATAAAGCCTTTTCACTTTTTCGTTCTGACTTTTCTTCAATTAGATTTAACCAGGCGAAGATAATTAGAATGATTCTTAAAATTGTAAGTAGCATATTTTCACCTCTTTTCTTTTAGACTTTTATGTATAATAATTAATATAAGCAATATATGATATATAATTTAGTAGATATCTCAAACCTAATTAACAATTAAATACAGAGGAGGCAAGTTTTGTTACCATGTAATTTAGTAGATATCTCAAACTACGTTCAGCTGCTCCAATAGGGCTTTAATGTTTTGTTACCATGTAATTTAGTAGATATCTCAAACCCCAAAGCTCTTTTACACAGTATTTAGTGAGTAGTCATACCCTCACTCTTCGGCGTGAATATATCTAATTGATATACCCGACATCTATTTTGGGTTCGATGTCCAAAATACACCGCATATGCATAGCGCATATGATGTAAGCGACAATTAAGCCGCTTTCTTTTTATTTTTCTGTTTCTCCTCTAAATATTTCTGATACTCTTCTTCGATACCATAATATTCTCTGGCCTCTTCTTTTTTCTTTTCAGTTACTTTTCCTTCGTCCATCCAAAGTGTTGACATTGCAATATTTCTTGCTGCATTAAAATCTGCATTAAGTCCATATTTATATTTTTCTTTGTCATGACTTTTACATTCTTCATTATGACAATTAAAATATCCCTGTCCTTTGTCTCCTTTTGGTCTATTCTCTGGATGCCAATTACCACATACACTACAAATCTGGCTTGTATAACATGGATTAATTTTTCGTACTATAATTCCATACTTTTTAGCTTTGTATGTTATATAAGTTTGAAGTTTATAATAGCTCCAATTTCTAAGAATCTTATCACTTGTGTCATATCCTGTAAGGTTCTCAAGATTTATGTATTTTGCATGATATTTTAAAGCAAAATCAACAACTCGTTTGCTGACCATATGATTATAAGTTTCTACAAAATGCGCTTCTGCATTTTTTACTCTATTTAACGCCTGTAATTTTTTCTTTCTTCCATGACCGCCTTTAGTATTCTTCAATGCTTTCTGTAGTCTTTCTCTCTGTTTTTGAAACTGTTCTCGTTTTACAAGAAAATCATCCGAACTACCTATGGCCTGTCTGGAATATGCATCATTATTTAATGCACACATTGCAGGTATTTTAATTCCTAAATCGACACCAACTACTGTATCTTCGTTTAATACATCTAATTCTTTTTTAGGAATTTTCATTGTCAGATTTAAAATAATTTTTGTTTTGGCAATCTGGATTGAGCTACCACAATATTCGTATTCTCCAGAATAAACTTTTAATAATGTTGATTTTAACTCTGCTCTATTTTTTCCATGTCCTAAATTGATTTTAAATTTAGCAATTGTAGGCTCTCCTTTTGATCCATAATTAAAATACATTTTTAGATCATTGTCATCTATATGCTCACACAATTCTTCAAAAGTATCGTAATCACTTGTAAACTTCATGTGATCTTTTGCAATTGTACACGGCGAATCAAGTTTGTAATTTGATAATGATACTTTTCCATCTAATAATCCATCTTTTATGTCTCTTTGTATTTTGTTTTTAAGTTCCTTAGTAAAAACAAGCCCATATGCTCCTAACGTATTTGTAATTTCTGTATTATCAAATAAACTACCTTTTGAACTTCCTTTAACCCTACGTGCATAATTAATCGTGTCGGAAACGAACTTATTTTTCTCTTGAAGAGTTGGCATATACTGTACGCCATTTGCAATCATTTCAGAAAAAATCCAAGTTAAGATATAATTTTTCTTCCTCGCTTCTTCTTCCATGGCAGAGCGAATCAAATTATAGGTATAATTATTAATCATCGTCTGAGTAAATTCTGGATTTTCTACTGATAACGAAGCCAATGACTCTTTATATGTATTTAATTTCTGTATATAATTCTCTTTTTTCTTTTTGTCTTTCTGTTTTTTTATTTTCTTTTCAAAGTCTATAATTTTCTTATTCAAATCTTCAATAGTAAAATCATATACTTTCTTTTTCCACTCTTTCTTTTCACTACAGGTCGGAATAATATTATATTTTCTAGCAATAATTACTTTATTATCATCATTTTTTTTCATTGTTTTATACCTCAATTTATTATGGTTCTAAATCGAACTGACGCAGCTCTCGTTCATGCGACGAGTTTTGTACCTATGTAATTTCATATGGTTCTAAATCCTCAAATCTATCATAGATACCTTACATAGATTTTAGTGAGTGTCAGTAACCTCACTCTTCGGGGGCAAAATCACCCGCAGCATTTTTATAAATGCTGATTATAATAGGTTCATGGAAATTCAGCTTGAATCAGCCATTCAGATGTGATATCCTAATACTGAGGATAAATTCCTTTACCTATTAATTTCTCTTTTTGAAGATCATCGTGATCTGGTCGCCAAACTTTCTCACAATGGTCTTCTATGTATACTATATATAGTGGTTTTATTTTCGCTCGACCACTATATATAGTATTTATTTTCCTATGAAATCAGTCTTTCTTCAGAAGAAACTCTTTGATGTCGGACAACCGGAACATGATACACACTGAACCAAATCACATATGTGATGCTTCTTGATAAAGTCCTTATCTGCAGCCTGTTCGTCTGTAATCACGGTTCCACATTCGTCCATAGTTTGAATCTCGTGCTCTTCGTAAACCTTTCCGGAATATTTTCCTAACCTTTTCATTTGTTTCACCTCTTTCTTATTTAGTTTCTGTTTTTACCTTGATTCCTTTGGCTACTAACACTTTTTTATGTCTTCCCTCCCCTTCAATATTCTCCGTTTGAATTTGCGTAACTTTTACTGGACTGTATCCATATTTTGTTGCACACATGACAAAATCTCCAACCTGCAGATTTTCAAGAAACGGTTTCCAATTCTTATTTCTGCGAATCTCCCAGGTATATTCCTGGCTTGTTGTACCATTAGCGTGAATATGTACTCCATTGATCAGCGCACCTGGCTGACCTTTATATACTGTCCGAATTGTTTTGGCACCATTTCTTTTCATGATAAGATATCGGATATATCCATCTACGAGATAACCATTCTTATCCAAAATAATTGGCTTGTCTTGATGATTTGTACGAAGCCAATATTTTTCAAATCGTTCCATCTTTTCTTGAGATGGATGAGAATCAAGAAACTGATCTGAAATTTTGATGTCATCAATATTCATCTGCATTATTTTATTCTCCTTTCTTTACGCTGCGTTTCCTTTCCCAACAAGAAAGTTTTCGAAATCTCGTTTCATGAATCTGAAATTAATACCCTGATTGGAACTATATTCATCATCTGCATTCTGATATTCTCCAATCCACTGTTCAAATTCCTGATCCTGATTATTCTGCGCTGCATAAACCATCAATGCAATTAACGCTGTTTTACACTGCTGATAAACATTTGCAGACACTTTTGTATCCTGAAGACACTCGTTGTAAAATTCGATGTCGTCTGGATCTACTTTCTCATTTACATGAGTATGTACAAAATCAATATCATTCTGATCAATACGATCATCAACACCAATGATTGCAGATTCTTCATCCTCTGAATTTTCTGATGAGTCTTTGATACTTTCGCTCTCTGCATCTTCATTTGGTTTATTCTCTTTAATATGTAAAAAATCCACTAATAAAGTATGTAAATAATCAATCTTCTGCTGAATTACTTTTTTGTCCTTCGTGTGTTTATCCTGTTCTATTTCAATCCAATCAGTATCATTGACTTTGATTTCTTTCATGTCATTAAATGCAATCAGGAATTTTCCAAAATTTTCTGGTGAAACTCCTTCATCTAAGGCTCTTTTCATAAGAGTCATCCATGCCATAAAATCTTTTGACACAAATAATTCAGCTACTTCTGTATGATCGAGTTTATCTGCGTAAGGAATTAACATATTAAAGTATTTATTCAGTGTATCAAATTCTTCTTCTGTTCCGTTCTCATTAAGATACTTGCAGATATCCCTTGGCGCCTTTTTCCATTCTTCTAAATGAAACATCGCCATAACGCATTCGATGATCACTCTTTCCCAGATGCCTTTTTTCTTGTCTAACTCATTCAGCATCGTACAATCTTTAAGAAAACGATTATTATCTTTAATCCGTTTAATTTTATCCGCAAATGTACCAATGTAAGTAAACGCCTTCTGGCTTACATTCATTGGAATAGTAGAGTTATATAACATGACAAGATCGCAGGTATCTTCTGGAGTACATTCCTGATAAATTGCAGCAGACAACTGACATGATCTCATTCTCTTTTTCAGTTCTGGTGGGAAATCATTATAAGTTTTATTAACCAGATCAAATGTTTTGATTTCTTTGATCAGTTTTCCATTTTCATCTCTCATAGGTTTTCCATTTTTATCCAGTTTGTTTCCTTGATAAGTCACATATCTATTCCGGATTGATTTAGAGATCTTATGCCCATCAAACACAAAACGTCTGAGCGCTTCTGTTCTCTGACCACCATCCACTACGTATGTAGTAGTAAGCCCATCTTCTCTTTTTTCTTCTGCAAGAATAATGTTGGGAATGTAAATCCGTTTTGGAGATACAGTACTATAAATCAAATTATTGATCATTTCATTTGACCAACAAAACGCTCTCTGGACTGCCTGATCAACAGTAATAACTTCCTCATCAATACTATCAACATAAGCTCCTACGCCCATCTGTTCGATTCTGTATTCATCTAACATTAATAATCCCTCCTAAGTATTCTTGTATTTGAGTTGTTCCGGATAGCTTTTAAGCTATCGTTATAGAGTGACTTAGAAATATGTAAATTTTGAAGAATTTCTTCTTCATTAAATCCATCTGCAAGCATATGTAAAATTACACTCTGTACTCGTGATAATTTACTTGTATATTCTCTCATTAATGAAGACATTTCTTGATCATTTTGAAAGACGACATCTTCCACGGTTTTCCCAGATACAAATGTCTCCCAGAGCTGCATTCCATCTTCGTCAATTTGAGAATAAATGGAAATATCAAATACAGGTTTCTCTTTAGGATTACCATCTTTATCGAATTTCTGCTTTCCAGTCTCTTCGTCAATATCTGGAACAAAAACACAGCGTTTTTTACGTTCGATATCTCTTGTATATGTCCAATATTTTCTCCAAATATTTCCATATAAATACGTTTTAAAAGTGCATTTGACATCCGAATTGTATTTAAGTAAACTCGACAGAAAAACTTCTACTGCTAAACTTTCAAGTTCTGCATCATGAAGTGTCGGTAAATCTTGAGATGACTTTTTCTTTTTGTAAATCAAAGTTTTGCAGATTTTTTTAAGCTCGCGCATGTCGTTGTCTAAATACGTTTGCTGGATCTCATCTGCTTCTTCTGGTGTAAGAAATTCTAATTTTTCTCTTTGAGTCTCTGTCAAATATTTGTATCTCATTTTTGCTCACCCTACCCTTCCAATATTTTCATCGCTTCGTCAAATTTTGCAGTTCTTGGTTTATAGTTTTCATATTCTCCATTGCCAGTTTTATTTAATTCAGTTTGCAGTTTTCCAAGAGAGTAATGGTACGTCAATGCATTTTTCATTGCCTGAAGTTTATAGATACATGCTTTCACATGTGCTCGATCAATAAGAATCCGCAAGAACAGATATCCGATTTTAGCAATTCTATGTGCTTGTGGTAATTTTCCATCATGTTTATATGTATAAATAACGAGTGCATGTTTAATATCACTCTCTTCTGAATCAAGCTTAGACAAATATGTACTAAGAGATTCCAACATGTTGCTCAATTCAGATTCATCCCATGCAGCCAAACTTAAAAACTTTGTACACTCATCTTCAATCTGATCGAGTAAGTTCAGATCAACTACAATGTCATTTTCATTTAAAAATACACCTCCATTCCCTTTTGCTTTAGGAGAAACTGTTGGCTTGTTTCCATCCTCTCCAACCATGGAATATCCATTCCGAATCCAACCTAGTTTTTTGCTACGTGCATTCAACAGATTTTTAGCCTGTTTGAATGTAAACTGTTTTGCATTGGATGATTTTGTGGATTCCATGTACTCGCCAGGACGTATTGGATTTTCAATCACCCAATATTTTCCATTTGTGATAATGTAGTACATTTTCTGATCACTCCTTCTTTATTTAATTTTAAAAATAGGTAAACTTAATATAGGTTCTTATCGTTCATCAAATGAATAAGTACCTTTACGTATTGGTTATTCTCCTATTCTGTTTGTGTAAAATTGTGAAATAATAGCGAACTGCTCAAGATAGACTTGCAGAATTGCAAATTAATATGTATAATGATCTTAAGCAGGACATTGCTATTATTCGTTTAAGATGCTCCAACACCTTAAACACATATGAATATTGCTTGTTTTGCTTGTTATGTATAGGAAGGGATTCATACCGTATGCGCTCCAACGCAGGTATGGCTCCCTTCTTTTATTTTTGTTCGACAAAATTATAATACATCGAACTAATGTTCTTGTCAATATATTTTCGAACATTTGTTTGTGTTGTTATAATTTTATCTTTCCTTATATTTCCATTTTATACCTCTTAACTTGCATATTCTAGCGGTAAATATTTCCATTTTATTCTTTTAAATGTGGTAAAATAATGTCATGCATAATACCTTCTCGATTGATGTGTTCGATATCTTGTATCGTAGAATATAATTGCATATGTTCGATGATTTCATCTCTGTTAAGGAAAATAGTTTTTGCTTTTTTAATTAATTTACATCCTTCAGCAGGAGTGGTAATTTTCTTGCTTTTTTCATTTTGATCATAATCAATCGTATAAATAAGAATTTTGTACTTCTTGTTCTTTTTTTCAAGTTCTTTCATTTTCTGCATCGCTTGGTTGTAATCAGAGTATTCATATGCTTCTATCATTTTGTCATCCCTCCATTAATAATGTCTGCAAACTAATCTGCATTGCTCTGTTCACTTCTTTTTGCTTTTTGGGACTAATCTCTCCGATTTTATCCAACAATCTAGCTTTATCTATTGTTTTAATTTGTTCGCATGTTACTAACGAATCTGAACTTAATCCATTCAACGCGTCTTTTTCCAAAATGACATGAGTAGGAAGATTGGGCTTCCTTTTTGATGTGATTGTCACGACTATGGTTGTTGGAGAATGTTTATTTCCAATATTGTTTTGGACAACAAGTGCTGGACGTTTTCCGCCTTGCTCAGATCCTTTCGTTTTCCCGAAATCTACCCAATAGATTTCACCACGTTTAATTTCGCCACAATGTACATCCATACCCGGTTCCTCCTTTCTCTCTTGTTTTTCTTACGTTGAACTCATTATATCAACATATCTTTAATATGTCAATACTTATTATAAACATATCTTTATTATTTTCGTTATTATATTACAATTTATCTTTATTTGCATAAATATATCTTTATGGATTTTCTTATTTAATTATGTTATAATCATTGACACGGAGGTACAATATGATTAAATTGGATATTCAACATTTGATATTGACTAAATACAAAAGTCAAGCTGCATTTGCAGAAGCTACCGATCTATCTTTACCATCTGTATCAAAAATTTGTTCTGGTAATATGGCAAGTATTCGCTTTGAAACTCTTGAAAAAATTTGTGAAGCATTAGAATGCACTCCGAACGATCTACTTACTTCTGATAAAAATGAATGGGATACAAAAATTCCATCACATGTCACAGAATATATCGATCGTATGGAACATATCTCACAAGAAATCCAGGATGCGAATTTTCGTTATAAAGCTGCAGAACTCAATAAGAAAGGCGATGACTAAATCAGCCATCGCTTTCTTACTGCCCGTATTCAGATCCACTCAAAAATTAATTTCTTGTATACACCACCAATACAGTCTTTCTGCATCCTCATTATCTTTCCGATCTCGATCCGTGAAAATCATTAATTCTATCACGTTCTCTTCTGACATATTTCTCAAATCTGCAGGTGTTACTGTATAATCCAAATATTTTGGAATCATTTTTCATTCACGCCGTTCCGTTTTAAGATTTCTGTTACTTGAGATACAGGGATGCAAAATCTTCTGGAAACTGCTTTCTTATCATGATATTTTTCAAAATCTTCTAATACATCTTTATCTGTCCACTCTAACTGAATAGGAGCATTCATATGATTCTCCATTGTTATCTCCTTTTGAAATGTCTGATTCATTAATTGAAAACAAATTGAAAATCTTTATCGTTTATTTCACATGTAATGAGTTCTTTGTTGTTGTCAAGAATATCTACAACAGCACTTTCATATCTTGAATAAGCTACTGTACATTCATATTCTTTACCTTCCGTAAAATGTTCATCGGTTTTTCTACAAATAGCCTTATTGTTCATCTTATCCCTCCGTTTGAAACCATTCCAACATAGTCTTTAAATTCTCCAAAGCTCATTGTAATTACTTTTACATTTTTCATATCGATCACTTTACCTTTCTAAATATTTTGTTGGCACTTCTTTGGTTAACCAAACATTATTCACAGACAAATAAAATTTATATCCATCTCTATGCATCTGGCCAGATGCCACCTGATACACAACTTCTTTTCCGTGTCTTTGTCCGACTTTTTCTGCAGTATCAACGTCACTTGAAAGATGAACATATAACCGGCTTTTTGGAATTAACCCAATCTGATCGATTGACACTACGTATTTTTCGCCAGTTCCAAGATATAAAAATTCTGGTGGTTGTTTCTCTTCTAACTCTACATCTACAGGAATCGAATGTCCTTGGTTGCATCTAATCAGTGTTTTATCTTCATTGAAAGAGTATCTTCCCTTCGAATCTGTTTCCACGATCTCGTACAGATGATCCAGATCGAATCCAGGATTGTCTTTCCTAATCCCGTCAATCAGTTCGACGACATTAGCCCACCCATGTTCATCCAAAGTGATGCCAATTGCTTCTGGTTTATGTCTGAGAATCAAACACATGTATTTACTAATATTTTCTAAGTTCATGCTTTTACTTCCTTTTATTTAATTTTATTTTTCAGATGCCAAACAAAATCTTTTGAATCAAGTAATGAACCTTCAAACAATTTTTCGCCTTCAGCTTCATAAATTCTCAACGATCCATCAAAACCAACCACAACATATTTTCCGTTATATTTTTCCATGTCAATCAGTTTCCATTCAAGTGCTTGATACTGAGTTCCATCTTCCATCACATCTGCATATCCATCATATGTAAATAACGGAATGTCAAACATATAAATTATATTATCCATATTTTGTTTCTTCCTTTTGTTGTCTATATTAATTATTATACGGTTTCTATATTTATTACTTCTAATAAATTATCTTCCATCCATTCGCAAATATCTTGTACTACTGCATAAGTATCTTCGTATCCATAGGAGGCATTGCTCCAGGTATAACAATCATTATATTCGTCAAACCAGATTTCTACAGATTCTCCATTTGATAAATCAAGCCTAATGGCAATTTTATCTTCTTGCTCTTCTGCATATCCCATTTCTTCGACAACATATTTGTTAATATCTGCTTCAGTCACAACATTTCACCTGCCTTCTGAAAACAATCTTTCATTATCTCTCTATAATTGCAAAGATTAGCCAAACATTTTTAATTCTGGCATATGCTTTTGAATAGCGTTACTTCCAATATTTTCCCAATCAATTTTATTTTCTGGATTAAATAAAATTTCTCTTAATACAGAAGCTCCTCCTTGGTCATTCATTTTATCTAAAATCTCCACAGCTATAATATTTTTCACTTCTGATTCTCTCATAATCTACACCTCCTTAGTGAAGTCTTTCATCTACTCTCTAATTGTTTTATAATAACTTCCGAACCAGACATGTACAGGAGGATTTTTCGCCAATGGCATTAAAGAACCACTTACCATTTCCCTAACCTGACCAGAATCATTCCATCCATTTGATTCCATTTCTTTTTTATGCTCCATTCTTTCTTCTTTTGAGTCGTAATAATACTGTTCTATAAACTCTGTGTACTTATCTACGCAGTTATCTCCATCCCACACAAATTTTGTTGTATTATTTTTCATTTTAATTCTTTTCATATAATCATCTCCATTCTATATTAAAAACAACTTAATCTCATAACATTACCCATAGATTTTTCCCATAATATTCTCTTCTTATATGAGGAATATCATTGTTAATTTTTGATAACTCAATCTTTTCAAAAGTTACATTTTTGCAGCCATCCATAGTTCTGTTTCCAAATCTATTTTTAATACATTCAATTCCATTTGATGATTCCTCAACCATAACAGAAGTCACTTCTCGTAAATGTTTGATTTTTTGTGTTTCTTCATATGTCATATTATTCGCATCCTTTACAATGAAAGCAATTTTTCATTATGTCACATTGCAGCAACTTCTTCATAAAACGAGGAAAAACTATTCTTATATTTTTCTTTAAAATCTTCTTTAAATGTTTTGTCAACAAATTCCATCATCTGATTTTTATCCGCCCTAAATATAGCGTTAAATATAGGATACAGTTCTAACCAGTCAGTCATTAAAGCATAGTATTCACCATTTCTTTCAAAGGCGCATTTATATCCTACTTTATTGAACAATGTCAGAATAGAATTTGCAGATAAGCTTTGACTAAAATTTTCTTTGATCCAACTTAAATCTTTTTGTTGTTCTTTTACTCGATTGCATTTTATTTTTAACTGATTTATCAGTTCAACACTTCCTTCTTCAACAAATTTTAAACAATCTTCATTCCACCAAGAAGAACTACCACCCGTTTCCATATCCATAATTGAGTATCCACCGTAACAAGTTCCGTCACCATATTTTTCTCCATATGAATACTCTATTACATACAACTTTCCTATATCATTTCGTGATTCATTTAAACTACCATGCCAATAAGTATCAATTTTTCTAACAATATTACCTGACTTAAAACTCATACGATCATCTCCCATTTTCTCTTGAAATCGTCATTTTATCTTGTCTGCTATTTCTCTAATTTTATTTGCGTTTAAAGGTGCCACTGCATCTGCGAGCTTTCCTTTTGTTTCCTTATAATCTTTGCTATAAGGATCAAATCCAGAAAGACAACACCAATTATCTATTTCTTTTTCCAACTTTCTTGCTTTGTCACAAGCATCAATCTGTTGTTTTATTTTGTTTTGTATGTATTTAGGAATTTCCATTTATATCACCTCAATCATTTTCTATATATCCTGAAAATCCAGAACATGTAATATCTGTAAAACTTAAATTGATCTTAGCAAAATTTAAATTACTATCTAATACAATATATAAACAATTTTCATCTACAGAAATATGTTTCACTTTATATTTCCCATATGGTACTAATGGAAATTTAATATCATTTACTTTTCCATGTGCCAATTGTACGATTTCGTCACTTTCAGTTGTTCCCTGAATGTAGAATTTAGTATTTCCACTTGTTATTGTTAATATATCTTTTACAGTCATTTACTTTGCACTCCTTCACATCATAACATATAATTATTCCAGTTTTTATTCATGCGCTTTTCCTAGATTTAGTTCTCTTAAGCAATCTGGGCAAACATTTCCATACTCTTTTGTATATCTCCAATCACTCGTGGCACTTTTTAACCATTTTACACTTGTACTATTCTTATAATCTCGATTTATAATACCTCCGCAGTGACCACAAGCAACTTCCATATAGATAATAGCTTTTTTCACTTATATCACCTCTTTCATTTATTTAATCATTATTGATTTTTTCTAATTGATTAATGGAAACATGTCGCTGTTCAATATAACCATCTTCCATTTCAAAATCAACATCTGCCTCCTCATTTGGGTTTTCCCATGCATAATCTACAAATATTCCAAACAATTTTAAATTTTTGTGAAATACCTTATCACCTTTCTTAAATTTCATTTATTTCACCTCATCTAACAAATCCAATATATCTCTATATCCATCATATTTTCCTTGCTCTAAATCATTCATATTACGATTTCCAATACTATTTTCAAAATCTTCTACAAGTTGTTCAATCTTAACTCGAAGATCCCTCATAGTATTATCAATAACATTTAATCCAGCGTCTTCAAGATCCTGCTCAACACAATATCTAACAGTTTCTTCACTGCTTTCATCATCATAGAATTCAGCTTCAACTTCTACTGTTAGTTTTGCTTTTATTTTATTGGGCTTATCTATTATTCTTGCCACCTATATCACCTCTTCCAAGTAAATCATGCATTCCTAGTATTCTAACATCTCTTCCAGATCTCTTTCTTTGTATTCAATATTTCCCATTTCCAATCTAATTCTTTCTAACTCATGGTTATAAAATTTTTTTTCTTTACCACTTTTTGCTGACTTAAACATATCATAAGCAAATTTTTCTTGTATACATAATGCGTTTAAACGTGATTTTTCACAATTCTTAATTTTATTTTTCATTTTTATTACCTCCACTTGAAATTTAACTTTCATTGCCAAATTTCATCGTTGTCTGCAAGCGAAGCTTCCCATTTCCAGTTATGACCTGTTTTTCTTTTTACTATTTCTATTGCCTCATCATAACTTACAGCTTTAACTACATAACAATAATTAGATACATCTTCTGAATATCACGGAACATCTTTTACAACATATAATTCATTTTTCATAATATTTTCCTTCCATAGAAAAAGTTAAATTTACTTACCAAATACTACTTTTATCTTGAGGTTTGCCAGTTTTGATTTCTAGTTTTCTGGTTTTACAACATTTTTCTACGCTTGCTTTGATATTCTCTTTAACGCATAAACAACTGTTTTCATTATCACATGTCATAAAAATATCGTTAAGTATAACATGAATACCCTCGATTGAATTAATATCTATTTTGTTTCCAAATTCATCTGTATATATAATTTTCTTCGACATATTTTTCTCCTTAATTTGTAAGTAAACTTAGATTTCATTACCATCTGATAATCCATTTTAATTTTCCGTTTTTAAACTGATATGTTTTATTTCCAATTGTTATAAATTCCCATGCAAATTTATTATTTTTCATTCTATTCCTCCTCTGAAATATCCACAAATGTATATTGTTTACATTTCCAATGAAAACTTGGTTTCATTTTATTATTCTTCAAATTTTCTGTTATTTATAATGTCATATTTTCCATAATTTTGTTCAATTCCATTCCATAAAAATGTAAGTTTTCCATCTGGATATAGACTTATACAAGTATTCGTAACTAGATCTGGATTTTCTTTTGAATGATAATACATTCCACCTTTTTCATGTTCGTACATTTGTACATATGTATAACCGTCCAAATATATTTCTTTTGGATATTTCATATAATCACCTCAATATTATATTCTCCATTATGACGAAAATGGGGCTGTCTTTGTAACAATCCCATTTCTCTTTTAAAACTATCGTTTGCATTCCATACAAACGTCTTTTCCATCATAATCATCAGGTCGCTCATAATGTCCAGGAAAACAATGCATACAACTATAACATGATTGATCCCATCCCATTGGACATTTCTTTGTCTCTTTTGCTTCATGCGTATAAATATGTTTTTCTTCATAATAACCCATAGTTTTTAACATATTATACTTCCTATTTTTCCGCTAAATCGTAATCTGAACCATTCACAAATTCTCCATCTGTATTTGTGTCACAATATTCAAGTGCATATTCTTCTACATCAACGCAATCAGGATGCTCGTCATATGTACATTTATATTTTGCCAATTCTGCTTTTGCTTCATTGAGCTGATCGTATGTCCATCGTTTTAATTCTTCTGGATCAGTATTGGGTCCATAAATACAATCTCCTTCAGAGTAATTTTTGAACTGTTTTTTCGTATAAGATCCTTCAGCATGTCTTAAAATAATTGTATTATAATATTCTCCCATTCTATTTTCCTCCAACTTTTATATAATTATTTATATTATATCATATTCCTCAGCAATAACATAGTTTTTCTATGCAGTTTCACCCAACAAAATTTTTCTAAACAGGCTTTCAAAAATCGGAACACAAATACTATTGCCAGCCTGTTTATATAATGCCATTCTATATCTTCCTCGTTTCTGTTGGACAGATGCAGCTGCTTCATAATCCTGATCCGTATATCCCATAAGTCGCCAGCATTCTCTTTCTGTAAGATATCTGTATTTTCCATTATGTAAGTCAATTACCTGTGCAGGTGTCCGATCCTGGCGAGTCGTGATTGTATAAGCATATTGGTCAATTACGGTTGCTCTTCTAATTCCGGATGCTCCAATACATTCCAGAATGCTCGGTTGTGTTACCTCATATACTGGATCAACTTTCTGTTCCAAAAACTCATGAATGTTTCTCATTGGCGTTCTAATCAGATCAGAAAAATCAAATTCCTTTCCTTTTAAACAACTTACAGTGAAATAGCGTTCTCTTGCTTGTGGAATACCAAACTCTCTTGCGTCTAATAGTTCATATGTACTTGTATATCCAAGTTTACTTAATTCTTCCATATATCTGTCGTGATTATGTACCATATATTTACTTCTGACATTTTTAACATTTTCCCAGATCACATATTTTGGTTTCCATTCTCCCATCTGTTTAATAATATTAATCGTTTCCCACATAAGACTCGATCTTGTCCCAGACCCTTCTTCTGCGCCAGCTCCATGATTTATTCTTCCATTTCTGGTAGCTGTGCCTTGATGTCCAGCAACAGACATATCCTGGCAATTATGCACTATACATCCATTTGCCGTATAAGAATGAGCCTCTTCCACTTCTATATCATAAACAGTTTCTTTGTTTTCTGTATGTTCAATTTTTGTTATTGGAGACCATAAATATCCATCTTCAATAATTGACATTCTTCTATTGCACTTTAAAGTCCATCGTATTGTATATGTGTCTTTTTGATGAATCTTTCTTCCTTCTATACATCCAAATTCTTGACGTTTAAATTTACTTATTTGAAACGGTATATTATATGCTTTCACAATCAACTGCCCAATTCCATATAATAGTTTCCTATTAACTGAAGTTATAGAATATGTATATTTTTTACATGATCCATCACTATCAACATAACCCTCTATTAATTTCCTCACGAGATTAATTGGCATATCAAATACAAATCCAGGTAAATATTTACCTTCAGCACCTTTTCCAAATAGATTGCAAAAAGTAGCCAATTCTTTATTTGTAAATTGATATTTATATGTCGTATTGTCTTCGACTTTTACGTAATGTGCCCATTCTGGTATTTTTTCTTCAAATAGTTTATCTTCGCCATTTATTTTTGATGTACATATAATCATGCTAGAAACATTATTGTTTCTGTCTTTCCTCGTTCTTGTCCATCCGTCACCTAAAAATCTTCCTATCAAATACCATAATCCTTCGTCTTTCATGTTCAGATTATTTTTAATATATTTAGATCTTCCCCTTGTACACTCAACACCATCCCATTTGGGGACAATTGAATTTTGATTTATTGGGGTTCCGACCAAATAATTTTTATTTAGATCTTTAGCTTCGACCCATTTTGGTTCCGAAAATTTTCTTTTCATCGTCTTCTTCCCATCAATAAATGGGTGAATATATGTCTTTTCTCTTACATAAAATTTATGATTGCTAGTAGTTTTTATTTCATGACAATTAGATGCTTTTAGTTTTATAATATTTTTTTCGCCATTGTTGAATACGTTAATTACTTTGTGAAATAAACCATCATGAGAAACAACTTCTTCATTAACGGAAACATCTTTTATTTCTCTAAAACCATTTTTAGTCAATACTAATGTATCTCCTGTAAAACATGGACTTCCATGTATTAGAATATCTGGGCGTAGGTTATATCCGACCACTGTTTGCGTTTTATACGGCAGTTCACTTTTGAACATTGCATTATATGATCTGACTGCTGCTTCGTCAATTTCGACATAATCAATTGATTTAACAGGAATACCGATATTCCGTAATGCACACCGTGGGCTTCCAATTCCACCGAATAATTCTAAAATTTGTACCATAATAATTTCCTTTCTTATATGAGGCGATAAACAGAAAGTCTACCGCCTCGTTGATGTTTAGATAATATTTTTCATGATTTCTACAGATTCTTTTTGTGCTTTTTCTTCCATTCCTCTTACATATAACAGCGTTGTATTAATTGATGCATGATGTAAATTTTTCTGTACAAGCACAATATCACCCGTTGCGTTGTACAATGTAGTACCATATGTTGCCCTTAGTTTATGTGGACTAATTGTTTTTCCTTTTATATTACAAGCATATTTTTTTGTAATATCTGAAATTGCACTTGTTGACAATCTCTTTCCGGTTTTCCCAAGAAATAGAGCAGGTGTATCGCGTACTGTTACAAGTTGATCTCTGTATGCCAACCATTTCTGCAATTCATCTAAAACTTTTGGAATTAAAATGAATGTATGAACTTTCTTTCCCTTATCTGTTACAATCAGAGTTCCTTTATCCATATTTAAGTTCTCTATATCCATATTGGATAATGCTGCACAACGTACACCTGTAGAAAGGAAAAGTTTTATAACTGCAATATCCCTTTGTGACCAAATGGCTGATGGTTTCCTTGTTTTCCCTGTTAGCTTATGGTCTACATTATAAAGATACGTTTGTGTTTCTTCTGGAGTCAAATAACTCTTTTCTCTTCTTTCTATTGTTCTCTGTTGCTCTCTCTTTTTTGGCTTCGTAATTTCTTCCATATAATTTTTCGAAAAAATTTTATATGCAAACATACATTTTGAAAAAAGTTTTAGTGCAGAATAAACTGCAATTTGATAAGAAGAAACTGTTTCTAATCCATTGTCTTTATCTTGTATTTTTGCCATATAGGATACAAAATCTCTCAGTTCAAGATCTTCTTCTTTTTCTTTTCCTGTGAACTGTAGAAATTTTAATACATCACACATGTAAACATATTTTGTCTTTTCTGATAAATCATGCATATATAAAAGGAAGTCTTGTAGATTCTTAGACTTCCCTTTCATAATGTTTTCGATTTTTCGTTTATATTTAAGTTTTTCTTCCTCTAAGCCTGTCTGGACTCTTTCATTCATTTTATTCCTCCAATCATAAATCGGCAATCGCAGCAATAATTATAATAATAATGACCCCAATTGCGACAAAGGTTCCATAGTATCCAACGGCATATTCAAGTGACATAATATTTTCCTCCTAGAATTCAACTATTCAAAAATGTATGACGGAAACATCAGCTTTAATTCCTCTTCTGAAATTTCCATATTTTTGTTTTGGCTTTTAAATTCTTCATCGAACTGATGATTTAATTTCAAAACATTGTAAGCACTTTCAATCACCCACTCCCTGATAAACTCCATATCTGATTCCGACAAATCATATCCATATAGTTCTACATACCTAATCAACTTCTTTCTTATGTTTGTTTGTGTTGGGTTCCATTTCTTTTCTAAATTCTCAAACTTTCGCAAATCTGTTTGACAATATTCCTTGAACGTTTTTCTTTTCATATATTCTCCTTTCTTTGCAACAAAAAAACCGGCACATTTCTGTACCGGTTAATAACGTTCCTCTTTTCTGATTTTGTTCAATTTTTCTTTCTTTTGATTGATGTGTCGTACTTTTGCTCGTGGTTTGTACTTATCACAATGTTGACAATAATGATTGTGATCTGCTTCTCTCCCTTTACTACATTGTCCTGCGCAAATATAGTATAAGCATGGTGTTTCTCTTGTCTTACTCATCTTTTATCTACACCTATCGGCATGATAATATAACCAGAAATACGGAACCCTCTGGACGCAAGTTCTTTTAAATCTGTTGCAATTCTACCTTCTTTCAATAATTTATGCATATTACAATGGATAGTGCCTTTGCTTTTAATTCCAACACCTTTTCCAATCTCATCATAAGACGGAGCATAACCATGCTCAAAAATGTAGTCTTTGCAAAATTCATAGATTTTATCTGTTGTATCCTGTATGTTATCATATTTATTTACCATAATCATTCTCCCTTCGCTTTAAAAACATCACTGACCTGCCACGAAATCATTTCATTTCCAAGCTCAATAATTCTATCCTTGAAATTTTGAACAAAATCCGCTGTAATAACTTTTGCAATATTTACATTGGTTGGTTCTATGCCATCTTCGACCAATACATTTATAATATCATCTTTTGTCCAGGTAGTGTTCATATCTTTACATTTTTCTAGTTCATATCTCAAAATCGTTTCTTCAATAGTGTCAAAATCAACACATCCATAACCAATTCTCTCTCCGTTTTCAGCTAAATATAACATATAAAACATTCCTTCATTTTCGCAATTGCCCCGCAACTCATCAATGTTGTTGCCATACACAATATCAATTAAATTCCCTTCCCATGGATGATCTGCATAAAAATCACAATCATAACCATCTTCTGCATCGTATCTGTCGTCTTCTTCTGTTACAATCATCATGTACTTTTTATCTGTTCTCATATTCTTTACCTCCATTTGATGAATATTTTTCGGCACATCGCTGGACAAACCTTTTACACCATCCTCCATTTTGAATGCCTTCTTTGATTACATAATCAGATTCTAAATTTTCTTTTGATGATTTGCTGGCTTCATACCCCATATTATATAAAGTTTCTTCTAAACTATTGGCTGCAATTTCACTATCTGTGAATGCATATGCTCGTCCATAAGAATCAATACCAGATCCGCAAAAATTATCACCTAAATGCGTTAAAATATATTTCAATATTTTTTGTTTTTCATCCATTTATATTCTCCATTTGCTCAAAAATCAAATTCTTTTAATCCACCTGAATCGCGTATATATTCTGCCATATCAGGAATGCTTACTATATGCTTCTCTAATGCTTCTTTATCCTCTATTGCATAATAGTCATTTTTTTTAACTTCCTCGCTGGATTCGTAATATAAGAAAATCGTATCAATTAAATTTTCCATTCCAGTTCTAGGTTCATACCCCTGTTTTCTAATCCATGCTGCCATGTAATCATAATCGCACCATTTTTCTTTCGGATATTGTGAGTAATCTTTTTCTTCTGTCCATCGTCCAAACCAATCAACCATATTTGCTCCTCCATTTTGAAATTCGGTTTCATTGGATTTTAAAAGTTATCGTATCCAATGTCTCCTTGTCTTCATTTGACTTCAGCCATTCCAGTTCGTAACTTTCAGCTTCTTCTCTCGTATCAAAAATAGTCTGATCAGTTGTATGCCATTCTACATTCGGTCTATATCCATTCATATACATAAATGGTTTTACATTCATTTTTGCCATATCTTCAATACTCATATTTATAATAAACTCATAATTCGTCATCATATTTTTTCTCCAATCCATTAGAAAAACATCGTTTCATTGTCTCAATTTTTATTAATGGTTTTATTCTTTTTCTGCCAATATTTTTCCCTTGTCGTTTAAGCAATAGCAAAGTTTTATTATATGTTTCAACATCTATAATCGGCTCAAAATTTCCCTTATAAGTTTTACCACAAAAAGTATTGTATCCACAATATTGTGTTCTTGTAAGAATTTTTTGAACGCTATAAGCTGTTGGAATTTTACCTCTCTTCCCTTTGAATCCTCGTTCTTTTGCTTCTTTCGCAACTTCTGACAAATTTTTTCTTAATAAATACTCAGAAAAACAAAAACGTACATATTCTGCTTCTTTTTTATTGATTTTAAACGAATCTTTTCCATCTAAATCATATCCTAATATTTCAGAACAAGTACGTTTTCCTTGTGCTGCTCTCTCTAGCATAGCAGCACTGACTCTTTCACTTGTCAGTTCTCTTTCTAATTGTGCGAATACGCCAACAACCCCAATCATTGCTCTTCCCATTGGCGTTGAAGTATCAAATGATTCTGTATATGATATCATAGATACATTCCATTTCTGGAATTTTTCCATTGTTAAATATAAATCTGATACACTTCTTGTAAATCTACTAAGCGCCCAAAATAAAACCAGATCGAATTTACCATTTTTTGCATCATTTAGAAGTCTATTTATATCAGGTCTATGCTCAATATCTTTTCCAGAAATCCCTTTATCTGCATATAAATCATATACATTATATTTCCGTTCCTCACACCACTTCCTAAGTGTTTTTTCTTGTGCATCTAAAGAATATCCCTCACGAGCTTGATCAAGCGTACTTACACGTATATATATTGCCACTTGTTTTTTATTCTCCACACATAACACCTCTCATTTCATTCCTATTCCAAATTCAAGGCAAGCTGCACATCCCATTTTATCAGGATATATACCATCATTATCCGCAACAATTTCCCATCCATATTCAAAAGATACTATGTTATCATATACTGCTTGTGGATTATCTTCATTACCATCCCAATCCGTAGCTGGATTATCTCCATTTTTTAATGCTTGTATATCATCCATTAGTCTTCCAGATGTTCCGTATTCATAACCACTATGTAAATAATCTACAATTCCATTATTATTAAATACAACCAATGTTAATCCTCCGCCATTATCCTCAATAACTTCATATTTTCTCATAAAATTTACCTCCGTTCTTCACAGTAAATCCTCATTTCATATACCTACCATCGTATCTTTTATAATTTAAGTCCATCAATAGGAAGACCAAACTCTTTTACAAGCATCTGCCATTTCTATCAATTTATTTTTCACACTATCTTCTACGATTCTGCATTAGCTCTCCGTTTTATCCCATTTATATTCTCTACATATATCCATTACTGTGTCTATCACATTTAGTTTGGAATCAATTCCATATCCACTCACTACATCAAAAGAACTATCGTCTTTTGTGCAAACCAAATCACAATAATGACACCATCCATCTTCTTCGTCATAAGCAAAAGTAATTTCAAGATTTATGCCATTGGCTATTTTACATTGCCAGGGGCGTTCATCAAAGCTTTCAGGTTTATTACCTTCTCCATTCCATAGAGTAGGATTCATGTCATTGAAAAATTCATTTACAATTCTTGTTGCCTTTTCTCTTGTCATGTTCTAGACCTCTTTTCTCATAGTAATTTCAATCCGTGAACCGTCTGGAAAATTCCATAACTTTTCAAAAATCGAAAAACCGAAATCTGCGAATGTCAGATATTTTGTATTTTTATCTTCAGCTATCCTTATATAAATTGTCTTTCTTTTTAAAATTGCTCCTCTTGTACTCTCTTTCATTAGATTAAGTTCTTCATACTGATTTCCGTTATAATTATTGATTCCAACAGGTGTTATATACTGATTCCACATTCTTTTCATATTATTCACCACCTAACAAATACCATTTTCTCGAAATTCTACGAGCAGTCCATACATCCGTCCTTTCTTTTCAAAGAAATCATTCCAATTAGATAATTCTTCGATCGAATAATTCTGGTTGTACATATCTGCTTGCCATTCAATTGCCTTATCTCTCCACTTTGCTTTTTGTTTTACATAACTTTCATGTCGTGATAACGCTCTATGATTTGTATAATCTGACTGTCTCATAACTTATCCCTTTCTAACATTTCTTTGACAGATATTCTAAATCTTTCCATTAAGCCGTCATTCCAATAAAGAACATCCATTTTTTTACCAGAAATGCCTGTATCCTTTTTATATCTTTTTATCATTCGTTCCCACTGAACATTAAATCTTTCTTCCATATATGAATAAATCTTTTTTATTGTTGCACAACCTCCAACGCTTTTATCGTCGTATAATTCTATCAAAGGCGTAATTACCTCTTGTACTTTCACAACATCTCTTTCCATTGCTTCTGCATACTTGTTTTTTACAATTGAATCAAAAATGGATTTGTATTGTTTGTTGTTAAATATAATTTTCATTTTTGGTGTAAAACCGCCATTTGACCAACGATTTTCTTTGTATTCTTGTGACCAAACAACACCATATACATTGGTCATTTTGTCACATACTTCTCGCAGTGGCTCATCACTGTCAATGTATTTTGGATCATGTCCATAGACGATCCGCAATGTATTACCAACCCAATCTTTCCATTCTTGGAACTCTGGATCTTCTACTGGTTTAATTTTTTTTACTACATTTTCATTTTTAACCAATTCTTCTTTTTTGGGTATGTTAGGTGCGTCTTGAGATATAATAATTTCTGGAAGATTGTGTATTTCTTCGATCATTTTTTCTTTGGATTTTTTGCATCTCTTTTGTAAATCATTTTTCACTATTTCTTTTGTTTGTCGGTCAAGATTCATGCTTTTTATTGCTTCATAATTTTGTAAAATTTTTTCATACTGACCATATAATGCTTTAATTTTTTCATTCATTAACATAAATCACTCCTAACTATTTAATTTTATTCTCCTTTTCTGCAATTAAAAAACAGACAACATATAGTCATCTGTTTCTACACATCAAAATTATATTCTGGATAAAGATATTCCAAATTCAAATCTTCCTCTAACCAGCAATGATCTGAAATATCCGGAATATCTACAATCACATGATCTGGGTGTGTTTCTTTTATTTCTCCATTATGCCATTTACCTGTGTCTGGATCATGATACTTAACTTTTTGTTTTACCTTGAATAAGTGTGTTAAATTTGCCATAATTTTTCATCTCCGTTTCTTGGGTCAATATAATCAGTTCCATTTTCATCATAACAAAATTAATATGTATACATACATTTAGACCTCCGTTTTTATGTATTGTCTTTATTTTATATATACGTTCTCCATATCTTCAATCCGTCCACATAGTAAGTTCAATACCAATTTCAATTTTTCCATATCATCATATTCGAACGCCAATATAAGACCTTTAATTGTTTTATTTCTATATTCTTCATCATCATATACATCTGACAAACATGAGCAAATTCTTTTTGCTAACTTTTCGTCATTCGCTTCTTTTTCCCAGTCATATGCCGGAATATCATCAATAATATCTGCGTCTCTATCCATCCGGATCAGGTCAATTCCATTTATCCATGCATACTGAAGTAAGATCCGTAAATCTTTTGGCATATCACTGATATTAGTTTCTTTTTGAGCTGGTACACTCATAAAAATACCTTCTTCATATTCATAAGTATATGGTGGTTCCATGGCATTGAGTCCTTCAAGTGTTTTCTGTTTTAAATGTGCTGTGCTGATCTCCAGATATTTTCTTTCATTTGTTTTCATATTTTGATTCTCCCTTCTGAAATCTCTGTTTCATTTTTTATTATTCTCCAACAAAAAAGGAACCATACACTATTCTGTATGATTCCTTCGTTTCGCATATTCATTTACACTTTCACATAAAGCTTGTTACTAAATCTCTGGCTTCTTTCCATATGTCTTCTGGGCATTTTTCTTTGAATTTTCCATTACGTGCTCCAATATCAAGCATTTTTGCCTGGTCGCATAATATCACGCCCGTTGTCTGCGTTCTGTCGTCCAGCTCGATATGAAACGGATGATGTTTATTTGTATTTGTGATTGGACACACCATTGCCATGGAACTATGATAATTTAAAATATCATTGCTTATTACAAGCGCTGGTCTTCTTCCTGACTGTTCATGTCCTTGCTGCGGATTGAAATCCATTGTAATAATATCACCTTGAGTATAAGTTACCAAACTTCGTCACCTACATGAGTACCTACATCAACCTCTTGACTGCTCTCTACATAGATATCATCAATTGGTTTATTATAGAATGCTTCAAGCCTTTCCTTTAAATTTAAATATTTTGGTTTTGCCTTTTTAATGGTAATAATTCCGTTGTCTACACTAATCTCTACATTGTCGTTTTCTTTTAATCCTGCGCTACTAATGATTTCTTTTGATAGGCGAATGCCTTGACTATTGCCCCATCTTCTTATGGCTGTTTGTGAAATGAATATGCTTTCCTTTCTGTTTGCGATTGCCATTTTTTAGACCTCCTACGCTGTATATACAACGGATATACCTTTAATAATAGTATATACAAAGTATATCCGTTTGTCAATATTTTATTCTTCAAACATTTTATAAGTTAATTGGCTCATCATTCTCATCATATTCAATCGGATAAATCTTCGCTGCATAACTAATATCTTTTAATTTATCATAAATTTCCATTGTAATTGTTTCGCCACCTACTGACCATTCAAGTGAAAACCTACTATCATTGTTTTCAATGATTTCAATCAAATGATCTAATAATTCTTCTGTATTGCTTGTCCTTTCCTTCTGTTTGTCAATATTATTCATAATCAAACCTCTTTTCATGAATTAAATTACACCATATACAAAATCGCATGTTATTTGCAGAATAAAGATGTCTTCCACATTTGTTACATCTTTGCATTATCATAACCATAAAATAGAATCTCCTTGAAATGCGGTTTTCATTTACTCATAATAATATGGTAAGACAATCCATTCTTTTAACACTGCATATCCTAATAAATGTTTATACATTCTCTTTTTTGTCATACCACAAAACGCTCTTCCTGACTTATTTACCATAGATTCATACGGAAACAATGCGATCATAACCTCCCGTAACGTTTCCCTTGTATACATACCTAAAAAATCAAAATCTGGATCAAATAATTGTTTTTTAATTTTTCTTTCCATATTCCATTGTTTTGATCGAATATCATATGGAATAAATGATGTGTTCATACTATCTACCTCCGATCAATCTTCATAATTAACTCTATACATTTCCTCATATTCTTCCGACAAACTTCTCAATACATCTTTGTAGATGTAAAGTTGATTATTTTCCAAGTAGTTACACAATCCTGTTTCTGTATCAAAGAATTCCTCAACAGCTGTCGAATTCGCCCACCTATACACCATCGCAGCTACTCGTAACATCCATTTTCCATTTGTTCCGTTGTGCGGTTCTACAATCAGGAATAAAATCGTATCTGTTTTCGCTTGTAGTGTGGTTTCATATTCATCGACTTCATAACCATTATCTTTGAACCAATTCTTTATAACACCCATGATTTTCTCCTCGTTGAAATGTGCTTATTTACTAAGTAAGCTCATTTTCCATTCCATAATTTCCATATCAATTTTGTGAGCGCAATCCTTACAAAAATCAACTCCGAGCATTGATAAATTCTTTCCAACAGAATGTAACGCTTCTAAATGTCCACTTTGTAAATATTCTCTTTCTACTCCAAGAATATCTATCTTCTTAACAACTGGAATTTCTTTTCCGCAACAATCACATACATAAATTTCTCTTCTACTCATTAGATCACCTCAAGACACTGAACAGGAATTTCACAACATAAATCGACTGTTGCATATTCTTGTCCATCTTCGTTTTTCCATAAATTAAATACTTCACATATTGTTCCGGCAAAACGGGCCTCCATAGCCTCACAAGTCGTCTCATCAAATGTTAATTTTCGTAGTTCTTCTCTCAAATTATTTTTAACAATTACTTTATCTCCAATTTTCATTCAATTTTCCTCCTTAAAATGTGTTATAATCACAATTCTAACCAATACGATTTCTGTTTGCCTAATGCGGTTTCTATATAACCTTCACATATTTCAAATTCCATTCCAAGCAATGTTGCAGTTCTTCCAACCACTTTATATCCTTTATCTTTTAAATGTTGTATGAATCTACTCATTATCATCACACTCCTTATATTTTCTCAATATTTTTTCTACTTTATTTGCAAATTCCGTTGTTGTAACTATTGGTATACCAGCTAATGCGTTCATTACAATTTCAATTTCTTTTTCTGTCATTTAACTACCTCCTAACGAAATGTGCTTTTCATTGTCTTTAAATATGACAATCTACAACTGTTACACTTACATCATCGTCTAAATTATTAATAAAATCTTTAAATTCCGTTTCCCAATCATTTTTCTTTTTCTCATTGGAAACACAAGCCCACCATCCCATGTTTCCTTTTTCATGCCATTCTCCGTCAGGAGTAATAAATGCAAATGGAATATTATCTCTCCAATCAATTTCTGATACATAAGCTTCGTTTACTAATTCACCGGATACTAATTTTAATGCATCATCCCATCTTCCTCCGATTGTATACCAATCCCATTTAGATTTAGGATTATATGTAGAAAGAAGATTTCCGTCTTCATCAACCATTTCTTCATCAAACCATTGTTTCTCATATTCATAACATTCATTGTCTGACCATTTTAGTTTCAATGGAAATTTATTTTTAAGATAATCAATATGACTTAAATTGTTTCCATACTTTTCTTTATATTTTTGTGGATCTGCTAAATATTCTGCATAAATGGTATTTTTATATTCTTCAATATCTTTTCTTACTTTTTCAATTGCCTGTTCTCTTGTGTATTTTATATATGGCTCATATTCAATATTTTCATCGAATGGTGCAAGTAAATCATCTACAGTCCCCTCATTTTCTCTTGTAAATACTAATACTTTAAAATGTGACATATTTTATTCTCCTCTTCTTTTGAAATTTCCGTTTCAATTATATTCCAAACGCCATAAATACAATCGCACACAGCAACATACCAAATGCTGTAAGCGCTAAAGCTCCTTTAATTGTCAAGTTAGATCTTGACATATGGCTTCCCATGTACCAACATGTCAAACTAATTAATGTACATGTAATTCCTCTCATTTTTTTATCTCCTTTGTTCTCAAACATTTCTCTTTATAAGCATATTCTCTGTCATAAACTTCTTTATAGAATTGAATATCCTGTGCTGTTGCTCTTTTTACTTTCTCTATACAATTTTGTAAAAAAGCCAAACTTTCTTCCTTATTCAAATGTTTTCCTCCTATACTTTCCGTTTCACTGTTATTTCCACCCAATATCTTTCGGTGTAATTTCAATATAACAATGTGGTATGCACGATTTACCGAAGTTTACACCAATAAAAATACTTGTGTCTCTTAAAGATATTTCTGTACTTGTAATTTTACAAAATTTTATAATATACCACGGTAATTTGTTCTTGATCCATGTCATTCTCATTGAATCACTATCTGAAATTTTCTCATAAAGCGAATACATTTCATTTTTCTTTGTCTCATATTCTCTTTTATCTTCAGTAATCTCATCCATACATTCCTGGCACATCTTGTAATAGTTTTCCTCAAGACTATTTGACAGCTCAGATAATGATGTTTGAATACTTTTTAATCGTTCATAACTATTTCTATTTTTCATACAACTGTTCCTTTCTGACAAAATCGCCGTTTCAATGCTATTTTTTTATATAAAATTTATGATGAAAACACCATTTAAGGGAATGCAGCACGTTTAATGTCTGGTCAAATGTTCCACCAATAACACAGCCATCCTCATAACAAAAGCCTTTATTATAATCCCAATAAATATACTCATCTCCATCTAACCCATCAGAAAATAATTTATCTGTATTTCCTAATCGAACTTGGTTTAAACCTTCTTGTAAGGAAATCTCCCTGTATTCATTTGTTGGTATAAATTCCATATTATGCCATCCATTCCTAAAATCTACGTTTCATTTACTTTAATACAATTAAGTCTGCTTCTTCGATGTATTTTTTTTGCAGCATCATATCCATTTCTATTAAGTTCACCTTCAATGCTAAACCAAAGTGAATCTAAAAAATTTGGAATAGATGCAAAATCTTTATTTGGATATTTTTCTCTATATCGTTTATATGCCATTTTATATAATTCATCTACTAAATCACGTTTCATCATATTTCCTCCATTCAGTTAAATATCTTCTCTTGCACACAATGTATAGATTTCTGCATCAAGTACAACTTCTCCGCAATCTTCACATTCTAAACAAATGTCTGCTGGATTATCCCAGTCTCCATATGATACAATACTTACCTTATGTCCTCTGTGTTTCTTTAGTTCGTTCCATAAAATCATATTCATATCATCTGATTTCTCTTTATTACATGCATATTTTTCTTCCAAAAATGCTTTGTAATATTCAACTCCATCAAGTTCATCCTTTTCCATATCCTGCAATGTTGAATAAATCATTTCTGTAAGTTGTTCTTTGGTATATGACTCATACACTTCATCAGGTGTTAAATCTTCATCTTTTCTTCCAATAAAGTAAAACCAAAATTCTCCAATCTGGCAAGCAATACAATCATCATTTGGATTACTGATAATCTTTACTATTCCATCACATAAACCTTTAAAGATCATCTCTTTAAATTCCATAATCGTTCCCTCCAATTAAGAAATCATCGTTTCATTTTACTTCGTCATTATAGTAGTTATTACCATCGTCACATTCTAAAATAATATATTTTCCATTCTCCGATTTGTAAGTTTGTAATACAGTTACAACTTCACCTGTTTCTTTAATAGTCACTTCATCTTCGTTATGTAATCCTTTTGCATTATTAAATGTCATATAAATTTCTCCAATTCTTTTTATTGACTTACTTCCATAAGATTATGTGCATAGCAATATTCAACCTTTTTCATCATGTATTCTGGATTTGCACTACACAACATAAAATCTTCTCTTAATTCTGATGGATGACAACCTTTTGCAAGACCTCGTTTTTTCCTTACTCTATCATTTTTCGTCTTGTTATGGATGCAAATACTATTGTATGAACCAAGCCAAGTATTAGGATTCCATTTATTTGCAAATACGCAAAGATAATCTTTTCCAACTGTTACATCATAGTATTTTTGATTGTCATTTTCTCCATATTTCCATTCATATTTCATAATAGTTTCCTCCAATTTTTACAGTAAATCATCATTTCATTTAGCTGCTTCTATTACAATGGTAGAATCTTGTGTTGTGATATACTTTATTTTCATGTCAAGAATACGATCCAATGGTTTATTAAAACCGTCTCTTTTTGTGCAAAAAATCAATTCTGCTCCATCACCATATTGCTTTCCGTCTGAGCAATCATAAATATCATAATTACAATTACAATCAAAATCATCATTATAAACTAAATCGCCAACAACCATTCTTGTATCCTCCGATCATCAATTTCTTGTTTCTCTTTTTCTTGGATCTGTTCAAGCTCTTCATAAGTTACAGTTCGAGAATTATAACCTATAATATTATCTGTTTTTGTCTGCATTGCCGAATATCCTAACGAATTATCTTCTGATATAATAAACATAATTTCTTCCTCCATTCCTGAAGTTATCGTTTCATGTTATTTGCTTTTATTATTTAAAGCATCTATAAGACATTTCCCATTCTCTATACTAGATAATTTTAATTCTACATCAGCTATCGTACTGGCAGAAACCATTTTAACAAACTCAAATGATACTTGCCCGTTATTATTCTCTGCTACTACTTCAAGTCCATGAATTAATGCTTCTAATCCAGCTTTCATACCACCTAAGAAAGCTAATTGAATATTATTATCAATTTTTTCCATGTCTGCCTCCATTCTTCAAAAGAAAATCTTGTTTCAAGTTTAATCGTTGCATGTATCGCAAGCCATACAATTTCCATCTTCCATCATACAAAAGTGTGATAGAAGCAAGTTGCCAATTTTATTCATTCCATCCTGATCGGAATAAAATATAGCATACTCGTCACCATCTTCGTCTCTCCATTTTGTTTTCTCGTCCATGTAATAAATCTTACCAACTTCAATTTGCTTTGGCATAAATTCTCTAATACTAACGCATTTTACCCTTTTCATGATCATCACTCCTTAATCTACTTGAATAATCAATTTGATCTGCTTTCCATCTACACAATCAATAACAATTCCGTTATCTCGTGTGACATACATATCTGAATAACGACCAACTCTTTCAATTTCAGGTGCATCTCCGGTTTCCATTTTGTTATTGAAGAAATCATATAAATTATTCTCAACAGACTCTTTTGTAATCACCTTTTCAATCTCAAATCCAGCGTGACAAAATCCTGTCTCGTCTGATAACCAATCTGAAATCTCTTCAAGTGCATATTCTCTATCTTTCTTGTACATTTCCTCAAATTCATCAGTAATAATCATTTCCGTTGGAAGCTCATTGAATACTTCCATATCTCCATCTGTGTCCCATTTAATATTTATTGCTTTTAACATATAAATCACTCCATTTCCGTAAATCCACTTTTCTTTAAATACTCTATGTAATCTTCAATATCTGATTTCTTTTTAACCTCAATATTTTCTGGATGATAATATCCATAAAAAGCATTCGTATATACCTTATATGTTTTATTTTCCATATCAACAATGAGGTTATAATTGTTGGCACAATCACCACGTTTCTTCCAATTCTTATCAAGCCAAAATAGATGTAATCTCATATAAATAAACCATTCTCTCTATAATAAATCTTCTAATTCTCTCATCCGATCATGCTTAAAACTAATACATACAAGTGTCTGAAGAATACCTTCTGCATATCCTCTGTGATTTTCAGCTTTCATCCGTAAAGTTTCAAAATGCACTCTGTTATCAGTTTCATTTGCTTCTGTAAATTCTTTAATCGCCTGATTTGCATTTCGAATTCCTTCTTCCATAACTCTTTTACAATTTTCACATTCTATTTTATTCATTTACATCTCTCTCACTTTCTGTTATAATAACTATTCAAGGAATTGGGGACTTACATGGAATTTCCATTGCCCCCATTGTTGTTAGCCTTCAATATATTCCCAGGCTTCTCGTTCTGTTGGAAAAGCAATGCTGCATCCTGGGATATACCAGTTTCCGTATTTCATGTACGGCATAGCTACACACCTCCTTGTATGTATTTATAGAAAAAGCAGAGATGGCGTTCTCTGCTTTTATCTATCTCGTTATGTTATTCTCTCTTTTGGAATTGCTATTCTATCCGTAAAAATCTATATTTTTACTCTCCAATCTCAAATAATTCGTCACCGGAAAAATCAACCATATCTTCTAAAACGGCATGAGCAAATTCCTTTGCATAGTCTGTCCATATCTTATATTGTAATTCTTCCGGATTTAATTCATTAAGTCCATAATCTTTGACGAGTGCCTTTATAATGTTTTTCATTCTGTATTCATAATTTTCTTCAGTAGTGTGAATATGCATATACATAATTTAAACCTCCTCATAATCTTTAAGTAATTCTTTTAAATTTCCTTAATTTTCACTGTCTCTCTTTTTCAAATCTCTTCAAGAATCCATTTCTCAACAAAATCAAGTACAGCTTCAGGAATGACACCATCTATTCCTTTGCCATAATTGAATGTTTTTCCTACAAGTGTTGTTTCAAACTCAATGTCCTCGTTGTATGTAATTTTATATGTTTTTAATTTACCAACTTCTCTTACTAATTCTACTCTCAAAACATTCATTCTTTTTTCCTCCTTTTAAAATCTTAGTTTCAAAGCTATTCATCTTTTAGTATATTCTGCAAAGCAATTATAGTTCTTAATGCTTTCATTGCCTCATTAAGTTCTAATCGTCCAACTCTAATGTCTGTAGAATTAGCCAATGCTTCTTGCTTTGCCTTCTGTAACTTCTTTAATGCTTTTCCTTTATTCATCGTTTTATTTCCTTTCCTTTGAAATGCGAATTTCACTATACCAATTCTTCGTATCTTGCATCACCTACTCTTTGTAATCGCTTAATGTCCCAGTCTTCAATAAAAACAGTATCATCATAAAATCCAACAATTTCTCTTACATCATCCCAAAATGTTTTCTTGTTTGTAAGCTTTTTAATTTTTCGTTCCATCGTATATACATTAGCCTTCATTGCTTTCTCCTTTCTAATGAAACACGCAATTCAATATAAATTTTTTCTTCTGTCATGCATGAATTTTATTACTTTTTCATGCGTTTCTGGTGTTCGTGGCATCTTATTTTTCTGCATATAACTTATAATTGCCTCCCAATCGTCATATGTTAATGCATAATCACAACATTCGACACCGCAATTCACACACATTACACCTCCGGTTTGAACAAAACATCTTCTTCCTAACTGTTTGCACCACTGTTCATACTGTTCACTTTTCTCTTTTAATTCTGTTATTTCTGCTTCCAACTTCTTTTTCAGTTCCTGCAGTTCTGTTTTTAATTTTTCATTTTCAACTGTTGCATCGCTTGACAATGCAGCCTTAAATTCTTCAAGACTCATTCCTTTAGCCATGTTTATACCTCCATTTCGATTCCAAATTCTTCATGCAGCAATTTTTCAAATTCCGGATCTCTCTTCACGTATTCATCGAGGAATTCTTCTTCACTGCATGGCGCAAGATCAAAATGCACATCTTCTCGAATACCATCATTCATATATGTGACGATTGCGTCCCAAAGATTTTTGTCTAAATCTAATTTTTCTCCATACCGTAACATCACAAGTTCTCCTTTTCATAAAAAATAAGGAACAAGATTTCTCTTGTCCCTTTGTTATTCTCTTTTTAAATTCGGACATAATCCAAGACCACTATCAATTTCTGATTTGTTCCTCGCTTTCCATTGCTAACTCAATCAACTCATAAACTTCATCCTTGTTGTCTAACATAAACTTTTTAAATCCGTCATCATCGCTTTCTCTTCCGTCAATTAATCTTCCATCATCATCACGAATCCAACGTTCCCACATTGTGTCTTCAACAATTGTTGCATTGATTCGTTTTCCTTTATACTCAATTTCAGGATCACTCCATTCGCCATGCCATATATATCCGATATCCGAAATACCATACCAATCTGGAAGTTCTTTCATTTTTCCAAATAAAATTCCTTCAATGCTATTATCTCTTTCCAATGTACTAATCATATTTTTCACCTTTTAATAGTCTTCATCAATACATTCGTCTTCTTCGCTATAATATTGACCATCATATCCTTTTTCCATTAATTTCTCCCAACAACCATAACATACCAATCTAAAAGTAATCCCGTGACAGTCTCTTGTAAAATTCATATCATTTCTTTCTACTTCTTTTCCGCACACTGGACAAATTCTCATATCCTTTTCTTCCATATTTTTATTCCTTTCTATTTATACATTTCTCCATCTTTTGTTCTTGAAAATCGTCAATTCATCTTTTTCAAACAATCTGGACAAGTATTTCCATATTCTTTTGTCCATCTCCAATCACTTGTAGCATTTTTTAACCATTTAACACTTTTACTGTTATGATAGTCTCTGTTTATAATACCTCCACAACAACCACAAGCCACTTCCATATATATAATAGCTTTTTTCATTTATACCACCTCTTCCAATCTTCCGAGCAAATCGTTCTTTCATTATATCTATATGAGTTGCAATTCAAATAGACTTAGCATTGAATCTTTATAAATTTCTTTTCCGTCTACACGAATCCATTTAATAAAATCTGTTAGTGCAATTTTTTTATTTCTCTGTAGCTGCCACGAATACATCTTTATCCAATTACTTAACAAATCAAACATAGTATAATCGTAAAATGGGCAACCTTTTGGCTTTACACTTTCTAGCAATTTCTTTATTTTTCTGTCGATTGATACATGACTATTTCCATAATAATCAACTATGATATAATTAGTTTCCATTTACATATTCCTCGTTCTATGTAATACTTAATTTACTCTGTTTCTGCTCTGTCTTGTTAAGACTTCTAATATATTTAATTCCATCTCTCTCAAAATACTTCAGATAACCTTCTATAATCATTTCATCTACAACTTTTAAAATATATTCAATTGTCTGTCCACTTCCAAAGTTCTTTCCATCGTTTAATCCTAAACGATTAAGTCTAATTATATTAGCAATATGCCTTGCCACATCAAAAGCTGCACAATATTTATTTGTTCGTGTTGTTACTGATTTCTCAAATAACTCTTTACGAATTTCATCTCTCTTTTCATTCAGATACTCTTCATATTCACTATCAGAGATATCATAGATTGTTTCATGCAAATCTACCCAACGAATAGAAGACAATTTCATATTACTAATTGCCTCTGCAACCTTTTTGACATCATTTTTTAAGATAATTCCGCTAATTTGTTGCGGATGCGCATCTAAATAAGTAAATTTCGCTTTCTCTGCATCATATCCGCAACCTCCAAACAATCTAATAAGTTTGCTTGATTCTTTGTTCCATGCATCTCTCTCTTCTGTTTCCCAGCCGTTATTACAATCATACGTTGGCGTATCAATATTAAAATACACTTTTACATATTCGTTTCCATAATCTAAATCAGGATTCCAATTATTTGTAAGTGTGTGATCTGTACCATATTCATTTCCGAATCCATATTCGTGATATTTAATACTCATAATTACATCCTCCCTACACATATACACATTCAATAACTACAATTCCACTATCTTTGAATATCTTATATATCCTTTCTTTTTCTTCTGCCATTTCTCTTTCATAATCATTCATATATCCATATTTTTCATGGAATAATTTACTTTTAACATTTCTAAAAATATACATAATACCATCAGAAATAATACAATCTTTAATGCTTATCTTTCCATAAATACCCAAATTTCTTATTACTCTATAGTATTCCATCTGTTTATTTGGTTGCAAATCATAAAGGCTTGTGATATTTCTAACCACTCCGCAAGTTTTACCTTCTTCATTTTTAATTGTGATACTTGCCTTGCTAATTTTTACATTCTTTCCTACGCAATCCTTAATTTCTGCCATATAAATCAACCTCCGTCCTATGCTATCTTATTTGCAATTTCTTTAAGTTCTCCATACATGACAATTACTGCGTCTTTATTATCTGGATACTCATTCATAAACTTTATAAGTCCTTCAAACTGTTTGCTGTCTTACTCATCTCAATATATTTTGCAATTCTCTTTTCAGCTTTAACCTTTACATCTTTAATATTAACTGGTAGAATCAAGAAGCTATATGTATCTCCCTTAATAATCCACGGGCAAACCTCTTTTGTCCCATAGAAAATCGGGTATTCAGAATCTACGATACTCATTACATCAACAAGAAAATTTGGATTAAAGCCAATATAAAAATCTTTTTCTGGTTTCTCTTTGACTTCGATTTCATCAAAAGCTTCATATCTCGTTGTACTTGCATACGAGTATAAATTTCCATTTTCTGCATGAAATGTAACTGGCAATTTCGATTCTTTCAAAAGGTCTGCGTCGTACTTCATTGCCTCTAATAGCTCTTTTGCATTTGCAGTAAATTTATAATCCCATTCATCCGACAACATCTGATTTACTTTGAAGTATTCACCATCAATTCTTTTTGTAATATATGTAAAGTTTTCACTTTCTACTTTTACATACTTATCGTTCTGAGAAATAATGACTTTCCTTTCTAATTTTTTGTCCAATAATTTCTTAAACACTGGAACACATCTGCAATGCAGTTTTACTGTTTCAAACGGATTTTCTGTTTCTTTAAGAATCATATCGTCTTCTAACTGTCGCATTCCGATCATACAGTTCCATAATGCCTCTACACGTTTCTCTTTTGTATTAAAATTGAACACGCTCATCATCCGATTAACTTCTTCTCTATTTGACACAAATACTGACAAATTAGAAATTGTTTCAAATAACCAGTTTTCTTTTACATCCAGAATGTTTTCTCCGTTATCTAATACCGGAAGAGAAACATCTGTATTTTCAAATCGTGGAATAAAAACATTTTTCTTGCCACACTTGATATTGATTTTCTCTTCTTTATCTGATGTGATATCTTCTATGGTAATTTCTCCTGACATTTTTGAAATAATTTTAATATCTTCAATGTCGATTCCAAACATACCAGGTTCTGTATGGTACGTATTTTCTGTTCTTACTTCAACATAATGCTCAATATCTGTACTAAGAATTTTTAAAATTCCCTTATCGTCAATCGAGAAATATAATCTTTTAAGGCTCGGCGCAGACACTTTTTTATTCACAGCTGTCATTACCTTGTCCATCATAATTTTCAGTTCTTTTGAGTCCATTGTAAATTTCATCATATTATTTTACCTCCACTGTATTATATTTTTCTACGAGATATCTTAATTCATTTCTTTCTTTTCTCAATCTCTCAACATGTCTTGATAATTTCTTATTTCCTTCTAATAACGCTCGATTGTTATTGCGAAGCGATTTGTTTGAAATTTTGATTCTAGTATTTTCATTTTCTAATTGAGAAATATAAAGTTTCGCCTCTTCTAATTCCATTTTATATTCATCAATACTCATTTTTCTTCACCTTTCTTATGCTATCTTTTCCCATTCAATGTGTGTATTTTTTCTATGTGCTTCTCTTGATACAATGAGAATATCTCCTTTATAATATCTAAACATTATATCTTCTAAATGCGGTCTTGCTAAAATGTTCTGTTTAATTTTTGCAATTTCTCTTCCGCCGTGTTCAGCTTCATATTTTTCCAGTACCCATTCTAAATCCTCATAGAAATCTAACAATGCACATTCAACTGATCGTTTATAATTCTCTTCCATAATCTCATGCATTCTTTTTTCAGCAGCTTCATATGTCTCAAAAACTTCATCTGGATATCTGTCATTATGACTTCCATAGCACTGCGTCCATGCAGGATATTTCTTTCTCAATCTATATGTATCGTGATCAAATTCTGGTTCAATAATTGGTTCTACGTTTTCCATTTTGACAAGATAACCATTATCAAACAGCCACTGAAGATCTGATGGGCATGTAACATATCTGCCTTTCATTGCAGCATTTATTTTTGCCTTTTTCTCAATATTTTCTGTGACAGTATATAAATCTGTGCTATATGTCCATCCTTTAGGAAGTTTTTTAAATTCCGTTTCTGACTGAAATTCTTCAAAAGGAATTCCATTGATCAATCTAATTTCTGGTGGTCTTAACCGTGATACCGTATGCCCACCATACATGCTTTCATGTTCGTACATTCCATACGAAACATATAATTTCCCTTCAAATCCTCTTTCTACATAATAACAAATCTGATTGTGTTTCATTGCTTTTATCTCCTTTTTTCTAACAAATAAGACAGATACATTTCTGCATCTGCCTTATTATTCTCTTCCCATGAAACTAATATTTCATTCACTACTTCTCGTACCACTGAAATGCACAATCATACATCATTCTGCCCGTTATCTGGTCTTTAAATGTAGGACAATGCCAAGCCATTCTGTAATCATGTGCCTTACACCATTCTTTAATTACCTTTGTTGTAAGTGGTGTTACATATACATATAAATCAGAATCATGATGATCCATTTCGCTTTCTGGATAACCAGCTTCAATTAGCATTTCTTTTAAAGTTTTCATACTAATCACTCACCCTTTCTCTTGTTAAATAATTTTCAATTCCATCGCTTTCCAGTTTTAAAACCAAATCAAGAACCTTATCTCTCCATTTGATATTTCGAACTGCCTTCCGTAACGTTTCTTTTTCACCAAGTCCTTCTGGAATGATGTCAATCCCATAATCTACAAGCTGCTTTGTTGCTTCACGTAATAATTCTCTTGACTGTGCGTCAGGACAGTACCCCTTCCCTCTTGGATCTGCAATTCCTGCTTTAACATATTCTGGATAACATAAATCAATAAACCGTGGCAGTTCATTATCTAAATCCATCATGTAAGTCATGCTTGGTTCGAGAATCCGTTTTGGCTTTCCATCCCCACCTCTTTTCTCCATCATTTCTGCTACATCCTCTGTTTCATAGAACTCATTTTCTGCAAGAATCTTTCTTTCAATTTCTTCTGCATTTTCTTTTACCGTTTCATATAATGCTTTTGCATTAAAGTAATTACTTTTTAACTTTGCAAGAAACTTTCTATCGTAACTGATTTCTGATAACATATTGCATGGCTCACTACAGATTTCATCCTTATAACATGGAACTTCCATGTATCCACCAAATCCAACATATTTTACTTTCATATTAACAACCTGCCTTTCTATCCGATCCACTGTTTTGTTACTGTGTCATAAATCGCCCCGTTTGCATCCTGATATTCTTTGTACATGGAATATGTAAACTGTAAACATTTATGACCGTTCACATAAACAATGGTCTTATTTCCATCATCAATGGCAAATCTTTCACTCCATCCGGCTGCTCCCCCATGCTTCTTTCATTTCGCCTTTAAATTTTCTTTCCTTTTCCATTTTTACACCTCCTTATGTTTTGGAATTTCAATTCCAGACTTTATTTCTTCTCTCGCAACAATATATGTTGGAGTTTTTCTATCAAGTGTATAATATTTTTCTCTTATTTTATTCTGTTCTGCACTTGCATCAAAGAAGTCTTTAGTTGGATCATCCCAATACCAAACATAATACGTGTGTACGGTATGAGTAATTTTATCATATTTTCTTTTACATTTCATAATGTCACCATTCATCAGGAATGTATCTTCTTCTAATTTAAGACTATCAAATTCCGTTGGTGATACATGATGCTGTTTCTCTTTCCAAGTCCATACAATAAACTGATTCTGCCAATGTCCTTTGAAAATTTCTGCTCTATATGTTCTCAGATAAGCATATAAATCTGTTTTACTTTTCCATGCACAACCTTCTCCAAAATATACATAAGGTGAATCATCTTTAGGATTGAATGATATATACTGTTTATCAAAATCCTTTGTTGTGAACTTATATCCATTTTCACTTACAAAAGGATTTTTACTATCCACATATTCCCATAAACTTACTTCTGCTATAAAATCAATAGCACCATCTGCACAGCCTCCACAATTACCCCAATCACAAAATCTCTTTTCAATTTTACCTATATATTTCAGTTCTCTTGCTGGTAAATGTGTCCATGCTCCACCACTTGTATTACAACTAATTCTGCCTTCGTATTCATAAACAAAAGGTGTATATGGTCGTTCACAGATATAAATTTCATTCGCATCTGCTTTTTCAATATGAGCCGTTTCATAGTAATCTCCATATTCATTTGTATATCTAACGCAATCACCTACACTTGGAGTCTTTTCAGACCGTGTATTTTCTATAAGTTCGACATACATATTTGCCTTATCTACATCGTAATTCATAAGTATATGCGAACCACAAAATCTTGCGTTAATCTCTCTTAATGTATCTATTGTATATTTCATACTTTTCAACCTACCTTTCTAATCATCAATTAAATGCTCAACATCTGTTTTTCCTGTTAATGGAATAGGTGTATCAAGCGTTCCCATGCAGTAATCATAATCCCACCAATTTTCATCGTATCCGGATTGCAAAGCTTCAATAATATGATTCACCAATAAATAATTGCCTTCATCTATTTTTAGCTTTGCGAATTCTTTTAACATATCAAGTGTCGTGATTTCGTCTAGTTCTTCGTTAAGCTGTGACATTACATCTTCAAATGACTTATCTTCAAATTCCTGTCTTGTCATGCTAATCATTTACCTTTCCAATAATAATGTACATTCTTTCAAGTGTCTTATCTTCATCTTCAAATACTGCAACAGCTTCATTATTTTCGCTTACTGCTAAACATTCAAAGTTCCATTCTTCGAACCATTTATAAACAGCTTTCCCCTGACAATTCCATATAGCTGCATAATCACTTGACGATGTATATGGAAGTCCAAATATATCTTCAAGTGTTCTTCCACTTCCATATGTAATCCGTAAATTTGAAATTCTCCATCTGTTAAATAACTGTAATAACTCATTGGTAGTTTTTTCTACATCGTTCCATTCTGTTTTAAGTTTCATGTTCGTTTCCTCCAATTAAATAAGGCAGATAGATTATTATTCTCTACCTGTCTTGCTGTATTTTTATTCAGTATAATATGGTTCGTAAAGACCTCGTACTGTTGCAATACATTTCATCATCAAACCAAAATCATTGAATCTATCAAGATCTTTAATAACAACCGTATTTCCGCAAACATTGACAAGAATACATTTCGCATTCTCACAGTAATCTACTGTGACGCGTCCTTCGTTTGTATATACGTTTTCCTCAAACATCTCATTCATTTTCTTGATCCAGTTATTCATTATGTATTCCTCCTTACTTTACTTGCATCAGCAGCTTGCCAAGTTCATTTGCGTCTACCACACTACAGATCGCAGTTGCCTTCGTGCTTTCAGCTCCATCTTTCCGTGAAAACTTCGTGATCATGTATACCTTATCAGGCATTTCTTTACCATCAACAGTGTAATGTCCGATTTCTACTGTGTTTTTACCAATAGTTCCAATTTCTCTTGTCTTGCTGTAAATAAATTCTTTTGCCATGATTTAATCCTCCATTTCAATTTCATTCCCATCATCATCTTCCAGCCAATATTTCAAACCGAGATAATCTGTATCTCTCAAATTTTCTACTAGCATTTTCGCTTTCGGAACAGAAACAGTTGATTTTAATTTTCTGGCTTGTGTTTCTACACCATCACTTGCTACAACGTACACATTCCCTTGCCTCCTTCCATTACAGATTTTCTTGTTGCAAATAATCGACCGTCAAGACTCATATATACATCAACCATTGTATTTTCTGTTCTTACATACAAAACGGTCATATGCCGCAAAGTGTCCTTCTGTATATACAGTACGGGTTCATACCGATCAAAGATTTTTATCCAAATCACCATAAAATCGCTTTCCTTTCTGTGATTACTAACAGCCCGAATAAAATGAACGTTACCCCTAACGGCCAGGTATCGCTTGCATATCTAATAAGTAGATATCCAACAATCATAAGCATCACACAAAAGATTTTCTGTGCTATGTATTTACGGCGTTCTATTTCTCTTTTGCGCCTTGCTTTCTCTTTTTGAATTTCCATTTCGCGCTGCTGTTCGATGTTCTGACGGTACTTTTCATAGTCGGTAATGTCAACAATATTGTAATGATCCGGATCGAACACGGCGCAATGTGGGACTTTCATTTTTCTTCATTCCTTTCACTTTTTTATTCGACACAAGGTTATTCTCTTTAATCAGTCTTGCTTTTACTTCTCTGTTTAATCGTGTATTTACCTCAATTCTCTTATGAGTTACACGATTCATATAATGCAAATGTGATCCTGCGCCGTATTTACTGTTTACTTTCTCTTCTCTGAATCCATTAGGAAATAAATATTCCCTTTCAAAATCCAGAACTTCCTTTGGCTTTCGTCGTCTCGACATTATTCATCATCTCCTTTCAATAATCCGAAAAATTCTAATTCTGCATCATCCATAGCACATTCATTCATGAAATATTCGTACTGTTCTTCATCTGTCATATTACATTCTTCCAAAAGAGTATCTTTCCATTGCGTTGCAAGTTCTTCCAGGCGTGAACGTGGAATATAATCATTTTCCGTTTTGTAACGAAATGAATCAATCGCATTCTGCATAACCAGATATTCTTCTCTACCATATTTTCCATACATCCATGAGCAGACAGTGTAAGCCCAACTTCCATCAGCACAGATGTCGGATACGATCTTGTACTCTTCTGTACTTTCCATTTTGATGAGTGCGTACTCTTTCTTTTGGGCAATAATTTCATAATCAAAGCCAGCTGGATTATGTCGTGTTTCCATTTTATTCTCCCTTCTTCTTTATACAAATTCGATTAGATTAATTCCTAAGTTCTCCTCTAACGATTCAAGGAAAACTTCTCCATCTTCTTTGTTTTTGCAGTAATTCACCAAAGATGTCACACGTAATTCATTTTCATTTTCCTGCAATTTCCCTTCAAACATCGCACAAACTTCATTCCAAAGTTCATCGTTTGTTTCCAACTCTACAGATAAATCTGTAAACCGTTTCTGTTTTAACAAGTTATACCGTAATGTTTCTTTCATTTTTTTTCTTCCTCTCTTTCTTGTGATTGAATCAAATAATCACATCAGCACAGACAAGGTAATTTACCTTCTCTGCACTGTCTAACTACTTAATTTTCACTTTCGCTTTCGGATAAATACTCTTCAAGTCCTGCATATTCGTCATCCGAAAGCAGATTCCGTAAATCATCCATTGACATAATCGTTATTCTCCTTTCTCGTTTGTGTTTTTGAGTGAAAGAAAACACCATCAGTTAGCTAGGCTGACGGTGTTTCTTCCTATATATATGTGGAGGGATAAGGTGGTGCTTTCTTATTCCGAACTCCCTATGTAAAATATGTATATGTATTGCTTGCTATGTATATAAGATATGTATTATTTATTGATTTCGCTTTCCAGAACATCGAACAGCTGTGCATTGCTTTTGACTGGGAATACTTTGCTTTCATAGAAAGCTGCTCCACTGCAATGCTTCTTAAGAAGATTTAACGTTTCCATTCCATGAATGCTTTCCATTTTCAACAGTACATTGATGTTTCTCTGTGTAAACGCATTCTTTTCAACAGATCCACACCATTTCAATTCTTTAATCATAACGATTGCATGTTTAAGCGATTCAGGTTTGCGTTTTGCCATTCTTAACAGATTCATGGTTGGTGTAACTTTTCCAATAGGATTTTCTTTCCGATTCAGGTCTGCTGAGATCTGGATATTGTATGCATCGAAAATCATTTTGAAATTAATATAATCTTCTTCGTTCGCTTCAATACCAGCTCTATACATATCACTAACCGACATAGGTTTCCTTCCTGCCTGCTGTCCTAAGAAAACTAATACGGCCTCACACATTGTTTTACAATCAATAATTTCAACAAGAATTTTTAATTTTTCTGCTTTCCCTAACAGATTGTTTTTCATAATGAATGCAGCTAATCTATGAGCGCCATCAGCTACATATAATTTTCCATCAATAAGGAATACTTTGATCGGATCAAATTTTGACTCATTGAAATTTTCTTCAATCTCTTTTGCCTTTACCATGTCCGTACTTCTCTGCCAGTCTGGAATATGTACAAACAGTGGGTTGATTGTTATATATTTTTTATTTCCTACTGTCAAAGGATACCGTAATGCATTGCTTACTTCTGATATTTCCGTTTCTGCATCAAAATCCCTCTGTTCATTAATCCATTTTTCGAAATCGACTGATGTCATATAATGCCGGAATCCTTTTGCTCTTCTATATTTTTCATATGTCTTTCCCATCGAATCTGAAAAGCTGTATCCTACATCATGAATTTCGATGTCATCCTTGTTAATCTTCAGAATAAAGCAGATTTTGTCTACTTTCTCTTCCGATGGATTACTTCGACCTGTTTCATAATTGGAAATTGTGCTTTCAGCAACTCCAAGTTTCTTTGCAAGTGCATTCTGTGACATACCAGCTTTCTCTCTCATCTCTGTTAATTTTACTCCATTGATTTTGCACATAATTTTATTCTCCTTTTTCTATGTTTTATTATTTTGAATTTCCCTTTGATTTTGAGCATAAAAATAACAGGTATATTTCAACCTGCTTTTCTATGCTCTGTGTTCAGTTTTCGAAACCACATAAAGTATATGGTTCCAATGTACATACCATATAACAATATATAGCATTATCATATAGTATGTCATCTTCGGCAATTCGCTTCCAATTTTCAAGCGTTGCCTTTTCATTTTCTCTTAGTCCTCCACCGTATTCTTTCCAGATCGTATCACGGCTTGCAATGTTTAGTTCTGCAAGTCTACGATCCATTTGCCTTACAAGATTCTGTAAATAACATCATCAAGATTCCCTCTTGCTGATCCATCAAACAGATACATTTCTCCTTCTTTTCTGTGAAAGAAAATTTTACCCATTTCGACCTTTTCGATCTTGCCGCATTCTCTCAGAACTTTTAATCCGGTTTTAGTCACAAGCTCTGTAATTTCTGTTTCTGTCATGAATGGATTTCCGTTTGCCTTTTCCAGAATTTTCTGATAGCAAATTTCCGCCAGTTCCCTTTCTGCTTCTTTCTGTTCGTATAATACCTGACGACTGATATCATGAAACAGATCGTCTAATGTTTCCTTTACCTGCTGAATAGTAATATATTCCTCGTGGAGTTTCTTGTATTTTCCTACAGACTCGTTGAATTTCCGTTCTTCCGCCAGCTTGTTGCAATACTGGACTGCTGCCGCAAATTCTGCTTCTGTCATATCACAGGTAAAGATGATGACTTCCGGTTTCTCTTTTGCTTCAAAGTCGATTCCGGATAATGCAAGATAAGAATAAAAACTTGCGCTACTTGCCACTTTGATTTCAAATACTTTTCTCATGATTTTTAATTTCCTTTCTTAATTAATTTGATTACGTATATATTATGCATAATTATAAGTGCATAACTTATAATTCATAGTTCTTAGTGCGGCGAAATGATCCAGTTTCCGTTGTTCGCTTCACCAAAAGCTACGACATAAGTAAGACACAGAAGAGATGGAATAATATTCCACATACTAGCTTCCAAACTGAGCATGAACCAGATTGCGCCGATCCATGCCAGGATATAACTTGCTTTTAAAATTTTATCTCTCATTTCTTTTTCTCCTTTTTTGTTTTATTCTCTGTTTGCCTTTTTCGAATTTTGAGTACAAAAATAACAGCCATCGTTTTCGTGATGGCTGTTATTAAAATGTATACAGTATTTAGTTTATAAGGACTATTTCCGCAATGGGACAATATCTAATGTATATCCCATTGGTACAAGCAATTTAATAAGTGTGTCAATCTGCGGCACTGCTTTCATACTTTCCATTCTGGCGATCGCTGACTGTTTAACTCCGCTTGCCTTTGCAAGTTGGGTCTGAGAGAATCCGCTGGACTCTCTCATCTCCTTTACTTTCTCAATCAATGCGACTTCAAAATTGATTTCTGCCTTGTCTTCTTCGGAAAAATATTCCGGATCGTTGAACATATCTTCGAAATTTTTATGCGCTTTCATAGCTATTTTCCCTCTCTTTCTAACCAGTCTCGCATGTTTGCCTTTGCCTTTTCGATTTCTCTTTTCGGCGCTTTCTGCGACTTTTTCATGTAGTGACTTAGTAACACAAACTTATTCTCTTTCCAGTAGAAGAAGAAAATTCGATTCTTTAATGGTCGCAGTTCCCAAACATCTCCTTCGATCGGTCGGACTACAGGATATCCGATTCTTGTGCCGTTTCGCTTAAGCAACAAAATATATTCTGCAATCTTGTTCATGTTGATTCTTGCGTTTTTATCTGTCTTTGCCTTTTCCGCAAGCTCTGCGAAATATTCTCCAATTTCGCAATGATCGTTGACGTCCTTATAAAATTCTACTGTATACATTTATTATATTCCTCCTTCGTCAATTTTATTATAACATATTTGTTATAACTGTACAAGATAGAATTTTATATTTGCCTTTCAGTTTTCTCTTGTCAGTCCGAAAATCTCATAAACACTTCCATCTTTTGTGTAGATACGGATTTTGCCTTCTTCCTTTTCTACGTCGGTGATGTCATCAAGTCCCACGTATGCCTTGTTGAACTCATATTCGTTTGCAGACTTATAGGCGTAAAATTCATAGCCGTCACTTGTCATAAGTGCCAGTTCTTCGCCGTTAGTATTCCAATCTACTACGTCAGCAATAAACGAATCGGCGTAGCTGTAATCATGTTCGGCGGAATAGTCAAGTTTTCGGTTGTTGGTTTCCGTTGCGGAGTTCTGCCGTGATACGGTTGTATTGATTGCTGCAATTCCGGAAAAGATAGTTGTTGCTGTTAAGAGTGTGATTGCTAATTTTTTGAACATAGTTCTGTTCCTCCTTTTTGGTTTGCGTTTGGATTTGCGTTTTTAGTTTGAAAATCAAAATTAAAAAAGGGCATAAAAAAAGCACCCTAACCAAAAATGGTTAGAGTGCCTGATATACCTATTACAATTTTTCTAATTTCTCTTGCAAAGCTGCAATCTGAGATTGCAATTCTGCTTTTTCTTTTGCGTTGTCAGCGTCATCAAAAATGACGTCAACAATATCATTGGGTGTACAACGAAAATATTCACATAATTTCCCTATTGTTTCCATTGTGACACTTTCATTTTTCCGCAGATGATCAAGTGTACTTCCCCCAACGCCAACTTCTTTTTTTAAATCTAAATGTTTTATATTTTCGCTTTTCATTCTGTCGAAAAGTTTTGAATAATCTAATTTCATTTTCTTTTTCCTCCTCACCTCCATTCTATCATATAATTTTTAATTATACAATACAGTATAAGACTGTGGAAAATCATGCAAGGTTCTTTTTGCGCATTCATAATCCGTGACGGTTCCGCAGAACTTGCCCAGGAACTCGCCACCAGTTCCCTTCTTCTTTGCACGTTCATGGCGCATCATGGCAGAATAGTTCCCGTTGTACTTTTTGCCTTCTGCCTTGCGCCGCTGCCGTGATTCTCGGATCTGGAAATCCCACAACATTTCCGTGTATTTATTTTGTGCGGTCGTGACAATCCAACGGGAACCGTCCCACACTTCTATTCTGATTCTGCCTTTATTGTGCCGTTTGAAAGCATCCGGCAAAGCTACGATCATAGTTCCGTTTGAAGCGGAAAGAATAATCGTGTTCATTGGAAAATCTACCTTGTGAATTTCCTCAGATCTAAATATCTTATACACTTTCATTTCTATTTTACCTCCTGCGGATAATATTTTCCAGTTTCTCTGTTATAGTGATACAGAGTAACTTTGATTTTCTGTTCTCTGCACACATTAAGAACGGCAATGAGCGCAACCGTCAGACCTGTTACGTACAGGTTTAGTGTAAAAACGCCGCGGAGCTGTTCTGTTGCTTCTCTTTCCATTCCGGAGAGATCGAGCGGATCAAGTTCCGTTCCGAAAATAGATCCGTCAATTGCCTGTGGAATCTCGTGTCTACCTTCGCAGAGCGACATGTAGACTTCAGTTACAGGAATCTGCGTCGGTTCTGCGTCCTGCTGATCATTCCATACTGGACATTCTTCTGCATAGAAACATCCCCAGCAATTATTACCACACCGTGAACATGCGTATTCATATCTTTCTTTTCTTGCCATAATTTACCTTCTTTCTACCATTTTTGGCATGGTTGCCTTTTTATTTTTTGTAAAACCATTGGGCGGAATTGCACCGCCCTTTTTCTATACTAATGGTCATTATTTGAAATAATGTTTGATCACAATATTTGCAATCGTTACCGCAAGTCCGGAATAGTCATATTCTACCTTGCCTGTTTTCTTGTTGCGTTTTGCCTTAACAAGTGTGTTCACCTGTCTTTTGCTGAAATCCACGTTGCCTGTTTTCTCGTCTACTGAAAACTTGTTAGTGAATCCTTTCACATAACAATCATTCAGTAGTTTCTTATCTTCTGCCGTAAGTTTTACACGGGTTTTTGTCGTGTACGGAGTTTCAAACGGCAGACTGAAAGTTTTCTTAATGATAGTTTCAAGTTCCGAGGAAGCCTTTTTATAGGCTTCCTTTACTTCATTGGACATAACAAGCGCGCCGTCATCACTTGCTTTAGAACTTACATGGATTGCCTCCAGTGCATTGTAGAGTTCTGGAGACTGGAAAGCCGGAATGATTGCGTACTTGATAAGCTTAGAGTTATCCCAGGTTGCCAAAATCCGCAATACAGTGCGCACTACGTCCTTGTCGTTGCCGAAATGATTTTCGTTTTTAACGCTCATTTCAGTTACTACCTGAGTATAGACTGGAAGTGTTTCTGCTGCATCTGTTTTCAATTTCTCAAGCGCCTCCTTCAAATCATCGAGTTTCGCATTGAGCGCTTCCCGTTCCTTTTCTTTCTGATCCTCTGTTTTACTCTCTGCCTTTTCTAGATTAGAAATCTGTTTTTCAGTCCGTGAAATGTCATCCTTGCAAAGCTGAATGCTCATCTCAGTTCCTTCATGATTGATAGCTACGTGCAGGTTTTTCACCTGCTCTACAGTTGCGGATTCGTTCAGAAAATTAATGTTTAAGTTCATCATAATTGCTCCATTTCTCCTGTTTTACGCACAGGTGCATTATTTTTATTTTTTTAGTTTTTGTTTTAGGTGTGTTATTGCACACTATAAAAGGACAGACTGGTAGCGCTGCCATTTTATAGTGTGTAATATTTATTTTCCGTAATGAAAGAGGCGCGAAAGTCATAAGCTAGGTGTTACCCTATACTGAGAACTAAGTGTTACCTTATTTCCTGCTCCCCCGCGCTTTTCATACGCTCCTATGTATTTTCCAGTGTTATAAGTATGGTTATGAATTACACCGGACAGCTTTTTAAATTAGCTGGGCTGTTTTATTAAGGACTTTTTAAGTCCGGTTGGTATCTTTCAAACGTTGTTGCTCTCCCACTGCCTAGAATATAGGACGCTTGAAAGACCCATTGCCAAGGGTGCTACCCTGTCCCGTATATACCTATAAAGATATATACGTCTCGTTCCCGCCTTCAAAAAGGGGAGAGCTTGCAATGTTTCACACGGCATTACCGACCGTGCCGCCGTAAAGCGGCTATTTTCTCCCGCTATGGGAGTTTGTATAGAGTAAATCCCCATAATATAATGCCGCTGGGTAACCTCTAGCAACCTATGCACTTTTTGATCTTTAGTCGATCCTCTAGGAAGAACGGCTGTACTCAGTCCATGCATAGACTGTTTTTTTGTTCGGACTTTAAAAGTAGTGGACTTTTTGCACGATCTGTGCTAGAATCTAAGAACGGTAAAGAACTTAGATTGCACTATGTGTGCAAAGGGGAAACCACAATTCCCATGCCCTTGTTGGGCTATGTAAAGATATGGGTTTGGTCTTGTAAAAGGTCTTATCCTTATCTTTAATGCTATTATAACCCTTTTATCGGGGTTTGTCAACCCCTTTTTAGGATTTTTTAAAACTTTTTTGTCGGTCGGTGTCCGACATACAGAGGAAGAAACACCGCGAACGAAACGACCGTTCGCGTATCAATTAAGGCCATCCCTTATTGACAAGTCAAGTATAACATGCATGTATGTATTTTGCAAGCTGTTTTTGGTAAAATTATACACAAGAATACATGCATGTAGGAACCATTTTTAGTGCATATTGCTAGTTGGTTAATTGTCGTTGTGTAATATACACAATAGATACAGTATAAGTAGTAGTGTTATGCAGCATATTGACGAATAGTAATATTATACAATAGATGTAATAGTTTATTGTGCAAAGTGCTGAAAATAAAATAATTTATTATTGTATATGCAATTAAAGGAATAGTGTATGAGTACAGAAGCAAAGCTAGAAGCTAATAGAAAATTTAATGCAAAATGTAAAAGTGTCGCAATACGCTACACTCCAAAAGAATTATCAGAGTTTGAAAGATTTGAAAGATATATTTCAGAAAATAATGTGAACAAAGCCGAATATATCAAAAATTTAATAAAAGCAGATCTGGACAAAAAAGGGTATTGATTGCCAGTGTCTGGAATAGAAGGTTGACTAATGGTCAGTTTAGAATGACCAATGGTCATATTTTTGTGACTAATGGTCAGTTTAGAAAATTAGGAATGATTACTATTATTGATTTTATGGAAATATGCTGTTTAGTATTGGTAAACTTTTTGTTTAGTATTGATATATGCGGAAATTGTGGATAATGTGGAAAACTATTGTGGATAACTTGATAATAGTAATCATTACTATTTCCGATATGTAAAATTTTTACATATGACTTTACGTCACACCTAACCACCCTATTTTTCGCCTTGCCACCGGAACGGCGCGCGCCATGGTCAAAAATTTTTATTTTACCAAACAATAGGAAAAATTTTATCTATTGTCAAAATATTTTGAATTGTATTAGAATTGTGTTATGCCCTATAAAATATCTGTTTTTCGGGGTGAAATGACGTTGTGATCTGTTTATTATCCGAATAGTCAGACGGGGGTAGTTAAAATCAGCAAATTGTCTGAATTTTCTGAAATCTCACATAGCTGGTTCATCCACACACCAACTCCAAAATCCATCACTCCACTCAATCTCCCTATCTCACCACCATCCAATTCCATCCATCAAAAAACAATTCCAAATTTACCCAATAATCAAGCCCAAAACCCCATCATATCACCATAAAACACCTTATCGTACCCTTTATCGTTAATCCCAATAATCAAGCCTTAAAATCACTCTACCATTCATATTTCATTTCCAACTTTCACACATCCGTTCCAAAATAACCTATATAAATTCCAAACTCCAACGATAAGTATTTCACCACGCAAAAATTACTCTCTTCTACATTAACTTACTCATCACTCCTCCCCAATTCCATCCAACACCATCACAAATCATCCTTACTCTTGATCTAAGGACAAAACAGTATTATAATCAACCTAGAATCCATTCAAACACCTATACCCTATAAACTGTCCACCAATACAAGAAAAGAGGAAAATCATGTCATTTCGTGATGAATTGTCCAGTCTTACGCCAACGCAAGAACAGATCCAGACTAAAGCAACATCTGAAGCACAAACAAATGCCAGACTTGATTATTCTGGTGTAAAAGATCTTTTACGCTCCAAAGCACAGCATAATGAGTACACAACGATAGGCAATCATAAATATATCTCTTGCTATTATCCGGATTCCTATTCAGGCGAACCAGAAGCTGCAGAATATGTCAGACGAGTCTGTGAAACAAGAACAACCATGCGTAGAAGAGGATTATTTTCTGGACAAGTACAAGAAACATCATGCGTAATCTCTTATGTTATTACAAACCAATCTGCATATGATGAATATTTAAAAGAATTACAAAGACTCGCTGCAGAAGATGATATTCATATATCTGTAGTAGGATATAATAAATTAGAAAAACGCACCGAAATATCAATTCCCTGTTGTCTCGGATCAACTTTACTGGCAAACAATTATATGTACAGAATCAAACTTAGTGTCAGTATCACATTTTAAATAGGAAATAAGTCAAATAAAATAAGGGTAGATGACCATAAAAATCACCTACCCTATACAAAAAGATACTTCTACAGATTTTAAATCAATTTTATATCCATACCCTAACAACTATCCACTAAGCACATTAAAATTTGTTCTAAACAAATAATCTCACATACTCTCCTACGATCATACCCAAGAAATGATCTGTATCCTCTCATACCAGACACACCATGGGGGGGCTACTTTTAAACTCCAGCATAAAACGATCTTCTATTTCATATATACCTATATAATATACAGAATTTACCATTTGAATGTTTGTTCGAATTATGCTAAAATTATTAATATCAAAAATATAAAGGATTGTTGGGCATGAATGATTTATATAGCTTTTTCTATTGGGGAGATTACAATGCTCAGATGGCGGAATTAGCAAAAAGAGCACAGTCAGAGCCGTGGTCTTTTGGAAATATAAACGATTATTCAATTTTAAAAAATTATATGAAACACACTTTCCAAAAACTGCAGAGTGAAGGGAAAATCGTTACAGCAAAATATTATTGTATTTTTAATACAGGCCTATATGATAATTATAACGAACCAATTTATGTATATGCAGAACCTAATAATAGATTAGGCTATTCAAGTTGGATATTTAAAGGATTCAAAGATCGTTATGAGCTAGGCGATTTAAAAATCATTGATTTACCAGAAAGAGCTGATTACTTTTCTGATCCAGGCAAACTCATATTCAACTGGCATTATCCCGTTAATGTTCATTATGAACACATCTTAGATGACCTTAATACAGCGCAGCGTTTACCAGAACGTATTCGGACAAGTGATCTTGCATTGGAAACACTAAAAGGAGTAATCGATTCTTCAATTCAAAAGGTCACTGCGAATTATAAGCTTGCTATTCCTCATTACTACAATAACAGGATTCAGCTAATGATTCCATTATATTTCAACAAAAATAATATTCCTGACGTTGCATTGGTGCTTAATGAAATAGATGGAAAGTGTTACCAAGCAAGAACATGTCTTTCCATGAAGATGGCATACATTGATGCAAGGATTATTTCTAAGCCTGATGTGTTCTGGTTATCCTTTGATACAATTAATGCAAGAGAAGAAGAATAAAATAATATATGAAAATACATTCCTATAGCAGATGAGAGAAATCTTGTCTGCTATTTTTTTATGCTCAAAATCAAAAATTGACAAATCATAAAACACAAAAACGATTCAAATAGCATGGAGAATAAACAAATATCAAAGAAAATCATAAATGCGAAGGAGATATTTACTATGGACAATAATTTAAAACTGATCACAACAGAAAAATTTGGAGAACTAAACTGCAGCTTTTACAAAAATATGAATGACGACATTCTATTGACAAGAGAACAAATTGGACAAGCATTGGAATATAAAGATCCTTCTAAAGCAATTCAAAAAATCCATTTGAAACATCAAGATCGTTTGGAATCATTATGCTTGAGGGTGAAGGATTCTACTTTCGATCACCCCCAATCTGGAGGTAGTCGAAATAATTTAACTACAGAACGTGTTTACTATACAGAACGAGGTGTCATGGAAATCTGCCGTTGGTCCCATCAAAAGAAAGCTGACGAATTTATGGATTGGGTATGGGACATCGTAGAAAGATATAGAAATAATACTCTTACATCTATAAATTTACAGCCAATTATTAAATCCCTTCAAACTCTTATTCAGGCTCAAAATGATATGAATCAAGCAATTAGCTTGTTATATGATAGATATAATACTGATGTTGCACAGCTAAATGAACGGTTGACTACACTAGAAAACAAAATGTCTATACTGGAAACATTACCAAATAAGAAAATGCCTTATTGGACAAGTGTTATGATTCCTAAATTTAAACGGATTATGATGAAGTATAACATTGATGATTACAAAACATTATATAGAAAATTATTTGAAAAATTTGGAGAACAATATCCAAACAAGGATTTAAATCAGATGATAGATGATTATTGTCATAATAATAATCTAAAGAATTGTATGACTATGGATGCAATGGCCTATGACAAAGAATATAGAAGTTTATTTGAAGAGATGGTTGATGCAATTTTAGATGAGCGAGAAACCTTATAAAACTATCCAATAATAAATAGAGAAAAATATAGTATAGGAACCACTCTCCTATTATGGAATGGATTATCAAAGGTTGGCGACGGTAGTTTTTGGGCTGCACGGTTGGATTGACAATAGTGTGCCACGCTACTAGCGCGGAGATGCAGTAGCTCTCCTTGCTCTGGCGTCTGCTAAAGCAGCCACCAGGTACTAATACAATTATAAAGTATTCATTAACCAATTATAAACAGATTATAAAATAGAGCAATTTTTTGCTTATAAATACTGGGTGAAATGCGGGTACCATTTCTTCCCTATATATATTATATATTAGGAACTTTTGGTACCCGTTTTTGAGAGGAACTTTTCCCAGAAAAAATAAGGGCATTTTAAAGGAGAAAAAATCAAAAAATGGAAAAAATGGTTGTAAAACAAGGGAAAATTAAAGAAATTGATCTCGTGAACAAGTATGCAAGCCCTGCTGTTAAGGAGTCGTACATCAAAAATGGTAAGCTTCTAACAAAGAACAAAAGGACTCTTTTGGAAAAAATGTCCAGATACTGTAAAATTGTTGATCTGGGTAAAAGGGAATATGAAATTACAGAAGTCTATCCATATATCTTACCAGCCAATTTTAAGAAGATGAATACTTCTCTATATCAATATATTGTTCCACTATTACTGGAAAAAATTATTAATGGGCATGATCAAAATCGAAAAATTGATATCACGCTTGGTAAATGGGCCAGAGAAATCAATATGGTCAATCAAAATTATAATCTCTGTAAATATAATAAAGAAGAAACTAGCAGAGCTATTAAATACGAATTGGATACCATTAATGAATTTTATAATAAATCAGATGATATGATTGAGTATTATATTATGAATGCTCTGGATTATCTTAAATCCGCAGGTCTTATCATCTGGCGTGATGTGTACAAGATCACTTCTGAAGTATCAGACGAGATGATTGAAATCGATTCAGATGGAGTTGTTCATGCAAATATTAAATTGGAAACTAGAGAAGCGTCTAAAGAGGATATGGACTTTTATGCTGCTTGTATTAAGGTTGCTGATGAAAAAGCAAATATCACAAATGCATCAGAAAGATATTACAGCAAAAAATCACAACGATTTAATGAAGCCCTCAAAGATGAATTATATAAACGCAAAATCAAACTTGTCTATAAATCATATGAAGCTTATTACATCGATCTTGACAAATGTAGTTTTGTTCTAAATCAATTCCCACATCAATCCAATATTATCAAAAAATTTAATGATACTTTCACAGAGATGATTATTGGCAATGCCCAAAAACGTTTTGATAAATCACCTCGAAAATATACCATCTATGAAAGTAAAGATGATTATTCCCTGTGTTTTAAGGGGTTGTGCGAAATGACAATAAACAATGAAACTGAATATCTTGGGAAGAGAATTAATAAACGTAAAGTTGAAGATGAATACACGCTTCAAATTAATTAGCAAAGGAGATATAAAAATGGAATTTAATACAAACCAAAAAGAAGCCATTCACACCATAGACGGAAATATGGTTGTCATTGCTGCAGCTGGATCTGGAAAGACATCTGTACTTACATATAGAATTTTAAACATGGTCAAGAATTATAGAATTGATCCCACTACTATTTTGGCTGTCACGTTCAGTAAAAAGGCAAAAGAAAGCATTGAGCAGAGATTGGGAAAACTTGGAGTAGCTAGTGTAAATGTAGAAACTTTTCACTCTCTCGCCCTTAAAATTATTACTTCTACATATGGATACGGAAAATACAAGGTATGGACTGCATCTTGGGAAAAAGAAAAAGCACTGAAAGAAATTTGCTGTGATTTACTTGGATTATGTAGGAATAAAGATGATGTTCCTTATAATGGAATACTGAGATTTTTGGGAATTCAAAAGACAAATATGTTAGGGTCAACAGATGACTTGATTTATTCAGATGACGATCCATATCCTGATGATCGGATGAAAAAGATTTATAAAATGTATGAAGATTATAAAAAGGATAAGTCCTATATTGAATTTGATGATTTCCTGAATATGGCAAATCAGTGTTTTGACAAATTCCCAGATATTTTAAAATTTTATCAGAAGAAATATCTTTACGTGTTATCAGATGAGTTTCAGGATGTGTCTATGGCACAGTCTCTTCTTCTTAAAAGAATTAATAATAAAAACACTATGATTGTAGGTGATCCTTTACAGGCAATCTATTCTTTTCGTGGTGGGCGAAGTGAATACATTATGCAGTTTGATCAGGATTATTCTGATGTGAAAATCGTCCATTTAAACACGAATTACAGATGTAGTACAGATATTGTATGCATGGCGAATATGTTAGCACAGCATATTCCTGACAGTCAGGATAAGAATTACGTAGAAAGTATTGCTTCTAAAGGAACAAATCAGCTCCCTGAATACAGAAAATTTGTAAGTGAATATGATGAAGCCTCTTGGATTTGTAAAAAGATCACAGAGAAAAGAGAGAACAATGAGTATAGAGATATGGCTGTTCTAGCAAGGACTAATGCCCAGTTGACAATATTGCAAACCGTCATGTCTAAAAATATGATTCCATATGACGTTGTTAATGGGGTTATGTTTACGGAACTACCAGAGATTAAGTTACTGATCTCCTATCTTAAATTGGCATTGCACGAAGGAGATAATTCAGTATTTTCGTATGTGTATAATAAACCAAATCGTTGGTTAGATCAGAAATTTTTCGCTGAAGTCAAGGAAAATGCTACGAGGAAAAACACTTCCTTATACAATGCAATGTTTACGATTGATCGCAGAAATTGGCGTTTCAAAAATGGAATTGATCAATTATATGAAGTTATTAATACACTACAGAACAGAAAATTCGAGTCGGTTGGTAAGATGATTGAATATTTGAGATTCTATCTTAAAATCGATGATTTTGTTAGCAAGGGTAAACAGGCTGATGATGGTGGATTTTCGGAACAGATTGAAAATATGGATGCTTTTCAGAATATTGCAGACAAGTATTTTGATTTAAATGAGTTTATGTTGTACTTAGATGACATCAATAGACAAGTTGCAATGGAGAATAATAATAAAGTACATCTCTCAACAATTCATAGAGCAAAAGGGTTGGAATATCCAATCGTGTTCATTGTTGGATTGAATGATGGACTGCTCCCACATGCAAAAAGTGACAATCTCGATGATGAACGCAGGTTATTATATGTCGGAATTACAAGAGCAGAGAATGAACTATATCTCTCTTCTACCGAATCATACAATGATAATCTTATGACTTCTAGTCCGTTTATTGATGAACTTGGAGATAGCGTTAAAAAGATGAAATGTTGATGAATGTTTAGAGAATATAAAATTAGGAACTATTAATCATCCCTATAGTCAAGGAGTGATAAAAATGTATTTAAAAATTATGAAAATCAAAGGAGATACTAATTATGAAAGAGAACACAAGATTTTGCACCAGAAGTTTAAGAGATAATACAAGATTTGGAGGAGTAATTCAGTTGACAGAATTTTCTCCATATCCGAATTCTACTACCCTATCACATGGATCGCACTTCGCAGAAAAGATTATTGCAGACAGAAAAATTGATGAACAGTGTCGAAGAAATATTATTCAAACACAAAAATTAAAAGCAAAGCAGTCCACAGTAAAGGAAGTGGATGAGTTTGTTTACTAAAACTGATCGTAGATATTTATCTAAAGCGAGACAGGCTGCAGATATTTCTGATTATAAAAACGTACATATCGGTTGTGTGGCAGTATACAAAGGAAATATTGTTGGTATTGGTTGTAATACTAATAAAACTCATCCAGTACAGAAATATTATAACAAATATAGAAATACTGACGTTGATCAGGAAACACTTCTTCCTAAAATACATGCGGAAATTAGCTGTATCAATTCCATCCGACATCTGGATATAGATTTTTCCAAAGTAAAATTATATATATATCGAAAACGAAATGATAAACCTTATGGTATGTCTAGGCCATGTCCGTCATGTATGGCTGCCATCAAGGATTTAGGCATAAAACACATTTATTATACTACAAATGAAGGCTTTGCTTATGAATGTGTAACACAGGAGGATTTAGTATGAATATTATAGATTTTGTATGGAATTTTAAAAATTTTAAACTTAAGGATTTTGGATTAGATCCTGAATATAACATGTTATGCGCGCCAGTATGTAAATGCGGATGTGGTGAGAAGATGAATGTTTTACTTGAAAGTGATGATGACGATTTATTAGATTTCTGTTATAACATGGTTGACATTCAGGAATGCAATTATTGTGTAGTGTTCGCTATTAACGAAAAGAATAAGATGGTCGCTGCAGTCAAGATTGATGGTGAAATTGAGTGTGTTGGGTCTGATGGAGTTATAGAGGATTATGCGGATATTGGATTAATGTTTGATGATCTAGAGCTGCATCAGTATGGAATTATTGTCAATGTTGGCGATGGTGAGTATAAAATTTTGGAGGAGTAAATAGAGAATATATTAGTATAAGTGATAATTTTTAAAAAGCGAAAGGAGATGTGAGTGTCATGACTTAAATTTGCAAAGCTCCAAGTAGTTAATTGAAAAACAGAAAATATAATATAAATGATAATTATTTTAACAAAATCGATACAGAAAGAAAAGCATATATTCTTGGATTATTATATGCAGATGGATGTGTTTACTCAAATAGTGGATCTAGTAAGTGGGCAAAACTAGACTTAAAATATAGCGATGTAGCTTTATTAAAAACTATAGCAGAAGAAATGAATAATGAATGTCCTATAAAAAGACATATTTACGAAAGGAATAAATTTTTTAAACATCAAAATAGAGACTACAAATTTACTAACGACATGTGTAGATTGTCTTTTCGAAGCGATCAAATAGTAGATGATTTAATCAAATTGGGTTGTTCACCAAGAAAAACGTTTAAAATTATATTTCCTTCTGAAGAAATTGTTCCAGATAATTTAATCAATCATTTTCTTAGAGGTTATTTGGATGGAGATGGAAGTATATCTGGAAGTATAAGAAAATCAAAAAGCAAATTTAGAAAAACTTATCTGCATTTTCAAATTACCTTTACAGGAACTTCCGCATTTATTAACAAAACAAAGGAATATTTGAATAAAAATGTAGTTAAATTTGTGGGCGATATTCATAGCAGATGGGACAATGGGCATGATAATTATACGTTGTTAATTGATGGTAATAATATAATAGAAAAAATTTTAGATTGGTTATATGAAGGAGCAACAATTTATCTTGAACGAAAGTATCAAAAATACCTTTTACTTAAAGAAGAAATATCTAATAAACGGAAATCTATGGACTATTCATATAAAAACAGAAATTCAGTTTGCAATGAAGCGTTTAATATATATAAATCTGGAAAATACATAGGTACATGTGATAATCGTAGAAAATTAGAAAGAGAAAGTGAATCAATTTTAGGAGAACATATCTCTAGGACTTCTTTTACTCAGTGTTTGCATCATGAACGTTGTGAATATCATGGATATACATTTGTTTTCGTAAATGAAGATGATGCAATAGAAAACCCAATATATATTTGTTGTGGGAAAAATTCAACATCAAAAGGTAGAAACGTAGAGCAATATGATATGGATGGGAATTTTATAAAGACATGGTATTCTACAAAAGAAATTTCAAATATTTTAGATATAAGTTTAAAACAAACTTCATCTATATTAAGTTGTTGTAAAGGAAATCAAAAAACAGCATTTGGATATATTTGGAAATATTCTAGTTAATCAAAGAAAGGAATGATAGTTATTTTAGACACACAAATTAATATGTATTCCGTAGATACGGGACATTTTTACAGTAATCATGAAAAATATTTGCATGAAATGAATTGTAAATATAGAAGCGAACGAAATTATGTGAACAATATGCTTTCCAATTCAGAAAATGAATTACTTTCAAATGGTTATACATTAGAAGACATTAAGGAATTTAAAGCGTATACAGAAAAAGATTACCATCTTCTGGCTAATGATATAATAAAAAAATACGTCAGGCTAAACTTAATTATTGAACATAAAAGAGAAAAAGCAAAAGTATCAAAAGAGAAACTTTTAACACTTCTAAAAAATAAAGTTCTTAATAAAGAAAAATTATCTAATAAAATCGATCATTGCATTTCGCAAAATATTCCATATAATCAAATTCCGCTACGACGTTTAAGAGAAGAAGAACTGACTGATCAAAATATTATCTCTGTATTTGAATCATCTCTTACTCGCTCTATCGGTATTAAAAAAGATGAGCTGACCGACGCCTTAATTGTAGTACAAATTTATTATTTTGATGTATTTAAAGATATTTCTTTTTATGGTTTTACATATAAGGGCGAAAAATATAGATATTTCACTTCTTCTGCTGGGCAAATTAGGAAGAAAAAAGCAGTCTTTATTAAAGAATCTGTTTGGGACAAGGTTGAAAAAACTATTATGTGTGGTCTTACAATAGAAAAAATCAATTCAAAAGGTGGCAACAATGTAAATAAGCATTTAGCTTATATGGCACTAGCAAATTCTGCAACTGATCAATGGACTGATTTTGATATTGATCGTTGTATAGTGGTTGATGATTTTGAAACAAATGTGCCAGGGACTTTTGATTTTATTGATGAGTCGGATTATTCAATTACAAGAAAAACTGGTGATGTACCGATTCCTCATACTGATGGAGCTGGTATGATGCTTCCATCGGTTATGACTAAAAATACTATGTTTCGTGCGCCATGGATAAAAGGATTATTAGGAGTTTTTGATTTCAGAAAGTTTATTGAAGTAAATGATGGATCTCCTACTATTAAAGATATATACGGCAAAGAGTATAATATTTTTGATGATGATATTCGGATTATCTTTACCAAAAGTCAATTCAAGATGTATAAGTTTTATGATTCTTGGGATGAGTATAAGGATAATTTTAAAAAATATAATTGTCAGGCTGGTCGGTGTAATATTGAAGAAGATAGAATTAAAGATGCAAAAATTAACTATCAAATGTTGCAGACATTAACTGATATTACAGATGAAGAGATTGATTTACTTACGAAAAGGTCAGTTGATAAAATCACCAATATTTGCAATTCAGAAAAAACAGTCAAAGAGATTTTAGGTATCACCCCATATAATACAAATATGACACCATTTCAAAAAGCTGTAAAACTTTATCCTGCATTATTGAATGATACCTATGCTAAAGATGTGATTCGTGAAGTAAAAAATAGTCTTGTGAAGAAATACCGCAGTGGGAAACTTGAAGTCCATGGGAAATATACATTCCTTTTACCGGATTTTTATGCGGCTTGTGAATATTGGTTTAAACATATAGAAACCCCAGAAGGGTTGCTAAATGACAAAGAAGTATTCTGTTGGCTTTTTAACAAAAATGAGAAGCTTGATTGTCTCCGCAGCCCACATCTTTATAAAGAACATGCTATTCGTTTGAACGTTGCGCATGAGAAATATGGGGAACGATCTCGAAGAATCAGACAATGGTTTACAACAAACGGAGTTTATACTAGCACTCGTGATTTGATCAGTAAAATTTTACAGTTCGATGTGGATGGAGATAAATCTTTAGTTGTTGCAGATCTAAATTTTGTGAATATCGCAGAGAAAAATATGGAAGGAATTGTTCCTCTTTATTACAATATGCGCAAAGCAGAGCCAAAACTTTTGAATAACCAAAACATTTATGATGGGCTTAATGCTGCATTTACCGGTGGCAATATTGGAATTTATAGTAATAATATTTCAAAGATCTGGAATAACGATGTATTTATTAACGGGTCAGAAGAAGAAAAACAACATGCCATTGATTGTGTAAAACGCTTATGTTGTCAGAATAATTTTGTGATCGATTACGCCAAAACTTTGTACAAACCTGCTTTCCCCGATCGTATTAATGAGGAAATCAAGGAATTTACGAACGCGAAGTTACCTGCATTCTTTGAATATGCAAAAGATAAAGAAGCTGATCAAGTTAGTATGCGCAATCAAAGTTTTGTTAATAAATTATATGACAAAATCCCTAATAAATCTATAAACACAAGAGGAATGAACTTAGGGAAGTTAGATTATCAAAAAATGATGCACAATGTAAATATTGTATGCTCAAAAGAAGTTTCTAATTTATATGATAAGCTCAATAAAGAATACCGTTATATGGTAAATATGAAAGATGAATATATTGATAATCTTCATTATGTTGCTTGTTCTATTCGAAATCAATTTTTAGATTTTGGATATTCAGAAGATGTTATTGCTGATATGTTGATTCAATATTTATATGGAAGCGAAAAGAGAGGGAAACAACTCTTCTGGTTTTGTTATGGACAATATGTAGTAAATAATTTGAATAATAATATCAAAATTAAATCGACAAAGTTTATTCAATGTATGGATTGTGGAGAATGGATTGAGGTTGATTCTAAGTCAAAATCGGTAAGATGCGATGATTGTCAACGTGAATATCGTAAGAAATTAGACCGTGAAAGAAAGCGTAAAAGATAAATTCCGCATATCTTAAGGCATTTTTTTCGACCATTATATGTGGACTATTTTAAACAGTCAAAAATAAAATAGTCCACATCACATGGGTTTTCTTTTGTGCCTATATGGAGAATAAATAAATAGGCTATTGTCTGATGAAATATTTTAATACAATTCTCTAATCGAATTCGTGCAGCTGGGAGGAATAATATTTTGACAATTACACAAGAAAATATTATCAAAGAAATCGCTAGTAAAGAAGATATTAATGTAGCAATCGTTCGTAAAGTTGTTAAGCGAATGGAGAAATGTGTATTTGCCTACTTATCTTCTACTACTCCCACTGAAAATACAGTGGTAAAACTTTTAGATGGGTTGAGTTTGGAATGTGAATATATTCCAGAACATGAAATCCATACTTACGAAAATATCAAATGTGAACCGAAAATTTGGGCAAAACCAAAAATCACTAGATATTATAACAGAAAATTAAATAATTATTTTAACTAATCACATGGGCGGTTACTCTCTGCCGCCCTTTCAAAAGTTAATTCTTTATGCTAATTTCATAATTATCTCCTCTTTCTTTTATGTTTTATTTTTTTACTGGCAGATATAATAGTTTGCCAGTATTATCGCGGGATATGCTGGATCGGTTCCACGAGAGATTCATATTCTCTAAAGCTACGTTCGACTCGTAGTCCCGCAACTCGTGGCATAGCACAGATAGATGCGTGTGAGCGTATTAAAGGCGAATTTACAACTCGTCGCCATGAAAATTGGTCAATCTATGCAAAACTAACATCCCAGGCACTCAAAAGGTGCTGTTTCGCGTCGGTAAAACGAGTAAATCCTATGCGGAAATAGTGTCAGGAAATAGGGAGCAACAAGGTGATTCAGGGGCAACCGCTGAGAATCATTTTTCTGCGCAACAGAATAGCTCACGCGAACCTATGAAGATATAATGGGGAATTAGGAGGATATATAGTGCGAGTCCTTATTAGACAAGTGCGATGTCCATTTGGGTAAGTGAATTGGTAGAGATGCCAAATTAGCTTATGCAGGATGCGAGTAGGGATTATAACCGAAAGCTACGAAGGCGTGATGGATTTTGTTATCCAAAAGATAACGAAACATCTGGTGCAGCGCGTCTTCTGTATTCAATTTCGTTTCTTTTAATTTGTATGTTCAGGAAGAATATAAAAATTTGGTTTAATACAGCATATTATATTAAATATAAAGGTAAAAGCGAAAGACTGTACCTCTGTATGGCGTAAGCAGCCAAAATGTGTAATCTCTTCGGAGGTAATACACACACTGAAAGATACGCAATATCTGGATGTGTTAAGCGGATTCTGCACAGTTCTCTTAGCGGAGATTTATAGCACGGCAGTGTTAATGGAACGATGAAACTTGAGTAGTCATACAGCAAAGAAGATATGCCACTTCTTTAAAAAGGCGGTTGTGGAAGTTACTATGCGTGTGCGTAAGCAGCGTATAGTGGATAATTGGAGAACAAAATAATACCAAGAAAGATTTCCGTAAGTACGTTTAATCTCAGCGTACTTATTTTTTATTGCGGCGTAGCTCAATGGCGGAGCTTTCGGCTTATATCCGAACGGTTGTGGGTTCAAGTCCCACCGCCCCAACTATTTATCTTTGCGTGTGATTGCAAAGAAATTTAAAACGAAAGGTGTGCATTAATATAGTACTCATTACTAAACAAGAGAAAGAATATTTAGTAAAGCATGGAGTTCCTTATGCGGAAGGCGGCGTATCCCATTCGGAATCATGTCATAAACGTAAAAAATTCTATTTGTGTGAGATTCCTCATAATATGAGTCTTCTCGAAAATTATCGAAAGCAATTATATCATCGCTAATGCGAAATTTAATGAGAAAGGTGGTTTAAGCCATCGCTAAGAAAAAGAAAGAGATTGCTCTTGAGGTTATTGGAGGCAATGCTGAAGGAGTAACTGGAAGTTGTACAAAAATAGATTGTTATGATCATACAATTCTGTTTGAATTGGGAATGATCCAGGATAATAATACAGTCTTAGAAAATTACAAAGCCAATTGTGCATTGTTTAATAAAATCAAAAGCAAAACTGTAGATATGGTTATCGTTGGACATAATCATTGTGATCACATTGGTCTTATTCCTATGCTTTTTGCAAGAGGAAATACTAAAGCAAGAATTATAGTCCCAAAACATAGCTCCTCTATTCTTCGTGAAATGTGGTTAGATTGCGCCTGGATTAATCAAAGAGATGTAGACTCTCTAAATTATAAAGGTGATCATAGTTATACTCCATTATATACTGAACATGAAGTAGAAATTGCTTTAAAACATATTGAAGAATATGATTGTGGAGAAATTTTCAACTTAGACGAAAATATAGCTATTCGCTATACTCCCGCTGGACATATTCTTTGCTCATGTCAAACAGAATTATTTATCAATGGTGGATCTCATACTAGAAAAATTTTGTTTACATCTGATCTTGGTAATACAATGATCGAAGACAGAAAAGTTTTTGTAGAACCATTTCAAAGAGTAAATTCTGCACAAATTGTTATTGGAGAATGCACTTACGGAAGACGAAAAGGCTCTATGAAAAAGAAAGATATTGAATTAGACCGTCAAAAAATGAAAACGGTTATTGATCAATATTGTGTAGATAATCATCATCGTGTTCTTATTCCTACATTTTCTTTGGATAGATTCCCATTTATTATTTGGGAATTATATCAGCTCTTTGGACATGATCCATCTTTTAATATTCCAATTATATTAGACAGCCCATTATCAAATCGTCTTCTTGAGTGCTACTCTTCTATACTCGAAGGTGACAGAAAAGAAAAATTTGATGAAATGATGCAATGGAAAAATTTGCGAAGAATAATTACTCCAGAAGACAGTAAAGCAGCCATTGCTGATAAATCCGCAAAAGTTATTTTAGCTAGTTCTGGTATGTTGTGTGCAGGTCGTTCAGTTAAATGGGTTCAAGATATTTTGCCAAAAGAAAATGATTGTATTTTGTTTGTCGGATTCGCCGGAGGCGATACTTTAGCTGGAAAGATAAAGAATGGACGAGAGCAAAAAACAATAAATATTAACGGAAAACCGTATAAGAATAAGTGTCAGCTTGTAGATTTACATTCGTATTCAAGTCATATGCAACGAAAGGATCTTTTAAATTATTATAAGGGAATTAACGCAGAAAAGATTTATTTGGTACATGGTGATCAGCAAGCTCGATTTGAATTTAAAGAAGATTTGGAAATCGCAATTTCTGATGCACTTAAAACAACAAGAGTTATTATCACAAATAAAGGAACGAAAATTAAATTATAAAATCCTTTCAAAAGGAAATATTATGAAAGCACGAGGCATATTGCCAATGGAGAAAAAGGAACTCAAGGAAAAAATAGAAACAACATATTTAGACATTGCAATTCCAAGTAATGTAGAAAATTTACAGTTGCCAGATCCTACTCTATTACAATTTTATAAAAATTACGATGATAGAATTATTTGGATTGATGATGAAATTACAACCATGACTTTGGAATATGCAAAGATGATTATGCAGTGGAATTCGGAAGATAAGAAAAATAATATTCCAGTAGAAGAACGTAAGCCAATTAAAGTAATATTCTTTAGTCCTGGTGGCGATTTAGAGGTAAATAACTGTTTAGTTGATACAATTCAACTAAGTCAAACAAAAGTTATTGGAATCAATGTTGGTATGGCTGCATCAAGTGGATGCTTTATTTATTTAGCATGTCATGAGCGTTTTACATTTCCAACGGCAGAATTTCTCATCCATAAGGGAGCTGGTCAATTTGCTGGAACATACAATGATGTAGTCGCAGCAATTTTAAATTATCAACGACAAATCGAAGAACTTGGAGACTTTGTTTTATCTAGGACAAAAATTCCAGAAGATGTCTTTAATGAAAACTTTGAAAATGACTGGTATTTATCTGCGAAAGAAGCTATTAAATATGGTGTTGCTGATAAAATTATCACAAGTTTAGATGAAATTATTTAAGGAAGAGTTTACTACTCTTCTATTTTTTATACAAATTTTTAGGATTAAAAGGAGAATTATACGATATGGCAGCATTTACTTATAAGAAAACATCGACAACTTCAATGAAAGTTACTGGTATTTTAAATCCACAGACAATGGTAATTAATGTTGATGGAGAAGATAAGCAACTTTCTACTCTTCTACGTGACTTCGCAGACCTACCAGTAGAAATTAATATTAAGGTCAAGGACGAGGAAGAACTGGATGAACCAGTTGATGTTGAGTAAGAAGGGAGTGATCTACTATTACTTCCTATACAAGATTACCTGGTGAAACAGATGATCAACTTATATATAGAGTTACTAAAGATAAGGATATAATCGGTTCCTGGAATGATGTAGCTGATGTACTTAATGAGTTACTTGGAACTCATTATGGAGAATCAAAATTTCGGAAGGACAAAGCGACATTTGATCGAATGCTGAATGCAAATCGTGATATGTTTGTTGATTCTGATAAACAGTTGCAGGATATCCGGATCGCGCAAAGAGAGTTAGAGCGATTAAAAATTCAATTTAGAGATGAAAGAAACGCTTGGCAAAAGCAAAATTATATTGATGCTAGAATTGAGCAAAAATTAGATCTATTAGAAAAACAATTGAGCGATCTTGGAAAAGTAAATTTTTCTAAACATAATGACGTTTCTATATCATCTGATAATGATATGCTTGTAATTTTAAGTGATTTACATATCGGTCAGACATTTCATTCATTCTTTGGAGAATATAATACTGATATTGCTAAAGACAGAATGCAACAATTATTAGATAACATCATTTCTATCCAAAAACTACATAATTCTGAAAGGTGTTATGTATCTCTACAAGGAGATCTCATATCAGGAAATATTCATAAAACAATCCAAGTAACTAATCGTGAAAATGTAATTGAACAGATTAAAATTGCAACGGAACTCATCTCTTCATTTTGTTATGAGTTGACCAAATATTTTAAAGTCGTATTCATGACAAACGTGTCTGGAAACCATACAAGAATTGATAGAAAAGAAGATGCAATTCATGACGAACGGTTAGATGATTTGATTAGTTGGGCAGTTGATTTATCTTTACAGCATATCAATAATTTTCATATTTTGACAAGAAATCTCGATTCGGGAATTGTTGATATATCTATCCGTGGGAAAACATATGTTGGTGTGCATGGTGATTTTGATCCATTTGGGAAATCTGGTGTACAAAATTTGTGTCTGGCGATTGGATACATTCCATACGCTGTGTTATATGGACATTTACATACGTGTGCTCTTGATGAAGTGAATGGAGTAAAAATGATTCGAGGTGGATCTTTAGCTGGATGTGGAGATCAGCACACTGTGGAAAAAAGATTAACAGGAAAACCATCTCAGATGGTATGTATTTGTACAGATAAAGGGGTACAGGCTTTTTATCCTGTTGAATTAAACTAAAAATAAGTACAGATACGTCTGTACTTACATATAAAGAAGGTCATCGGCTACCTAGAATTCCTGCCTTTCCGTTGTTATACAACAAAACGTATAAAACTCGGGAAAAGCCGATGACTAAAACAATACAGAAGAAGGACTGACGGCTATCTCGATTTCTAGAAGTGAACTTTATCAGAGAATTCAATCCTGTCATCAGGATGCAGGTATCATAACTTAACGGTTACGTTCGTGCCGCCAATACTGTCTCACTCGTTCCCATTTATTATAACGGAAACGTGAGTAGCTATTGACATGCACTGGTGTTTCTGGTGAATAAAACATCGCCATACTAAATCACCTGCCTTCCGTTGATAAACTTTCTATCATTGGAAAAACCGGCAGTCCAAGAATACGGAAGATGCTCCGTACTTATAAAGAATAACATATTATAAAAAATTAGACAAGCACTTCATAAGTGCAAAATTTATTTGAACAAAAAGGAGAATATTAAAATGATGAATAAACAAGATATTTTTAAAACCGTAGCAGCAAACCTAGAAGTAACCCAGAAAGATGCAGCAAAATATGTAGATGCTGTTTTCGTTACCATCAAAGATGCAATGGCTGATGGAGAATCTGTAAATATCGCAGGATTTGGAAAATTCGAGGTTGTAGAAAAGGCAGAATCTAAGAGACGCAATCCTCAGACTGGTGAAACAATTATGGTTGCTGCTCATAAAGCACCGAAATTCAAGGCAGCTACTGCTCTTAAAGAGGCTGTTCTCTAATAGATCGGTGGTGATTATATGCATACATTGAAATGCAAAAGTATCGAAGAATTAGTCGAAGTAGTTGTCGAGACTTATGAGCTACTACATGATTGTGATCGAAACGTAAGTTTTGTTGCTAAGTATGATCATGCAAAAGAAATTTTGAGAGAATTGGTATTTTACGATTATGATCTAAAATTTGTTGAGTTAGCAGATCCTGAGTGGGATAACTATGAAGACGAATATGTTATCAGTATTGTGCGTGATGAAATATTTTGCGAGAAGCTAAAATTGGACGGAAGATATTGTATGCTATCTCCAAAATTTGTATTTTTTGATGAAAATGCAAATTCTAAATGCGTTAAATATTTTGAATCGGATATGAAATATGAATTTGAAATCACGGAAGAAGAATCTAGTGGTGACTCTGATCAGGAGTTGAATTGTCATGACGATTCTATGGATGTAGATTTCTCTGATGATGGACAGGGATTTACATGTAGCAAGCATGATAAGAATGGATATAGTTCTATTTCATATTGGTCATCTGAACAGGTTGATAAAAATCGTTTATCTGAAATTTTGAAAAGTTTTTATTTATAATTTTGTTGAGTGTGTAAGACTGCAGCTTACGCACTCAAATACAGGTCGTTAGTGTAATTGGCAACACGGCAGTCTCCAAAACTGTTAATCGGGGTTCGAGTCCCTGACTTCCTGTTATGATTTTCTGCAAACGAGTGCAGAGAATAAATGATTAGAGACGGGTGGATAACTTGATAATGAGTAATATAGGATGGTTAATGCTCTCCTATCTCATCTCTATTGGTGGAACGAATGTATAGGGTATGTTCCTATCACACCAGCAATGGAGAACTTTGTTGGATAATTACCAACCAGTTCTCCTTTTCTAAAAAATATATTTCTTAGCAAAAGGAGAAACCAAAATATAATGAACGAAATTATTTTAAAAGAAGAAAAAGGGCAAGTGGTAGCAAGTAGCAATGATATTGCAGAAAAATTTGGCAAAAGGCATGATCAAGTTTTAAGAGATATCGATAACATGTTAAAATCTGACTCCACAATTTTGTGGAGTGAAATGTTTAATGAATCTACATATGTAAATTCTCGTGGAAAAGAATATCGTTGTTTTCTTGTCAATCGTGATGGGTTTTCATTACTTGCAATGGGATTTACTGGTAAGAAGGCTCTTGAATGGAAACTTAAATATATTAATGCATTTAATGCCATGGAAGAAGCGTTAAAAGCTGGGACAACACTTTCTGAAGAAGAACGTTTAAAATTACAGTTGTTTAGTAAAGACCCAAGTGAAGTCGCTTATGCCCATAAACGGCTTGTTGAGATCGAAACTGCTCCACTTGTTGCAGAAATTGAGGAACAGAAACCAAAAGTTGAATATCATGATGAAGTTCTTAATAAAGACGGATTGATTACTACTACCGTTGTAGCAAAAGATCTTGGTTATAGAAGTGCTCAAAAACTTAATGAGATTATGAATCTTAATCATATTATTTTTAAGAACCAATCTGGAACATGGTGTCCGTATGCTGAATATGAATGGCTAATTACTGAAGGATATGCAGATTATCAGAGTTATACTGCCAAGAATGCTGCACCATGTTTGAAATGGACTGAAAAAGGTAGAAAATGGATTATCGAAAATTATGATCAGTGGGCAAAGAATATTACTGCAGTATAACAATGTGCTATTTGTGATGGAGAATAAGATATAGAGATCTCTCGATCGGTGTCATAGCTGGTTGAGAGAATTGATGGAATGGGACTATTGGAAGTCATGAGCCAATAGAGTAGAGTCACCTACCTCTCTCCCATTCTATTTTACGCAGACAAGAAAGGAGAGAAATATTGTCAAAAGAAAAAATTACAAGAGTGAAATATTTCACTCCTGACAAAGAGAAATATATTTATGAAGAAAATTGGAAGAAATATAAAAAATATTTACAGTCCAATATTATTAAAAATAAAGACGTAAAAGATACAACATATAAGAGATATGAAGCATTATTCCGACATTTTCTTATATGGCTTGGCGAAAACTATGGCGAGCTTGATTTGTATTCTGATGATTTTATGGAAAACGCCGTAGATATAATGGAAGGATACATGCTATTTTGTCAAGAAGTATTACAAAATCACAAAAAAATTATCAATATGAAAGTATCTGCAGTAAGTTCTTTTTATATTTGGTCAATGAAACGTGGTTTTGTTAAATATCACCCATTTGATGGAAAACTTGATCGCATGAAAAAGGCAAACGAGGAACAGATTTTAAATCATTATTTTCTTTCTGATGAGCAAATAAATCAGATCAGAAATGATTTATACCAAACGGAGAATAATAAATGGAGCATACAAGATCAATTATTATTTGAAGTTTCTTTATTTTCCGCTAACCGGTTAGGAGCATTGGAAAGATTAACAATTTCTTCTCTTGATCTTGACAATATGGTATTTGAAGGAATCAGAGAAAAGGAAGGCTATAGAGTTGAAGTGTCATTTGATGATACATGTCGAGATATGATCGAAACATGGTTGTCTATGCGAAAGGACGATTATGATCATCTTGAATGTGATGCCTTATTTATACATAAATATAAAGATGAATGGAAGCCATGGACAAGAAGTATGATTACTGATCGAATGCATAAATTCGGAGAAATTATTGGAATAGAGGATTTTCATCCTCATTGCATGAGAAAAACAGCGATTAATAAAATATATGAAGATACTGGCGATCTTAATCTTGCATCACAATGGGCTAATCACAAGTCAAGCGCAACCACTCAAGCTGCATATTTAAAACCAGTTTCTAAATCAGAGCTTAGAGACAAACTAAAATTATTAAAATTCAAGCAGCAGGAAATCGAAAAAGAAGTAAAAATGCAAGAAAATAATTAGATGTTGCTTATACAGCAGCTGTATTATTCTACTACAAATTTGTCATTTGTCAAGGCTTGACTTGACATTCCTCAAAAATTAGGGTATATTACATTTGTAAGTAAGACAAAGTAAGTAGAAGTAGAACAATGTAGAGTGATCTAGTAGTCTACATAATTATTTAAATAAATAAAATAACCACTTGCTAATCAAGTGGCTTTCAATAAATCGAATATATAGAATTGGGACATTCACCCAAGTGGATTTCTCAGAGCCGAAGTGGTGTCGGCTGATTTCAACTTACGAAAAGGATCGCTTATTTAGCGGTCTTTTTTCGTTGGGACAATATTCTGTAAAAACATTAGAACTGTCCCGGCAACAATCGTAGATAGTAAATTACTATCATTCACAATTGTATATGTATCTTTAAAAAATCTTAGAAACGTATCTATGTCGCATCACCCTCCTTTCTTAGCAAGGGTATCTATATAACGAAGCATCGCTGCTTCGATGCGACTCTGAAAAATCCTTGGCATTGCATCCAGCCGTAAATGAACGCATGGGTGAATTCCTACATATAGATTATATGTCAACAGAAAAAATCTGTCAACCATAACATATGGACAATCTATAGATAGATCGTGTAGCAACACGTAAACTGCAATCTCCGACAGACGTCTAGGAATCGGTACTGGCACAAACCTGAGAAAATGTGCGACGTCAAAAAATACAAAAAATCGCAAAAATATTTATAAAAAGAACGTGCTGTACCTTTACAAAATTTTCCTGTTGTGATAATGTGAAATTATCAAATACAGGAGGTAATTTTGTATGGACTATGTAGTAAAAAGACAGAGTGCAAAGAACTTTACTAAAGATATTGCAAAAGAAAAATACAGTATGAAACACAAGTTTCAACGCCAGGAAAATCAGTGGGGTAATCGTCAGAAAAGTTTACTGATTGACTCTATGCTTCGTCCGTATCCAATTGATCCAATTAGGTGCGAAGTCGGATCTGACGATGTAAGAAGAATTTTTGATGGCGTTCAGCGAGCTACTACAGTAAGAGACTTTTTTAAAAAAGATGGTTTTAGATTAGCTAAAAATTTAAAACCAGTTACAGTTGATGGCGAGGTATATGAAATTGCTGGTAAAAAATATGCACAGCTTGATGAGGCTGTACAAGATAAACTGAATGATTATGAGATGACAATCTATGTGTTTACTGATTGTACTGGAGAAGACATTCGAGAAATGTTTACTCGTCAGAACAATGGTAAACCATTAAACAATACTCAAAAACGTACAGCAATCGAGAGTGAAAAAGTAAGTGACGTTATCTTTAATTTTGCAGATCATGAGTTCTTTGAGAAAGTCCTTACTGATGCACAATATAAGAAAGATGTTCAGCGTGATCTGATCCGCGAAACTCTTATGCTGATTAATACAAATGAAGAAAATGATTTTACATCATTTAGAGCGAAAGACATTGACAGTTTTGTTGTTTGGTATGATGAAAATATCAATGCTTCTGATATCAGTATATTAACAGATGTATTAGATGCTTTCAATACAGGCGATGAAGTAATCAAGGTAAAATCTACTTCTATCCCAATGATCCTGTATGGCGGTTATAAATGTATTAAAGACGGAAAAGATTTTAGAAAATTCGAAGCTGCGGTAAATGAGTTTGCTGAGAATTATGATTCCAATGAAGCATATAAACAGCTCGTACAGTCTGGAACTACTGCTTCTGCTGGCGTTAAAGCTCGTCTACAGTATTGGAATAAAGTCATAGATAATTTATAATTTTTTGTGAAATAATTTAATATGATTTTTATTATGGAGAGTGGAGCAATCTACTCTCCTATTTTCATGGGCAGATGTGCTTAGTGGCGATAGCAGTGGGCCGTAACCCCACCACATTAGAAACACCGTAGGTTCGATTCCTACTCTGCTCATTTTTTGTTTTGGAGCTTTACTCAAGTTGGATGAAGAGATCAGTCCTGAAAACTGACAGGCCGTTAACAACGGCGCGTGGGTTCGAATCCTACAGGCTCCGTATATAATTAGCGAATGGAGGCAGTGACTCCGTATGCCGGTATGGTGGAATTGGTAGACAGAAATGACTTAAAATCATTTGATCGTAAGGTCGTGCGAGTTCAAGTCTCGCTGCCGGTATTATTTTAAGAAGGAGACATGCATATGAAAGGTATGACTGGAATTTATAGGATTAATCCTGCGTTGTTTGGTGGAATCATGGCATTATTCGTAGAATTGATAATAACAATGATTTTACCTCTGTAGAATATAATCCTAATATATATGATAACGCTGCGACGCTAATAGAAATTAGAAAGGTATTTCGCCAATAGTGTCTATTACTATTTTCAAGATTTTTATTTACCGCTTTCAATTCTGCATTTACAGTTCTTAGTTCATTCAATTCTTTCAAATTAGAGTCTAACGTTTTATTCTGTATCTCAGTTTGTGCATTCAATTTTATATTTTCGTACTGAATTTTTCTCATGGCTTCTGTTTGATTTTCAAGCTCTGACTGCATGGAATCCATTTTATCAGTAAGAAATTTCAATCGTTCTTCTGGAGATTGGAATTTTGGTATGTAATCAAATATATTCATGCTGGCATTATTGTTCAGCATTTGCTGATAGCCTGCATCTGATATTAGTTTTTCAGAAAATTCCTGTAGTTTTTGGAGATCTTCAGATAGAGTTACTGGTTCCAATATTTTTCCATCTGGTGTGGTTATAATTTTACTCATTTTCAAAATATTCCTTTCTACTTTTTTGTTCTGTTTTATCTGTATCTAATTTTATCACACACAAAATGTATTTCAATGTTTTATCTCTTTATTCTCTTTAATTTGTTGGAGAATAAGTAGTTATAAGTGGTTGGCACTTAATGTCCTGTCAGTGGGGCGTGACTAATTTTTTTGAGAGTAGGAAACCAGAGAAGTCATGAACTTTGGTATGGTAGATACTCGCACTACTCTCCTACTCTTTTTTAATTGTTATGCGAGTGGAAAGCGAGTGAAAATATGGGTAATTATAAGAGAAACGAAGAAAACAGACATAATAATGATCAATGTGGAATATATTCCATAACCAATAAATTAAATGGAAAAAGATATATTGGTCAAACTTATAATTTTAAATATAGATGGATGAGACATAGGAGTTATCTAAAACATAATACGGAGCATAATGCTCATCTTCAGAACGCATGGAACAAATATGGCTCCGAGAATTTTGAATTTGAAATTATAGAAAATTGTCCATTTAATCAATTAGATGAAAGAGAAATATTTTGGATAAATTATTTTGATTCCAAAGACAATGGTTATAATTTCGCAGATGGAGGCTTAGGCTGTAAAGGTTATAAACATTCAGAAGAAGAAATCAGAAAAATGAGAATGATTCAAAATCCAAAACCTATTGTGATGCTTGATTTACAAGGTAATTATATACGGGAATTTATTAGTGCTGGTGAGGCTGGCGATTATTTAGGGAAGACGTCAGTTAGTGGAATCAAAAGATGTTGTGAAAAAGATAAGTATAAAAAAGCATATGGGTATATTTGGGTTTATAAGGAAGATTTTGATTCAGATAATATAGATTTGGATTACTATTTATCTAAAAATAAAAATCTACCAAAACCTGTTTTACAGAATGATAAGAACATGAATTTGGTTCATGAATATTGTTCCGCTTACGAGACTAAAGAATATGGATTTGATTCATCTACTGTTTCCATGGCTTGTAATGGTAAATACGATACATATATGGGTTATATTTGGCTTTGGAAAAATAATCCTGAAATTTATTATGAAAATTTAAAGAAGAGAAAAGAAAAAGCATTTAAAGCTAAAAAAGCAAAAGAAAAAATCATTTTACAATATTCTAAAAATTTAGATTTTATTAGAGAATGGACTTATGATCAACTTAAAGAAAATAATTTTAATTTACAAGCTATACAAAATAATTGTTTAGGACATACAAAAACTTCTCAGGGACATATATGGAAATATAAGTAAGAAGAATGGCTGATAAGGCTACTCTTCTTTTTTATTTGAGTAAATAGAAGAAAGAAGGTGACACAATGGCTAAAGTGCTTGATCCGCTGTCTGATAATGAAGTTAACAAAATGACTGTGGTAAATTTAAGAACAGCTTATAAAAAATTAGCCGATTTTTGCAGAAAAATCCTCAATGGTAATATAGTATACTGCAGCCATTGTGGTCAGTGGAAAACTCGAATGGCATTTTATTCATCTGATATTAGTGCAGATCATTTAGAGCATTATGCCTGTAAAGAATGTATATTAGATGAATGCACGGATTACGACAAGAAAACTGAAATTCGAACAGATAATAAAGAAAAGACTATAGAGACATTTAAGCGTTTAAATTGGTATTTCGATGAAGGAATTTATAATGATCAATTGCAATCATTATCTGAACAAACAGGTGAAAAAGTAAGAAGCACTGCCGTACAGCAATGGATTGTAATATGTCGTAGCTTAAATGATTATAAAAACAAAACTTTTAAAGATTCTGTATTTAATATTGAAGATGAAGATACAGATCAGGAATATAATACAAAAATTGTTCAGAAAACATTAAAATCAGCAAAAAAAAGGTTTGGAAATTATAATACTGAAGATTTAATGTTCTTAGAGAATGAGTATAAAGATTGGACAACTAGATATCCATGCGAAAATAAGGCACAAGAATTATTATTTAAGAGAATTTGCTTTAAAGAGCTTGAAATAGACAAAGCACAAAGAAATGGAAAAGACACTAAGGAATTGGATGCAACGCTTCAAAACCTTATGGGAAGTTTGAATGTAAAACCTTCACAAAAAACATCTAATGCATTAACAGACAATCTTACCTTCGGACAGTTGATTGATAAATGGGAACAGGAAAAACCAATTCCAGAACCAGACGAAGAATTTAAAGATGTTGATAAAATCGGGTTATATATTGATGTTTTTTTTAAAGGTCATTTATCCAAAATGATGGGCCTGAAAAACGCATTTTCTGCTCTATATGAAAGATTCATGTCTAAATATACCGTTACTAAGCCACAATACGATGAAGATTTTGATTCTGAAGCACTTTTTGATCAAATTTTTGGATCAAAGATTGATGAGGAATAAATTATGGCTATAAGAAAAACTCAAGCTGAGTTAGAAAAAGACAAAGAGCAGAAAATAATGGATACTGTGGCCTGGAGAGCTGCTTACTATAGAAATAACCCGCAGCGTTATGTGTCAGAAGTCCTTGGAATTACTTTAAAGATATTTCAAAAAATATTATTGTGGTGTATGATGCACTACAATTTTACAATGTATCTTGCCGCAAGAGGCCAGGGAAAAACGTATTTAACGGCACTATTTTGTTGTGTTCGTTGTATACTTTTCCCTGGAACAAAAATAGTTGTAAGTTCTGGTACATTAAAACAGGCAAACGAAGTATTGCTTAAGATACAAGACGACTTCATGAAACAGTCTTCTATTCTACGGTCAGAAATAGAAAAATGTAGTATCGGACAAAATGATGCATCTATTTATTTTAGAAATGGATCGTGGATAAAGACACGTACAAGTTCCGAGAACAGCCGTTCAGCAAGGGCAAATTGCATAATTGTTGACGAATTCCGCATGGTTGATGAAACAGTCCTTAATACAGTTCTTAGGAAATTCTTAACAAGTCCAAGGCAACCAAAATATTTAAATAAATCAGAATATAAACATCTCCAAGAAAGAAATAAGGAAATATATATGTCTAGTGCTTACTTTAAAAGTTCATGGGCATATAAAAAAGCTCAAAGCTATACACTAAATTTCTTTGATGATAAAAAGAAATACATGATAGTGGGGCTTCCTTATCAAGTATCAATTAAAGAGGGGCTTCTCTCCAGAGAACAAGTTGAAGATGAAATGTCAGAGCTTGATTATAATGAATTGGTTCAACAAATGGAAATGGAATGTTTGTGGTTCGGAGATACCGATGGTAGTTTATTTAAATTTGATGAGTTATCTGCAAGACGCAAGCTAAAAAAAGCTTATATGCCATTGAGTTTCTATAATGATAAAGTACAAATTCCAAAAGTGTTAGCAACAGAAAAAAGAATTCTATCGCTTGACGTAGCCCTTATGCAATCAACTAAAAAGAAACGAAACGATGCTTCTGCAATTTTTATTAATGATCTAATTCAAGTAAATGATACTTCTTACCAGTCTAATTTTGTTTATGGTGAAACTTTTGAAGGTCTAACAACTGATGATCTTGGAATTATAGTGATGAGATATTTTTATAAATATAACTGTACAGACTTAGTGCTTGATACAAATGGTATTGGTTTGGGGGTATTTGACTTTATTATAAAAGATCAATACGACCAAGAAAATGGGGAAACATATAAAGCATTAACATGTATTAATGATTCAGATATGGCTTCTAGATGTCATGTAAGAGATGCCAATAAAGTTATTTGGTCTGTAAAAGCAACAGACAAATTTAATAATGAAATTTGCGTATTGCTTAGAAATGGAATTCAAAATGGTAAAATAAATTTTTTAACAACAGAGCAAGAAGCAGATTTAGCGTTAAAAGATACATATAAAGGATATTCGAAACTTTCTCCAACTGAACAAGCAAAACTAAAGATGCCGTATCTGCAAACAACCCTTGGTATTTACGAATTAGTAAAATTAGACCACGAAGTAAAAAATGGAAACATTAAAGTAAAAGAAGTGTCTGGTATGAGAAAGGATAGATATTCTTCTATAGCATATAATTATTGGTGTGCATGTCAATTAGAATTAAAGTTAAGACCAAAAACAACATCAACTCAATCTCTCCTCTCTAAACTTTCAATCAATCAACCAAAACGTATATCTTCGTTTTCCAAAACAATCTAAATAAAAATCCAAAACACAACTAAATAGCAAAGGAGGTGTTTGCATCAAAGATGACACAATCAAAGAAAGAGATGACAGAAACATCTCCAATACATAAAAAACAGCCAACGGCTGCAGAACGAAAATTATATATGCAAAGTCTTGAACGCCAACAAAAGAGATTTGCAGAAACACAGAATGCATTTAAGCAAGTTCGTGATGTTACAAAAACGACAAGACAAATTTCTATAAGCTCGTATAGCAAAGAAAACGTCATTAAATATCTTCAGAATATTGATAGTTACGAAGATGAACTGCGTGGTTTATCTCGTTACTTATTTTATCGTTGTCAGATATATTTTAGATTAATTATGTATAATGCAACTATGTTTGATCTAAATGCAAGGTACGTAGTTCCTACATATGATCCAACCGGTGACAACGACAAGGAAAGTATGTTGAAAGATTATTATGACACTTTGGTATGGTTAGATAGAATGTCTTTACAAGGGAACTTCTTACAGGTATTAATTAATAACTTTATAGAAGATGTATTTTATGGATGCTGTTGGCTGGACGAAACCGGAATGTTTATTTTAAAAATTCCACCAGAGTATTGCAGAATTTCTGGTAAATATTTTACAGGAGATTATTCGTTTTCTGTAGATATGAGTAAATATAAGAAATTCGAAGATGTATTAGAATATCTTGGTGATCCGTTACTTTCTATGTATAAGGAATATGGTGGTAACAGTCAGAAAAAATGGCAACCAATGCCAGATGAATATGCTTTGTGTACAAAATCAAGAGTTGAGACATGGGAAACTATTGTTCCAATTTATAGTGGATTATTTATTGATTTAATTGGTCTTTTAAATCTTGGTGACGTACAAGCCGTTGCGGATGAACAACAAATTTATAAACTAATAACAGCTACCATCCCGACATTATCTGGTGCTGATGAACCAGATCAATGGGCTGTAAACATTGATTTTGCTGTAGATTATTATAATAAATTGGTTGATAGCCTTCCACCTTATATTGGTTCTGTGATAAGTCCATTGCCACTTAATACAATATCTTTTTCTGATGACCAAACAACAGACACGACGAAGGTGCAAAAAGCCACAAAAGAAGTATTGAATACTTCTGGTGGAGCGCAAATACTTAATTCTTCTAGTATTTCTGGTGCTGAAGCATTTCGAGCTGCTACAAAGGCAGATACTGAATTAGCAGTTTCTGCACTTTTAGGTCAGATTCAAGGCTGGGTAAATAGAATGCTATCATACCAAGTCAAAAATGCGGCGAAGATTAAATTTTTCGAAGTGTCTTCTTATACAAAAGATATTCTTAGAGAAGCCATGCAAAAAGATCTGCAATATGATAGTTCTAAAATGATATTAATAAATGCATTAAATGGGATTAGTGAACTTGATACCCTTTCGATGACTTTCTTAGCCAATGATGTATTAGATTTAAAGAATAAATTTGTTCCACTCGTATCAGCAAATACAGTATCCAACGTAAGTGACGAAGGTGGCAGACCAGAGGTTTCTGATTCAGAAATAAGTGACGATGGAGCTAAAACGAGAGACAGAAAATAATGAGGTGGTCATATGAAAGAAAAGTTTTTAAAAACAACAGACACTACTACCTCTGAAAACTTAAAGAAACTTGGATTTCAAGTAGTTAATGAATCAAATGGGATGTATATATTTTTGAATACTGACAAACTTCAGTTTTCAAATATAGATAAATCAAAAATACAGTATAGCAATATACTTACTTTTTAGCCACTATTCTATTTCTTGAGTGGTATTTTTTATACCTAATATTTAAGGAAAGGAGGAATCGCTAAATAATGCCTAGAAGAAAAAAAAGAAAAATTATGTCTGTTGACGAACTATATTCTTTTTGTTTAAAAAACAATTTTTCACATTTTAGTAGTGATGAATCAGGAAAAGAATTGATGGTTCGTATGAACGGTAATTTTGAAAAGGAAAGTGAAAATGAAGATAAGCACAAAGAAGGGCTTACTCCTTTTGTAAGTAGAGCATTTCATGACCATGTAAATCTTAACATGTCAGAAATATCAGAAGAATCATTTAATGAAAATGTCCCATCGGCAAATTTCAGACCTATTTTAGCTCACATAACAACAAATTCAGATGATGAACTTGATTTCGGATCACATGATTATTATGTAACTTCCGACAAAGACGGAAATGACAAAGTTGTTTATGAAGAACAACCAATTGGTGTAATTGATGGAAGTAAAACGTCTGTCGAATATGATGAAAAAGCAAAAGTAAATCGTGCTGTGCTGCATGGGTATTTGTATGATGAATACTGTCAAGATGCAATTGATATTTTAAATAGACGTGGAACTGTAGACTGTTCTATTGAATTAAGCATCAGAGAATTAAGTTTTAATGCCAAGAATGGAACTTTAGTACTCGATGATTTTTATGTGTCAGGTTTGACACTGCTTTCTAAGGATGTTAACCCTGGAATGGCTGGAAGCAATTTTAAGATTGAAGATTTTGCAGTTGATAAAAATGCAATTGAGACATTTTCAAATGATAAATTGGTAGAAACTCTTGAGAAATTAACAAGTATTCTTGAGAGCTTTGAAATAAAAGAAAAAAATACGAAAGGAGGAACCGAATTGAATAAGGAACACTTTGAAGAGGAAGTTACTGAAACTGAGGAAGTAACTGAAACAGAAGAGTCTGAAGAGGAAGTGACTACCACAGAAGAAGAATCTGAGGAAACAGTTGTGGAAACCTCCGAAGAAGAAACTAAAACCACTGAAGAAGTAGAGGAAACTCAGGAGGTTGCCGAAGAGGAAACCGAAGATACTACTGCATCAGAATCTGAAACAGAAAGTTTTTCAAAAGATGAGCTATTCAATAAGTTATTCGATATTTCCTTCGAAGATATTAGATATGCATTAAATGCATTATGTTCTATTTATAGAAATGATTCTGAATGGTGTTATGTGTCTCAGGTGTATGATGAGTATTTTATTATGCAGGATTGGGACAGCGACAAATATTATAAACAATCTTATACAAGAGATGAAGATAATATTGCACTTGCTGGAGAGAGAACAGAAATGTTTGCAATGCTTCTTACTGAGTCAGAGAAGATTTCTATCGAAGAAATGCGTTCAAACTATGCAGAATTAAAAGCATTTAAAGAAGAAATTGAGTTAAACGAACTTCGTGAGCAGAAAAAAGCAATTCTTGATTCTGAAAAATATGAAATTCTTGCACAGAAAGATGAAGAAGGAAAGTTTGTAAATAAGGATTATGAAAAACTTGTTTCTGAAATGGATAACTACTCTCTCACTGATCTTGAGACAGAAATTAAAGTTCTTCATTCAGATTATGTTTCTGAACATGGTAACTTCGCACTTTCTAATAACGAAGAAAAGACAGCTACATCAAAGAAACAATTTGTAAATGTAAATAAAAAAGCTTCGAAACCTAGCAGATATGGAAAACTGTTTGCTGAAGAAGAAAAATAAATAAACAAAATAACTTTTAACTTTAAGGATCGTCATAATGGCGGTCTTTTTATTATGCAAAAAACAGGAGGATAAATACTATGGCAATTCGTATGTCTATTGAGCAGCATCACGTTGCGTTCCCAACTAAAGTCCTTTCAGACAAAGTTGGAAGAGTACTAAATATGGTTATCAAAAAAGATACTGATAACGGAACAGTTTGCGGAAAAGGAGCTTACGTAAGCTTTGATCAGTATGAAGTTGCTGATGCCCCAGCAGGATTTGAGGGAGAAATTCTTGAACAGGCTGCAAACGGAAACTGGTATGTAGAGGTTAAAAAAGTTGATGTGAATGCACCAGCAATTCTTATCTACGAAGTTCCAGAAATCGCTGAAACATACAACAGTGAGTTTACAAAGACATCTAACTTCTTCAACGCAGCAACTGCTGAAAGAACGAAAACAGTTAGAGGTCTTGTTCTTACAGTAACAGATGTTTACGAACTTAGTGCAGATGCATTCGATGGTACACCTGTCGCTGGTAAGAAAGTAACTGTTGAAGCTGGAAGTCAGAAACACAAAGTTTCAGAACTATAAAGAAGGGAGGAATAAGCAATGAATAAGATGAATTTTAGCGCACATGTACTTAATGTATTCGATGAAATGAAAACTTCTTATGAAGAAGTAAAAAATCTGATGTTTGATCTATATAAAGATGAACTTGATGACGGAATTTCTAAGAGAGAGGCTGAAGATAAACTTAGAGAAGTATCTCTGAGAATTTTTAATCTCACAAAGGATTCTTCTCGCAGAGAAAGAGAGCGTGCCTATAGAGATTATGGTCGCCAGTTCTTTGATGTAATTGAGGAAGTAACCGATTGGACAATCTCTACTGGTCTCAAAGAAAACGAGTGGTTCAATGCTCTTGTAAATTATAAAAATATCAAAGAAGGAGATAAAAATCTTTTTGTCAATGAACATGATGATGTTATTCTTTCTGTAGCAAGAATGGGAAAGAGACACCATGACACTATGTTACAGAGACTACCAGAAAACACGACCTATTCTGTTGAGACGGATGTTTACGGTGCTGCTGTGGGTGCTGATATTGATAGATATCTTATTGGACAAGAGGATTGGACAAAGCTAGTTGATGCTATTACAAGAGCATTTGTTGTTTTATCACAAGAGCTTATTTTTGCAGAGATTCTAGAAGCACACAAGAAACTTCCCGCACAGACACAATTTGTTCAGACTGGCGCACTTAACGCAGCAAATAGAAAGAAATTTAACAAAGTTCTTCAGAATGTATCTGTAGCAAATGACAATGCAGAAGTTGTTATTATGGGAACTATGGTAGGTCTTCAGGAGCTTGATGGTCTTATTGATGTTAATTGGATCGCAAGTTCTCAGAAAGAGGATGTAGCAAAGATGGGTCGTCTCGGTAATTATGGACGTTATACCCTAATTGAGATTCCACAAAGATTCGCAAAGAATGATCTTACAAAAGATATGTATAAAGATGATGTTCTTTATGTATTTGCTTCTGGTGATGACAAAATGGTTGATATGATTGATGTTGGTGAGACTTTAATCGAGGAAATCACTGAGCGTGGAACAGCTAATAGTAACATCGCTGATATCATGAAATACGAAGTTCAGAGAGAGCTTGGAGTATCTACAAGACTAGGAAAAGTATTTGGTCAATGGACCATTACAGAGGACTAATCTGAATTATAGTATAAGAAATATTGGGAGGGTAGCATAATTACTACTCTCCTATTTTAATGGAGGGAAAGCCATGTCGACAGCACGAGCAAAAAAGGAAACCGCTACTACAACTAGAAAAGTAGCTACTAAAGTTGATACAAAAGTAACTGCAGAAGAGCCGGTTATTACTGAAAAACCAATTGAAGAAAAAATCGAAAAAGAGAAAAAGGTATTTACCGATTCAGATTATATTCTGTGTCGATCAGTATGTTATGGTGGATTAAACATCACGTCTCAATCTGGGAATGTTTATGAATTCAAAGATTATGGATATGATTGCGAAATCAATTATCGTGACCTTGTTTCTTTGATTAGAAAAGGTTCAGACCATGTATTCTTACCAAGATTTGTTATCCTGGATGATGATTTACTGGAAGATTTTCCTACTGTAAAAAAAGTATATGAGAAAATGTATACAAGAAATGATTTGCTCAAAATTCTTGATATGTCTACAAGACAGATGGAAATGGAAATCAAAGAGCTGCCAGAAGCTACAAGAACCATTCTGGAGCAGATGATTGCTACAGAGATTGCTAATGGTCATCTTGACAGTATTGCAAAAGTAAGAAAACTCAGTGAAATCTTTGATTCGGATTTTAATCTTCTAAGTGAATTATTTGTTAAATAAAGGAGGTCAAGATGATACTTCCTTATGAAACTATCTTTTCAAGGGCATTGGGCAGGATCGACGATCCGAAAGAATTAGCATTAAATTCTAATGATTTTTATGAGATTTACACCGAAAGACTACACAATGCACTTGGAGATGCAAGAATCAGAAGACTCTTCTCTTCTATTGTATTGGACGATGAACTGCAAGAAGTTTCTTTTAATCTTGTAAATACAATAGATGAAAGTTCTGATATTGAATATGTGTGCAAATTATTTGTTCTAGGGATTACAATTGAATGGCTCAGCCCAAGAGTCGATTCTTTGAATTATACCATTATGATGGTTGGTGGAAAAGAAGAAAAAATGCTAAACAATCCATACAGATTGCTTCAGACAAGATTAGAAAATGTACAGAAAGAATTAAGTAAGACTATTAGAGATCATGGTTATCTTTATAACTCTTATATTAATAATGGTACATAATATGGATTATTTATATGGAACTTTTTCTGACGAACAAATAAAAAACGCAGCATGTTTAATGCACAAAAATATTCATAGATTACTTTTATATAAAGATAAGCTAGTGACAGACAGAATTTTTAATTCAGATGATGATTTCAAAAAATACTTTGAAGATATTCTATTTAAATTCGGTGGACTTAATACATTATTAGGTTATCCAAATGATATGCTGCTTTTAATTTCGACATTACAGGCGGCATACGATCTAATAGATAGTCCAAAATATAGTTATAGAATATTTAGAAAAGCTATTCTAGATTCTCATGGATATATTAAAGCTATGTTAGAGGAGGTAAATAGTCATGCCAAACCTATCAACAGCTAGACGTATATCAAGCATACGATCAAATAATGCAAAAACAATTGGTGAAATAACAAAAGAAAACTCAGATTTTCTTATGGAACAAACATTTGATCATGATATCCAAGCAAAAAAGTGTTATATATATGATTTTTACCATGATGATCAGCCAGATAAAAATCAGAATATGACTTATGACAATACAACCAAAACTCCAATTGATGCAAAGTTTATTATTAATTCTTATCAGTCTATAGATAAGGATCAGGTTCCTTATTATCTACAATTTCGTCCGTCTCAAAAATATTCTTTTTCCGAGAATGATGATTTGTATTATTATGAAACAGATTATCATGAACGGTATCTTGCCGATTTCCCGATTGGGTTATTCGTAGATATTCCAGATGATAATTTGGTTTATCATAAATGGTTAATTGTTGGAAGAGAAATTGCAAACCAATTTCGGAAGTATTTAATTCTTCCATGTGATTATAATTTGACATGGATTGAAAAAACTGGTCAAAACAGAATTAAGCGGAAAATGTGGGGTGTGCTTCGAAACCAGAATTCGTAAAGTGTATGCGCTTCATACTGGAAACAGTATGTCGAAAGTCTTTTAATTGCGTGGAACTCTTTAGAGTCAATTATACTACAGCACAGATATGAAATAAAATCAAATGCGAATGTTAAGAAATAATTGAATTAGACAATACGCAGCCAAGATCCGAAAAGGATAAGGTTCGACGGTCATGTACCAAAGTGGGTTAATGGAGACATCCTAAACTTATTATGTTAATAATAAGCATGGATTTGATATGACCTGAACATTATACGAAAGTATAAGAAAATAAATTATAATTTATAATTTATCTTTATTGGATTAACGACCTAATAAAGTAACATATTTGACACAACTGGTAAGTATAGAGATTACAAAAGTAGTCCGTTATTATTAGAAATGATAATAATGTATTTCCTTGAATTGCTGGAAAACCCTAAAGCTATTTATACTACAGCATAGTGATGAAACATACGCAAGTGTGAACGTAAAAAAATAAATAGATAATAATTATTAGATGCTAGTCTACGGACTGTAGCATCTTTTTTAATGGGCGATCAGCAGCCAAGCCTCGAACAGAGGAAGGTTCAACGATCATTCTTGAAATAGAATAGGAACAAGCGTTCCGAAGTTGGGAACACCTAAACCGTGATTGGCATGGTGAATGATATGATCTGCACATTATGTGAAAGCATAAGAAAATTTATTTACATATGTAGATAGATCTTTGTTAAAAAAGCGAATTAACAAAGTAACAAAATGGCACTACTTTGCCCACCCAGACAACCAGGATAAAATCTGGTTCCCATTAAATCCAATTACTGAAAAGTTTTGGTATAACGATGATATTAGCAAAACAATGCGTCTTATTATTAGCGCACCAACAGAGCATCCTTTGGTATGGTCTATAACAAAAATCGAAAACACAAAACCTGTCGGAATCCAAAAGCTTACAATTTATCAAGATTTTTGGGATGAACACAGAGATTATATTGAACGTGACGAAAACGGTAAGATTATTGGTATGTATGCTGATTACTATGATTCGTCTGTTATCCCAGTCGAACCATCAACGCCTGGAGAAATTGCCGGTATAAATAAAGAAATTATAGCATCTTCTACCAATGTAAAAGTTGGTGGCAGTTACAAATTGTTTACTATAAAAATACTAGACGAGGATCACAATGACATATCTGATCAATATAAAGGCGGAGAATTTACTTGGAAATGCTCCGTAGAAAATAATGAATTATCTAATCATGTATCGTGGTCAAAATCTGGTTGTAAATATAATCAAATTAAAATGAAATTTATCAACGATCGAAATTATTTAGGGAAATTATTATTAATATCATGTGATATTTCTTTAAATAATAACATTATTCGAGTAGCTGAAAATTTTGAAATTACTGTATAGGGGGTATCTGAATGAATAAAATAAATGAATACTCCTTTCATACAAAAGATGATATGCTTAATAAATTACGCGCGTATACACATAATCCAGATGATGATAATATTCGTATCAAAAATCAAGTATATCAAATATTATTACACTGTCCAGAATTACTGTATGCAATTCATGATGCAGAGTTGGAATCCGAATTATTTGACGATGATGGAAATTTAAACGTTGATGCAGATGGTGAACCATTGGGTGAGTGGGATCGTTATTTTGGTGAAAATGCCCATATCCGTCCATACATATTTTTCCCAGAAACAGAAACAGATTCTAGGAATTATGTATGTTATCAAACAAGTTTTAGTGACTTAGCAAGATATAATAATTCTGTAAAAACACTTCTTCTTACTTTTACAATATTTATCCATGAAAAAGATGTTATAGATGATCTTACTGGTTTACCAAGACATGATCTAATTGCTGCAATATTGCGAGATAGATTTGCATGGATTGGAACTGAGGTTGAAAATCCGATTCCATCTTTGGATAAAGAATCAACGATGGATAATAATTATCTTGTGCGTACTTTGCAATATCAAATTATTACACCAAACAATATTACAAAAACAGAGAATGGTAAATCCTTCTATAGTAATAAAAGGTGGTAAATTATGGGGCTTGCGAATAATGATCTTGTACAAAGTGCAATTGAAGCACAGATAGCAAATGAAGAAAATAAAGAAGAAGAATATTTAGATTTTAATCCTCTTCAACTATATTTTGGAGATGATTATGTAGTGAATGATAAAATCACAATTCATCAGCCATCAATTCAAGATTATATAACATACGGAGAAGAAAATATACAATCTGTTATTTATCCATTTATTTCAAATACAACAAAATGTCGTTTACAACTTTGGAACAATGGAATTGACTGGAATGATATCACAAATCAGCAATTGTTTTCCATTTTAATCAAAAGTATTGATTTGGAATATTCAAAACTGATGTTTGGTGACATTGATTTTCATGGTTTTTCTTTCTTTACCGAAGAAAAAGATGGAAAAGAAAGTGTTATTTTATATAATCCTATTCAAGACATAAAGATTGACGAACCAACACGAATTAAAATGTGTAAATATATTCAATATATGTTTCATGCATTTCCGCCAGAAGAAGAATTCACTTCTAGCAAGACTCTTAAAAGAGATCTTATTAATAGAGACAAACAGAATTTACTGGCAATGAAAAGAGACAATTCTTTAAAACCACCAAGTCTATTATCCATGATTTCTTTCTATCTGAATCACCCTGGATCGAAATATAAAAAGAATGAACTACGCAATGTTGGAATTGTGGAATTCTATGATAGTGTACAAAGACTTCAAATTTATGAATCAACACATGCTATTATTAATGGCAGTTATTCTGGATTTGTTGATACATCAAAAATTCCAAAAAATGAATTTAATTTCATGCGAGATCTTAAAGGATCTGCATGATTTTTTTATACAAAAATTTAAGGAGGAAAAACAAATGAGTTTTAAATTAGGTGACAAAATCTATAAAGAGATTCTATACTTTTATGCAGAAGATAAAGGTACTGGTATTCCACAATATGTACTAACTCAATTAAGTGATGCAAGCATTGAAGTCACTGCTGAATCTACAGATGTTACCGATAAAAATGGTAATCTTGTAAAGAAAATTTGGAAGTCTAAAGCAGGTACTTTTTCTGCAACAAATGCTTTTGTTAACACCAATATCGTTGCTGCATCTTCTGGATCTCAGCCAATCTTTGCATCTAAAAGTGGTAAAGTTAAAATGCCAAGGAGGCACAAGACGCAAGTACCAATCTGTGTGCTTATCTAAATATGCCAACAGGTTTTTTGGTTCCGGGAGAAAAATATA